ATAGCTATATTTCTTTGTGTTACTAGTATGGTGAATGCTTTTGACGATATGGTTTCTAGAGTAATTAGTGCATTTAGAAAGTGACAAAATCTAAGTTTTATTAATCAAAAGTATTGCAATAAAAATGTAGGAGTGGTACAATAAATGTGGGCTAATTACGCCCAAAATTAATAAATCATTAATCAAAAGTATTGCAAGTAAGGGGTGAAATTATAAAACATGGCACAACCAAGATTAATACGCTATTTAGAGAATGGCGAATATAAATACGCATCAATTAAAGATGCAGGTAATTTAGCGATGCTGAAAACACTAGCGAAAGATGATCTTGTATCGGCAATTAACTGGCTATATGACAATGGTGGGGCATCTGGAGTACCTACAGATGTTCAAGCAGAACTGGACAAGTTAGAGCGTGAAAATCAAGAACTTAATGCGCAACTCGGTACGGCACAAACTGCTATTAATAATGTCACAACTAGAACGACAACATTAGAAACTAGTGAGGCGACATTAAAGCAAAGTTTAGATAAGTCTCTGATTGATATTCAAACACAAAAGGATAAGCAAGATCAACTTGCAATTGACTTGCAAGACAAACTAGACTCTTCTACTTATCAAACTCAGTACGAACAGATTGTATTAAACCTTAAAGACAAGGCAGATCAGTCAGCATTCGATGGAGTACAGGGTAGAGTAACAACAGTAGAACAATCTGTAACCAGTATTCAAGGTGAAGTTTCTACGAAAATGAGTCAAACTGATTTTGACGGTGCTGTCGGTCTGAATAAATGGGTGGCTTCTAAATATCCTATCTCTGGAACAGACTTAAACCAAACTCCTCCATCTTTTGAACTGATTAGAGGAATGCAGGCAAGTAGTATTGTTGATATCAATGATGATATCAATTTATCAATTCCATCTGGAGATCATCAGATAACTCATTTCTTTACAAATGTAAATATGAGAAATCCGAAAACATTTTCTCTAAATATTGCTCACAAAGGTGGTCTTGCCGTATTTGTAAACGGAGCAAGTGTTTACTCTAGTAAATACAATGGAACAGGTACTTCACCTGTATCAATTTCACTTCGGGCAGGATGGAATACAATTGAAATTCTTCATGGACAGGAAACTGGGACTCCAGTATTAAACATTGGGGCTAAGATGTCGGCACAAGTTGATAAATTGACATCTGTAATTGGCATTGGTAATAAGAACGATACTCGCTTAACGAAGATGGATACAGAGTTAAAGCAAACAACGGAAGCTGTTAGCATTAAAGCCGATAAGTCAGATGTTACTAGTCTTGGAAACAGAGTTTCTAGCACTGAGGCACAATTACTTGTTCAAGGTGATCAAATTTCATCAAAAGTATCTCAACAAACGTTCGATGCCTATTCTAAGAGAGTAGGAGATGCAGAGAGTTCTATTGTTCAGTTATCTAACAAGATAGAGTCAAAGGTTGGTCAAACAGATTTTGATAATCTAAATGGACGAGTGTCTACGACTGAAACATCTATTACTCAATTAAATAATTCTATTTCAGCGAAGGCTAACCAGACTGATGTAGATAAATTGACTGGTAGAGTATCAACTGCAGAGACTAGTATTACAGCTAATACTACGGCAATAGGATTAAAAGCTAGTCAGTCATCGCTAGATACATTAACTGGTAGAGTTACAAATGCCGAGGCATCAATAACAACACAATCTAACCAAATTGCATTGAAGGTTGGTCAAGCAGATCTAAATGCTTTGAGTGCTATGAACGTACTTCACAATACAGAATGGCAGACAGATACTACTAAATGGATTTTAGGTACAGGATGGGCAAGAGATACATCTATTAAGCTTCAAAGTGCATTTTCTATGAAACAGATTCAATCTGGACAAGCTACAGACAATGCATATGCTTTACAAAGTGAAAAAGTAAACTGTGTGGCAGGTGATATATTCACTGGTTCTGTTTATGCGTATTCAGATAATATTACTGCATTTAGTGGCGGTAAATGTACCATGGAACTGGATTTCTATGATAATACAAATACTAAAATTTCAATTACCGTATGTGATATAACACCAAAAACAAACGGAAGTTGGCAGAGGTATACAGTTACTGGAACTGCTCCTGCAAATACTGCTTATGTTATTTTACGATTCCATGTCGTAAGAAACGGTAGATTATGGGTTGCTCGTCCGATGCTTCAAGCAGGTTCATTTGCAAGCATATTTACAAAACATGTTGATGAGTTAGCAGTTGACTTGATTACTCGTATTTCTAATAATGAGACATCAATCACTCAGACAAATCAAGCAATCTCTCTTAAAGCTGATGCTACCAATGTCTATACAAAAGCAGAATCTGACGGCAAAGTATCAACTGCAGTTACTGATGCTAAAGCAGAGATAAAAATTACAACAGATGCTATTTCAAATACCGTATCTGGGGTAAGTAATACGGTGGATGGACTAGGGCAGAAAGTGGATTCTCAAGCAACACAAATCAAGCAAACTCAAGATGACATCTCGTTAAATGTTGTAAAGAAAGACAATGTCATAACTTCATTTAATGCTTCACAAGAAGGTATTAAGATGAAGGCTGAAAAGATTGATCTTATTGGTGCTGTTACAATCAATGCTCTTGACGATTCTACTAAGGCACTGGTTAACAACGCATTAAGTTCAACAGTTACTTACAACGGTGTTAAAATCGATGCTTCAAACGGTTTGGTTGTTACGAAAAGCGACAATAAGGTTAAGACGAAAATCAATGCTACAGATGGTATCAAGATACAAAAAAGTTCTGACGGAGTTAATTTCACAGATGTGTTCTGGACAGATACAACAGGTGTCATCCATGCTAATGGATTAGTTATTGATTCAAGTTCTACATTAAATGGAACATCAGCAAGTACAGTTGTTGCCAATGCAAACAACGGTAATACTGCAAATAACACGGTCACATCTAATAAGGCTACTTGGGATAGATCTACCAATATTAATGCTGACGGAACGTTTAACACTGGAAAGCTAAATGGTACGATTGCAGATTCACAAATTGCTAGTGCAACAGCTTGGAATAGCGCTAAAGTAAATGTTGATGACATCCTTTCAGATTTAAAAGTGTCTCCAGTAGAAAAAATTGAAATGAGTCGTGACTGGGAGAACATCAAAGCAGAGTATACGCAAATATCTGCACAAGCAACTATATTAAAGGTAGATGCTACTGCTTTTACTAATGCTTACAATGCTTTTGACGGAGTTACTCCTAAGATTGTTGCGGAAGTATTAGCTACGATGAATACTAGCTACACATTTGCCACAACGACAGCAAGAGATAGCTTTAAGACTAAGTTTATAACGTACTACTCTGAGAAAGAGAAGTTACGCAAAGCGCTTACTGATGCTGTTAATAATACTGCAACATCTGCGCAATCAGTAGCGAATACAGCTAACTCAACTGCCAACACAGTAAATACGACTGTTTCAAACAATCAATCTGTCTGGGGAAGAGCAGGTAATATCAATGCTGATGGAACAATCAATACCGCTAAACTTAATGGAACAATTGCTGATACTCAAATAGCAGGTGTCGGAGCAACAAAGATTACTGGTACTTTAGCTGATAATCAGATTGCAAGCGCAAATAACTGGAACACTGCAAAAAACTCTGTCAACGATATGGTTAGTGACTTGAAAATCACTCCTTTGGAAAAGAATCAATTGAGCAGAGAGTGGGAATCTATTAAAGCAGAATACGTTCAATTATCTGCACAAGCGACTGCATTGAGTGTATCTGCTACAAGCTATACGACTTCTTATAACAATTTAGATGGCGTTACTCCTAAGGTTGCAACAGATATTCTAGCTTCAATGACAACCACTTATGACTTCGGTTCAACAACAAATAGAGATAACTTTAAAACTAAGATGATTACGTACTTTACTGAATCTGAAAAGTTAAGAAAGGCTATCTCGGATGCCATAAATAGCACTGCAAATACAGCGAATAGCAATGCAAGCAGTGCAGTTTCAACCGCAAATACTGCTAATAGTACTGCTAATACAGCAAATAGCACGGCATCAACTGCTAATACAAACGCATCAACTGCTTTAAGTACAGCAAACACTGCGAAAAGCACTGCTGATTCAGCATCAAGTACAGCAAGCACAGCTTCAACCAATGCTAGTCAAGCTGTAAGTACTGCAAATACTGCCAACTCAACAGCAAACACTGCTTTGACAAATGCTAATTCGGCACAATCTAGTATCAATGATATAATGTCAGATTTGAAAGTGACACCTGTTGAGAAGAATCAATTATTAAGAGATTGGCAGGCGATTCAAGCAGAGTATACTCAATTATCGGCTCAAGCTAGTTCATTAGGAGTATCAAATACTTCTTATGTATCGGCTTATACTGCTTTAGATGGTACATCTCCAAAAATCAACGCTGAGATTCTAGTAAATATGTCAACAACATATACATTTGCTTCAACAACTACTAGAGACACTTTCAAAACTAAGATAAATACTTATTATACTGAAACTGAAAAGTTGAGAAAAGCGGTTAACGATAAGATACAGAGCAATGCTACGTCAGCGCAATCAACTGCTGACACTGCAAATAGTACTGCAAATACAGTAAATGGTACAGTCTCAAATAATAAGGCAACTTGGGACAAGGCTTCGAACTTTAACACTGATGGAACTTTAAACACTGCCAAGTTAAATGGTACTGTTTCAGACTCTCAAATTGCATCTGCAAATACTTGGAATAGTGCAAATACAATGGTTACCGATATGTCAAATGACAATAAGTTAACTTCTAGTGAAAAACAATCTTTAAAACGTGAGTTTGACCAGATTGTAAATGAAAAGACCCAAGCTGATTCATTGTCGTCAACTTATGGCTTAACAAGTGATGCAAGCTACACTAGCTACGTAGCTTCTTATAACACGCTTTACAACTATGTAAATCCGCTTCTGTCAAGCCTAACAGCGACAAGTAGTATAACTGGTTCTACGATGAGAAGCTACTTTGCCGACTACTATGACAAAGCATCTAAATTTGGCAATGTTGTTAATACGAAAGCTAAGGCTCTAGCAGATGGCGCACAGAATACGGCTAATTCAGCTACTGAACTTGCACAAGCTATGGCTAACGGCAAGATGCTTAATGCTGATCCAGTCTTCAGAGACAGCAATAACGGCACTTCTGTATACAACAATGGAACTGCAGGAGTTGTAACGCTTACAAGAGTTGCAAATCCTAGCGATAGTCCTACAACATCACCTTACTGCATGGAGATTAAAACAACTGCTACTGGAGCGAGTCCTGCGAACGGTGGATTCACATTCTCTACTCCGAGTAGAGCGAATGCTACATTTATTATTCGTATCATAGCTAAATTACCAGTTGGGACAACTATTAATTGGGCTTCAAACTCTACTGGCACGGGTAGCGCAACTAAATGGCTAACTCCAAACGCAGGTACAGGAACTTGGACAGAATATGTCTACAAAGTTGTTTGCGGTGCTACTGGAACATTTTCATCAACGAACTACTTCTATAGCCAAGGTGGAACATTGCCATTAACATGGAATGTTGCTTATGCAACTGTTTTTGATATGAGTGAAATGGACTACTCTATCAACGATATGCTATCAGATCTAAAGGTTACTCCTCTTGAGAAGAATCAGCTTAGTCGTGATTGGGAAGCAATTAAAGCAGAATATGCTCAGTTATCAGCAATGGGGACTTCACTAGGCGTAAGTGTGACTTCATACACAACTGCCTATAACAATTTAGATAGTACATCTCCTAAAATTGCTACAGAGATCTTAGCATCGTTGACGACAACATATACTTTTGCTTCAACTACTGCCAGAGATTCATTTAAGAATCAATTGACGACTTATTATTCAGAAGCAGAAAAGTTAAGAAAAGCCATATCGGATGCTATTAATAGTACAGCCAATACAGCAAATACTACAGCTAATACTGCAAATGGTAAAGCTGATACAGCTAACACTACTATTAATAATAATAAAGCTACGTGGGATAGAGCATCTAACATCAACTCTAATGGAACATTCAACTCAACTAAGTTGAGTGGGGCTATCCTTGATTCACAAATCTCTTCTGCTACTAACTGGAATGGTGCAAAGAGTCTTCTTGATACATGGAAGTCTGGAACATTTATTAATGGTCAGATGATTGGTACTAATACAATCTTCGCTCAACAGATTGCTATCGGTGATTTCACTAACTTATCTCAGATTAATGAAGAGAAGAATCCTAATGGATATCCTACGGTTCTATTAAACAATAAGAGATATTTCAAGATTGGTAATGGCGCTTATGCTCCAATGACAGTTATGGCAAATACCTATGTTGAGTTCCTAGTAAACGATGAGTATTATATTGCCTTCAATGGGTATCGTGATACAGGTCTAACAACCTTAAATGCGATCTTTAGATATTACTATAGTGATGGAACTTGGGAGAATGCAGGCTCAGTGTCTGTACTTCCTACAACGGCTGATACTCGTATTGCCAAGAACTTAAAGATTACAGTTGCGCCTAATGATACTAAGACATTAACCGCTGTAAATCTATTCTTTGAGAAAGATGGCACTGCAGGTAGTGGTTATTACTACGTCAGAGATATAGAAGTTCGTAAGCGTTACACTGGACAGTTGATTGTAGATGGATCTATCAAGGCTCAACAAATTGATGTTGCAAATCTATTTGCAGACAATGGTTTCATCACGAACCTTAAGTCTCAAGATATTGATGCAACTAGGATTAAGACTGGACAATTACTTGGTATATACGTTCGCTCAGATGGTACTAATGCATTCTCCTATATGAGTGGTGGCTCTATCGTATCCAAGTCTAAAGTTGCTTCTGTTGAAACATGGGTTGACGAAGGGTTAGTAAGGGTAAAAGGATTAGTCTCTATGCTATCACTTTCAGAAGATAACCTATCTATTGGTGCAACAGGAAAAAGTGGATACGGTAGCATAACCTACACTGCGCCCACTTCAGATCCTAGTCAGAACATATTTAGCCTATGGGGTGTTGGTAAGGTCGTTTTAGAGTCAAACCAAAGCGACATAGTCTTGAAAGGGCGAGCGCAAATTCAAGGAGTTGATAGCGCAGGGGTTGCATTGAATTTCCCTGATGCTAACTCTGTTAGATTTGATTCCTATGGCAATATCACATCCCCTTCAACCATGATTTCTGATGCAACTTGGTCTGTCAAAGATGGTGACGGACGTCTGAGACTCCTTCTTCCTGTTGGTAAAGGTGCTACAGGCGGTAATGAATATCACTCATGGTCTGGTGGACATAGATTCAACCATGACGGACGATTAGCACTTGGCTTATACACTAAGGCTGATAATAGTACGCTACTACAATTCTATGGACAAGCCCACTTTAAGTACTGGTCTGGTGGCAACTACTTTGAATGTAAGAACTCTGCTGATAACGGATTTATTCCTATTTACGCATCTGCGTTCAACATAGGTTCGTCAGAAGTTTGGAAAACGGACATTAAGAAGTATGAAAAATCAGCACTAGATGTGATTGCAAATACAAACATAATGACATACAAGTACAAAGCAGATGTCGAAGAAAGCGAAAACCCTCATACACACGTTGGGCTTATTGCGGAATATGCACCGAAAGAAGTTCAGAGTAAAGAGGGTAACGCTATTGATAGTTATGCAATGGTATCTGTTGCATGGAAAGCAATTCAAGAACTATCTGAGCAAGTGAGATACTTGAAAGACAAATTAAACAATAGATAAGGAGATGATTGATAGTGTTATTCGATTCTCAAATTGAAAAACAACTAGTAGACATTGGTTTTGATAAAATGACGATGGATGAAAAGAATCAGCTTATTACAACACTAGCGAGAAAGGAGGGAACAGTTCTTTCACGTATTACAGATGAGTATATTTTAAATTATCATAAGAAGTTGAAGAGCGCTATTTTATCAGAGAGTTGCGACAATGTCATTGTAACAGGATTTAAGTCAACGAATGGACACACGTATAGAATGAAAGGCGATGATCAAATCAACTTTATAGGGCAGGCTCATGAGTTGATCTTCTTTGACAAAGAAACTGAGACAGTTCCTTGGTTGACGGAAGATGCTGATTACGTTAACCATACACGAGATGAGTGGTTAAACAACGTGTATAGAGAAGCATTTATGCATAAAAAAGCCCAGTTATTCAAGTATAGCGAACGAAAGACGAAGATTGCGCAAGCGACAACTCATGCAGAGATAGTTGCTATCAATTGGGATTAAACAAAAGTATTGCAAATTAAATCAAAAGTCTTTATAATAGGATATAAAGACTTTTGAAAAAGGGGTGTATATTATTGGAAAATCAAAATCAAAATCAAGGCGTTCCTGCAGAACTATTAATTGTACAGTATCAAGAAATGATTCATCAGTTAACTGTAGAGAACATCGGACTTAAGGCTTTATTGAAGTACAGTCAGTTACAGAGAGAAAGCGAAAGCCAAAGCCAATCTGAGTAAGCTATCGCAAATGGATTAACGAAATGACATTGCAGATATTATGACACCTACAAAATATGAAGAGGTGTCACATTGATTAAAGACTACTTACATGCACATTCTGATGCAATATTCGCAGTTGGAATGACAGCATTCACATTTATATTCGGTGGATGGGATACAGCATTTACTACTTTTTGTATATGTCTTGTGCTAGACCTATTTACAGGTGTAATTAAAGGTATTAAATCTGGAACTTTCTCAAGTAGAAGAATGAGAGAAGGATTCGCTACAAAGGCAGGATATCTTATTGTGATTATTCTGGCTACTACACTTGATAGACTTATGCCAGATGGTCTTCCATTACTACGAACAATTTCATTATGGTTTTATATATGGGTAGAAGGAAGCAGTGTCATTGAGAACTTGGCTCAGATGGGTGTACCAATTCCGAAAGTTGTCGTTGATCGACTAGCTGTAATTAAAGGTAAGAGTAGCGAAGTTGCTGAACTTGATAAAGATGGTCACTTTAATTACGACAATAAGAAGAAAGAAAGCTAATAAAACAGCGGTTTTATTAAAAATCGAACAAGGGATAGTAGTAGAATTTAACAAACCAGTATCCCCGAAAAACCCACAGCCCTTAAGAGGGTGGTTGAAGCTGTTAGGTTAAATAAAAGTTTTGCAAATCAGAGGATAAGTGTTGACACTTGTTCTCTTTTTTGTTAAGATTATAAAGTAGTTATTAAACAAAAGTATTGCAATCAAGGGAGAGTGTAAAAATTGACTATTAATATTTCAAGCCTTGGTTTACCACAGGCAGGAGAAGAACGAAAAACAAGAGAACGAATCAATACGCCTAATGGCACGATTGAAGTGTATGAACCTAGTTTAGCTGATGCAAACGAGATTCTTAATATTCAACGAGAGAACGGATTTGATTTCAATAGTGATATCGTAGAATTTGACGAAGTAATGATGGTTACTAAGATATTCCCATTATTAACGAATATCGAACTTGAAGACCTTCCAAAAGAAGAGTTACAAAAGATTGTTGAAAATCCAACAGTTCATCTTTTAATTGCTCAGAATGTTATCGCTCAGATCATTTCAGAAGTAAATAAATTATTCGCAGAACGATTAAAAGCAGAATTGGCAAGTGCAGATTCACTTATGGCTCAATCAGAATTAATCAATTCTATTCCGAATTTAGTTGAAGAAACTGCTAAACGTAACCCAGAGGTTGCAGGAAACTTAAAAGCTGTTCAAACAGCGACAACAGATGCATTGGCTCAAATTAAAAAAGAAGATGCCGAGTTAGAGAAAGCAACAGTAGAAAATAAAGATGCTTAAATTTGAAGATTTAAGCGGACTTCAATCACAATTAAAGTCTGACATAATGAAGGCAATTGTTTCTGAACTTTATACCATGTGCGAAAAAGTCGTCTTAGACAATTTAAATAAACTTGTTTATGAAGCATATATACCTCAAGGAGACTGGGCATACGATCGGACAATGGATTTACTAAATTCTGTTACGGTCGGCAATCTAGAAGTGGGAACGAAGATTGCAAGTTTCGAAGTATACATGGATGCAACAAAGATACATCCACATGTTACGGATGACGTGGCATGGAATCAACATGCTTCTATTGACCCAATTGACGTGAGTGAATTCATCCCAATGTGGGTGGAAGATGGTACTCATGGGTCTCTATGGGATAGAGAGGGCGCTCATTACATGGAGCAATCTTATGTCTCATTAGATTCAAGCTTAACTCTAGAATTAGCAAAGACGTTGAGAGAACATGGTTGGAACGTTACAGAAGTAATTTAAGGGGAAAATATTAGCGACTTATTGACACTGGAAAGAAGGTGTCCATAGTGGCAGAACAAAAACGTGTTTATAAACGATATTTCACCAAGGATAAACTAGCCAAGGTGAATCAGAAGAGTGTTAAGGACTACGAGAAGTATTTAAAGTCCAACATCATTAAAAACAAAGATGTTAAAGATACGACTTATAAAGTATATCAAAACTACTTCAATCAATTCTTGGTTTATCTGTCAGAAGAGTGGGAGAACATTCACATTCATGACGAGGAATATCTTGAAAATGCTGTTGATATTATGGAAGGATATATCGGATTCTTGCAAGACACTCTTGGCAATAACAAGAAGGTAATTAATACGAAGTTATCAGCTGTATCTAGTTATTACCACTGGGCTGTTAAACGTAATGGTATTCCAGTTGAGATCCATCCATTCGATAGAAAATTAGATCGTATGAAGGGTGCAAACGATGAGAAGTTAATTAATCATTACTTCTTAACTCAAGATCAAGTTGATATTGTTACAAAGGCTCTTTACGAAGATCTTGCAAAAGAGAAAGGTCGAAAATACGATATACAGGATCTTTTAATCTGGCACATCATGATTGATTCAGCTAACCGAAATGGTGCTGTAGCAAAGCTTACATGGTCTAGCCTAGATTTAGATAATATGATCTTCGAGGACATAAGGGAAAAACGTGGGAAAATGGTAGAAGTAGCTTTTGAAGAAGAGACTGCTGACCTCTTAAGACAATGGAAAGAAATGCGTATGAGCATGGACGGATTAGAATGTGATGCTATTTTCGTAGTTAAACGTGATGGAGAATACCGCAAGATGTCTCAAACATCTATCTATATGCGAGTAAGAAAGATTGGATATATCCTTGATATCGAAGACTTACACCCTCACTGCTTACGTAAAACAGCAATTAACCGAGTAGTTGAAGTTACAGGAGATTTAACACTGGCTCAAGAACTTGCGAACCACTCAGACATTTCAACGACTTCAAAACATTACGTTAAACCTAAGTCTAAAACAGAGATTCGAGAGAAGTTAAAGCAGTTAAAAGAAGCTAAGAAACACAAAGAGTAGCATTAAACAAAAGTATTGCAAGTGAGGTGTTAATTTAGTGGCTAATAATAGCAATAAGATTGGCATCAAGGTTACCGTTGAATTCCCATCTGTATCCCAAATGAAAGCAGACCTTGCCGAAAAATGGCGAGGTGTCAAAGAGGGATTCGTTGGGAAAATCAACGTTGACGTTGATAAGAACAGTCTCAACAAAATGAAATCAACAATTCAAAAACTTCTTAGCGAGAAGACTTTTGAAATTAAAATAGATCAGAATCACGCAATCTCATCTATTAATAAGATTGACAAGGAACTTAAGCAACTTGATGAGCGAATTGGCAAAGTTAGAGAAATCAAGCTTCAATTCAACACCAAAGACTTGCAAAAACCATTTGAAGAAATTCTAATGGCAAGTAAAAAAGTTGAAGAAGAACAGAATAAGATTGCCCAGAATACCAAAAAGCAAACTAGCAGTCTTAATGAACAGATTGGTGCTTATGATAAAATCGTTCGTAAATTCAAGGAAATTGACGGCAAGAAGGCTTTAGTTCAAGTCAAGACTGAACAAACAAATGACAAGGGTGTCAAGACTACAAGAACTGTTAATGGCAGTGGTGTAACAGAAGATCAGTCTGAAAACCGCCTAGCACGACTTAAGGAAATCCAAGACATCATGAAGAGAATTCATCAGATTGATGTTCAGCAAATAACTGCAGAAGGTGAATACAATGCTATTCTCCAGAAGGAAAAAGAACTTCAAAAAGAGCAGTTAGAAATGCTTAAGCAACAGTATGCTGAAAAGCATAAGATGAATGCTATGGATGACAATGGTCTTAAGGAACTGGCTCGTCAACAAGCTGTTACAAAAGAACTTAAGGAGCAGGCTCAGTCCGAAAAATTACTTAGTCAAGAACAGAAAAAGATAGCTTCTGATGTTTCTAAAATTGCTCAATTAGAGAATCAGCGACATGCAATTAAGATGAAGCTTGTCAACGCTGAACAAGCTGAAAAAGAATCTCTAAGATCGCAGTTGACTCACTACTATAATATTCAGAAGGCGATTGAAGCTACTTTTAATGCAGAGCGTAAAATGTCTGCTGAACAAGAACGTGAGTTAGGAAACTTAAGAAATATCAATCAGCTTGAATTAGAAAGATCGAGAGCCAAGAAGCAACAAGTAGAAGACGACAGAAGAATCGCAGAAGCTGAAAAGGCACTTGCACAAGAGCAACGTGAAGCTAGTCGTAAGGTTATTGCAGACTTACAAGAGATTCACAAACTTCGCCTAAAGATTGCTGAGATTGAAGGTAGAAGAGATGCAGGTGGTGCATATAGTCAAGCCGATAAGGTGAAAGTTGAGTCTTTACAACGTGAACTTGAGATTATGTCTCAGATTGCACGGGAAGAGAGACAGTCGTTAACTAACCAAGGATTGATTACGTCAGCAACACAAAAACAGCTTAGAACAATGTCGGAGATTAACCAAGCCGAACAAAAACGTGTTCAAAGCGTTCAGAACGTTATCGCTCAAAACGATAAAGTTGAGGCTCAGTACCAACAGTGGATGACTGCAGAGAAAAATATTGCTACCTTAAGACGTGACTTAATCACTGCAGGAATGCGTGAAAGAGAAGTTATTATGGAGGCACTACATGCAGAAGAGCAAAAAGCTAATGCTATAAAAAACTCTCTTTCTGCGGAAGAGAAGCTTACAGCGCAACGAATGAAAGAAATCGAACAAATTAAGCAAGCTTCTAATGCACAGCTTGAATTAAATAGCCGTAGAAGTATCGCTCGTGAACGAGACAGATCATTCAATGATACTGGTGGTTTAGTTGATCCATACACTGTTTATGCAAATGCTCGAATGGGCTTTGAGATGATGCTAGAGCCAATGCTAAAGATTGACGAAGCGTTTACGCTAGTTGCAAAGGTTGCCAACGCTTCCGATGAATCACTGCAACGCTTCAAAGAGACATCATATGACGTTGCATCTTCATTAGGTGTTACAGCAGACGAATATATGAAAGCAGTTGAAACTTGGGTAACAGCAGGTGAAACTTTCGAAAAGTCTCAAGAATTAGCAAAAGTCTCTCAAGTAGGGGCATTCGTTGGTAATATCACTGCAGATGACATGGTTAAATATATGTCAGTACCTTTGAAAGCATTTACGGAACAAGGTGTTAAAGCAAACGACATTATTAATATCATGAATAACACGGCAAATAACAACGCTATTGAAATGGATGATCTTGGGAAGGCTTATATGCGTTCTGCTACTACGGTAAAAACTGCAGGTGTATCATTCCAAGAATTAACTGGTATGATCACAGGAGCGCAGGAAGCTACACGTATGGGTGGAGAACGTATCGGTACGGCAATGAAAGCCATTTCGATGAACTACAACTTAATTAAATCTCAAGTAACGCCACAGCAACAAACCAAATTTGACTTCTTTAAGAGTATCGGTATCGATCTTAACTCAACTAAGAGTTTAACAGATGCTGTTGGAAAACTTCATGATAAATGGGGTCAACTTAAAGATGAACAAAAGAATACTGCTATTTACTACCTAGCAGGTAAGGAACATGCCAACGTATTAAATGGTATTATCTCACAATGGGATACTGTAATTCGTGCGGAAAAAGAAGCTAGAGAACAGATGGGTAAAGGAATCGATGGTTCTGCTTATATCGAGTTCTCAAAGCAGTCTGATTCATTAAAATTCAAGCTTGCAACACTTAAGTCAGAGTGGATGAAGTTTATGAATGCACTGGGCGATTCAAAGGGTCTTATGTCTAACTTAATGGGAGGCTTAATCAAAGGTCTTGAAATCGCAAGTAACTTGGCTCATAACGACTCTCTAATGAACATGTTAAAACTTCTTGGTGCAGGTATTGTTGGTCATGCAAGTGTTAATATGGTTAAGAGATTATTTGACACTGTCGCTACTGGCGCTAAAGGCGCTATGGCAGGTGCAGGTGAACTTCTACTTGCTTGGAAAAACGTTGGGAGACAGATTGATAGTGCCACTACTAGGGTTGGCGCATTCACAAGAGCAGAAGAAGCTTCCGCTTTAGCAGGAACTAGGATGGGTAGACGAGCAGGCGGTGGAACTGGCGGTACAGGTGGAGCAGGCGGTTCTGCAAGTAGAGCAGGTAGAGCAGGTGGCGCTCAAGCAGGAACAGGCGCTCTTATGAGTATGGCAGGACGTGGCGGTATTAAAGGAATCCTTGGTGGTGGCGCTAAATTAGCAGGTAAGACAGCGCTTAAAGCAATTCCTTATGTCGGTGAAATCCTAATGGCTCTAGATCTTATGGGCGTTGATGTGTTTGGTAAAATTGGTGATGCAATCGATAAGGTTACAAATAAAACCAAGATATCAACACAAGAATTTGACACCATGATGAAAAAGTTCAAGGGTGGAAACATGTATATCAATGGTACTGTTGAGAAAGAGCAAAACGGTATCAATAGCATGAAGAAGCAACTTGAAAAAGGTGGCGCTATTGATAAGAAGGGTAATGTTAAAGGAGAACTTGATAAGAGTGAATTCCTTAAATTCCGAGACCAATTTAATTCACAGGCAGAAGACCTAGGATTAAAGGATAAGAATGGTGTTAAAATCCGAGTTGATATCAATGATACAAAAGACATTCTGAATAAACTTAAGGCTCTTCAAGAAGAACTTGATAAAACAAAGGCTAAATCAGTCATTAAGATTGTAGATAAGTCTGGTGATTTATTTGGGTCTAGTAAGAGTGGTATCAAGACTACCATAAAAGACATAGGAAGCCTTAAGGCTCAGTTAGCAGATGCAGAGCAGGTAACTAAAAACTTCGCTAAAACAAGAGATCAGTACCCAGTTAACTCGGAAGATTATAAACTGTGGGATGGTCGTGTTCAAAGTTCGAAGAAACATGAAGAAGAATTAACATCTCAGATTAAGAGTTCAACATCAACTTACGAAGCACAAGCAAAGGCTATTAATGAAAACGGAACTGCATTACTTGCTCAAGGCGAGTCTATCGGAAAAGCTGATATGAGTAGCAAGCAGTTGGTGACATCTCTTCAAACGATGCTACCTGCTTACGCTCAGATGAAACAGAACGTTGGCGAACTTAACGACCTTCAAGGAAAGCTGAATGGTAGTCAAGAAATGTCTGGTGAAGAGTTGAGAAAATTAACTGCGCTTTATCCAGAACTTGATGGTGTTAAACTAAGTACGCTAAACTCTGATAAACAACTTCGAGAAGAGATATCACAACATGTTGGTAAGCTTAAAGAAGAGCAAACAGAGCAAATGAAGACTGGTGAAGAAGCATTAAAGGCTTCTGCTAAGAAGATTGATGGTGACTCTCAAGCTAAGGCATCCGCACAGGATCAAGCAGGAACAAGAAAGACTGCAGAGGAAATGGTTCAAGGAGCGATTGACTCTACCAATGGTAAAACTGCAGAAACTATTAGATTAACGGATGGCGTTACAGAATCTGCTAATAAGATTCCTCCAAAGAAAGGCGTTGACGTTGATATTAGCGTTCCTCATCTTAGTTGGTTGGATAAGATTAGCGAATGGATGAGTCAACCGATGTCGAAATTAATCAATGTTGACTTCAGTGTACCAGATTGGGTTAAGAAGGGGCATGACTTCCTTCAAAGTGGATTTGGATCTTCTGTTGCTATCGGAACTGGCGCTCCTAAAGCATCTGGTGCTACTGGAATTTCATCAGCAAGTGTTGGTGTAGGTGCAGTTTCATCGGCAAGTGTTGCTACTGGTACAACTACTCCAATATCTGATACAGGCGCTGTTGTAGATGCAGACACTTCGAGTGGCGACACATCTCCGCCTGCTCGTGTAGATGAAAATGTTTGGAGATACTGGAACACAGAAGATAGACAGTCAAGTCTAGAAGATGTTATGAAAGACCTAGAACGTGCTATCACTGATGCAGGAGAAGATCAAAAAGCATTAATCGGTATTTACAATCGACAGATAGCTAATGAAAATGCTCAAAAGGCAAATCTTCAAACATACTACTCTCAAAAGAATAGTGAGATTGACTCCGTTCTTAATCAGCTTAGTGGATATGGATTTAATGTGGATACGTCTAATAATGCTATATACAACCTAGGTCACGCTAGAGATCTTCAAGGAGATAGCGCAAGCAAGGCTAATGAATTACTTAATAAATGGCATTCTATCAATAACGATATGTCTCAGATTAATGACAAAATTAAGGAGATAGATTCTAGCATTGCCGATCTTAACAAAAAGAAAGACCTTGCCAATATCCAAATCGAATTAGATGCTTGGAAAGATAAGCTTAAGTGGATTGATGTATTAACTCAGCAAATTGCCAATTCAGATTCTCAATTTGATTTGAAGCTTAACTTGATAGGATCTGGAGATAAAGAACTTGCTCTTATGATGAATGAGCAGGCAATGGATAAGGCTAAGAAAAATCTTAATGACATCATGTATGAGTTTAATGTTATGTCTCAAGCTAGTATTCAGCATAAAGAGACTGGAGAACAGCTTAAACAAACATTAGACAGCCTAGGCTCTTCTATTAAAGCACAAGCAGATAATATCTTGAAATATCGTCAAGCTATTAGCGATCTTGAATTTGATAGAGTTACACAGGATGTTGCTAAGTTTAATAATGAATTAGAGAAGAACATTGGTAAGAACGACAATAATATCCAGAATCTGCGGGACGGTCTTTTAAGCGGTACGAAACTTGGTGACCTTTACAGTTCTACTGATAGTACGCTAGATTTAAGTAGAGACAATGCTTATGAAAAGTTAGCGAAAGAACGTATTACCCTTGAAAAACAGGTTGACGATGCTCTTACTGCATATGCTAAGAAGAACATTGACCGTGAAAGCGGAGTTGCCAATGAAACATTAAGAATTCATAGTGAAATGTATAAAAACTTGTTTACAATGAAGACGGATTATGTAAATGGCAATAATGTTAATTATACAGCTATTAGTTCACAATATGGAGATTTAGCAGGTATCGCAGGTATTGACACAAACTACGCAGAAACAGCTAAGAAGCTTGAGAAGTATTTTGGAGATGTAGAGAAGAAGAAGGCTCAACTACAGAAGAAATATCAAGACAATTTAGCTAGGGAAACAGATTCAGAGAAGCGTAAAAAGCTTACAAATGATTATATCATTAGTAGCTTTGGTATTGATATCGATTATTTCAAGGCACAGATAAACGGAAATAATGATGCTATCAAAGAACTTCAAAATGAACTGAAAAATGATGCATTAACAGATGACGATGTTCAGAAAAGAAACGATCAAATCGCTGAGTACGAACAGTCTAATATTGATGCTCAAAACAAAATCAAGGACACGATTAAAACACGTTATGATTTTGAGTTTAGCTTGATGGATGAAATAATCAACAAACAGTCTGATATGCAGAGCGATCTACAGACAACATACGACTTAGTAACTGCAATTGGAACTGGTTCTTATAGCTCTAAGGGTGCATTACTAACTGCTCTATTCGGTTCAGAGCAAGGTAAACACGATTTAATCAAGAAAAATATTGAAAGCCTTCAATCTCAAATGAAGAAACTAGACGAAGGAAGCTTCGAATGGAATACTATCAATGAGAAGTTAAAGGAATACAATCAGCAGTTAAATGACAGTAATCAGCAGTTGGTTCAAATGAACAAGAACATCCTTGCAAACTCATTCGAATCTACTACGAAATCAATTGAGAAGCAGTTGTTTGATGGAAAGTCTCATGATGCTTGGAGTGTTCATCAGCAATTATGGCTGTCTGGATTAGAGAAGGAACTTGCTCTTGAAAAAATGTATCAACGCATGGCTGACTTGGGAACTACGGTTAACAAGGAGAAACTTGATCTTCTTGATAAGCAAAAAGAGGTTAGCGCATTCGAGATGGACTACTTGAACAAACAGCTTGATATTATTGAGTTACAACAAAAAGTTGACAACATAAATAAACAGCGAACTGTTCAAACATTGCAGAAGAATGCAAATGGCGGTTGGGACTGGTCGTACACTGCTGATGCAACACAAGTTAAGCAGGCTCAAGATGACTTGAAGCAAGCACAGATTGAATTAAAGCAAATGGAAGATAAGGCTAAAGAAGATTATCTAAGTCAGCTTGAAAAAATCATGCAGGATGCTCAAAATGGTCAATACGATAATGTTAATGACTTTAAAGATGCTATCAAAGATCTAGGAGAAGCATTCAAGGGCATCATCTCGAAGTATCCAGAACTAGGCGCTAATATCGATGAACTAGGAAAAGAGTATGCAAAATACCTTGACGATAATAATAGTATTATTAAAGGTACGCCTGCAGATGCTTATCTCGTAACTGCTACAAAAACTATGACAGATGAACTTAAAAATACATTTATAGATATCAGTTCTCAGCTAGGGGAGATATTTGCTAATGTAATAACAGCAAAACTTCCTAATACATCTGTAAATGCAACAAAGGCAACTTCATCTGCTAACACGGCTATCAGTATTTCTAAGCTTGAATTCCCTAACGTAACTGATGGAAAAGGTCTTCAAGATGCAATTCTAGGATTGCCACAATTAGCATTGCAAAAAGCGAAGTCTAAGAACTAGCTTTACAAAGTAATGTAATTCAATTATAATAAACTTTGGTAGAGGAGTTTGGTTTTTTATCAACTCCTCTTAACCAAAAGTATTGCAAAAGAGGTGTTTATATGGCAGAGATTGTACCTATGCTGTTGGAAATAAATCCTTTTGATGCCTTAGTTGGCACGAGTATTTATTACGTATATACAGGCAGTGCGCAGTCGAAAGCAAACAATCTGAGAATCACAGATAAGGATACTGGTCTTGTTGTGTATGACTTTGATTACCAAGGAGTAGAAAAGGTTCATCATGTTCCACCTACTACACTGCAAAATGGGAAGACATACACTGCTAAAATTAGAGCGAAATTCATTGATGGAACATATTCCCAATATTCTAATTCGATCCAATTTAGAACGCTTAAAACGCCTATTCTAGACATAGAGAATATAGATGGGCATGGATATGTTTACAACTCTGACGTTACATTCATTGCTAGATATTCTCAAGCTGACGGAGAAGTCGTAAAGAACTATCGATTTAAACTGTACGATGAGCATGAAAACTTAATTCAAAGTTTCCCGTTGCGCTATCCAGAAGATGCAGGTATTACATTAACAGAGACTGTAAATAACCTTGAGAAAAGCAAGGGCTACTTTATTGAGTGTTGGATAGAAACAAAGAGTGGATTCATCTGGTCTCAAAGAGAGAAATTCATTCCTTTATATCTAGTTCCTTCTATCAATGGTGTCATTCAGACAAGAAACGATAAAGAAGAAGGGTTTGTACGAATCACAACAAACCTAAAGCAACTTATTGGTACGCAAGTAAGGGTAACAGATCCAAATGACACATATATCAGCGATAACTACCAGTACGAAGATAATGAATGGATCATTGTTCCTCCAGACAATCCTTTAATATTTAAAGGTCTTGGAATGAACAGAGCATCTGATTTCGTTATGAAAGTATGGTGCAAAGACGTGCCAGTCAACTCTATGTTTATGGAGTTGAGTCCCAAAAATGAGTCTGGCATTGTTCTTCAATTTTGGAAACTTGCAGATAGAGTAGTAGTAGTAAAAGAGTATGCAGGAGTAACATCACGACATACTTCTAATAAGCTTACTATTCCAACTCATGCTCAATTCATGTTATATGTGAAGGCAATTGAGCATCGTATTGACTTGAATTTAGAACTATTATAAGAGAGGTGATAACGTGATTATAGGTTATAATTTCTTCGCATTAGAAGAAGGTGCTATTTTCGACACGCCAATTTGTACCGATCATTTAGATGAACTACGAATGGGAGCAGGAACGTATGACGAGGTATACGTTGACCTAGATACTACTGTCCCAGACACTATAGAAAAACCGTTTATGTGGAAGATTCAAACCATCATGGATGCTAAATTTAAGGGAGACTTAGATTCTGGCGACATCGGAGCAGACGGATTTAAGGTAACTCATATTCAATTGTATCGTTCAGTTGAAGGTAGCGATCAATGGGATGTAATTGGTGAATTCGAATACAATCCAGACTTCAACGTATACAACTACCTAGATAAGTATGTTCAAAACGGAGTGACATATAAATACGCTGTTGTTCCAGTGGCGAATGAGGTTCAAGGGGATAAGCTTTATTCTGACCCAGTACATGTTGAGTATCAAGGTATCTTCTTAACAGACCGTGACGAGAACATGAAGTTAGAATATGATATTAACCTTGGAGATGTCAACTATAATATGGTATCAGCTACGAATGAACCATTGAATGGTCAGTATCCTGTTGTCGTAATCGGAAATACCAAGTACAGAAGTGGAAGTCTTTCTTTCATGCCGTTATCTGAAAGCACAGTGAATAAGTACGGTGCAGGCATTGATCCAATGGCAGAGCATGTGAATAGAACTAAGTGGATTGACTTCTTGAGTAACGGTAAAGCAAAAGTATTGCGAATGGATAGCGGAATACTAATGCTAGTTGTTACTCATGGTGTAAAAGAATCTCATAAGGGTGAAGAGGCTCTTCGTGACCTAGCAGGTCTAAACTTTGAATATGCTGAGATAGGCAAGTTGAATCATGAGAATATCATAAGCCATAATTTACTATCTAAAGCAGAAATGTCTAAGTTTACGTTTGATGATAATGGGCAGGTGATTAGTGGTGAATAGCTATATGGAAGGCAATATCGTAATGAACAGTTATTCTGCAAAAGGCAAGTTAGCTGACTATACTAGACTCCACTTACAATCTATCCGTAGGCTTCATGTTACGGTAGAGGTGCTAGATAAGAATGATAGAACACTAGATGTTCTACAAGGCATCTCTACTGGAGGTAATTTAAGCATCGATGCAAAAAGCTTTATAAGAAGGACGGGTTCTCTGTCCTTCGTCCTATTTGACGACCTGCTTCCTAACAGTAAAAGTCTGTTATGGATGACGAATAAGATTCGTATTTACGCAGGCATTGATGACTTAAGTACAGTGAATATGACAACAACTCACTTCTGTTTGGGAACATTTTATATATCAGAGCCAAGTGTAACAGTAAATAAAGACAATCGTTCTATTTCTATTACACTTCAAGATAGAATGTCAAAATGGGAAGACGAAGAGTTTGAAAACAAGGTCGTAATCCCTACGGAAGTAAAGGTATCAGATGCTCTAAAGTCTATATTAACACTAGTTGGAGAAACTGAACTATCAATGATTGAAGACACTGGCGACTTATTAGTTCCATATGATCTTGAATTTGGGCAAGGTTCAAATGTCTTAGATGCCATTCAAAAAATTGTAGGTCTGTATATGGATTGGGAATGCTTCTATGATACAGAAGGGAAATTCGTATTCCGTAAAATGAAATTCGTTTTTGACAGAGATGTAGAACCAGACTTTGTATTCGATGAACATTCTCCAATGGTTATTGCATTTAATGAAAACTTTACCTATAAAGGAGTAAAGAACAGGGTAGTTGTTTTTGGAGCAATGGACGAAAAAACAGGTCTCATACCTAGGTCGCAAGCTGATTTAGTTCCAAGTGAAACATTTGGAGCGGATAATATAGGTATTAAGAAAAAGGTGTTTGTTGAAGAAAGTTTAACAAAAAAGGAACAATGTGAAGCAAAGGCAAGATACGAACTATACAAGGCAAGCAATCTACAAGAGAGCGGAACAATAACAACACTTCCAATCTACTTCTTAGATGCAAACCATGTTGTAGAAGCATGGAATCCTGCTACAAAAGAAATGGAGAAGTATGTTGTTTACGCAACTACATTTGGATTATTGCCAAATGAGTTTGCACAGCTACAGGTTACTAAGTTGTATTATGACGATACTCTTATTGACACTCATGATCAAAAAGTTGATTACATCATTAACAACATCACAAACAAAGGATGGCTATCATTGCCAGAACAAAGAATAGCAGATTATTACGGATTGACAGGTAATGGAACAAAACTCGTTGTAAACTTCGAATATAATGCTATTGGTGGAACGACAGCTTATACAACTGGATATCTTGGCACGACTGCACAAACCCTAACAATTGACCTTGTAGATTTAGGGAATGCAACAGATGATAATGGTGATAATCATACAAATAAGGGTGATTATGCAGACCGAGTAATTGGTCACGAAGTGGTTCATGCTGTAATGAATAGTTCGATGGGTATGAGTAAAACATCGACTCTCCCAATATGGTTTAAAGAGGGTAGTGCAGAATTTATCCACGGAGCAGATGAGCGATTAAAAGTTAGTATTGTAGAAAACGGGAAGATTAATGATGCTATGCTACAGTTTGTTATTAACCGTGCAGTAGGATTACTTAATGGAACTGATAGTTGGGTTGCCGACAGTAATGAATATAGCGCTAGTTACTTAATCATGAAGTATATCGATAAGAAGATTGTCGTTGGAAAAACAATGAAGGACTTTATGGCTACGGTCAAGAATTCTGGAAGTGATGGAACAACGGCTGTAAAAGAGGCAATTGTAGCTAATACTACATTCAAGACTTTCGCTGATTTTGTAAACGACTTTAAGAATAATGCTATGAATTATGTTAAAACAAAAGTGATATTGAATATTGGCTCTGACGAAGCAGATACTGGTTCAATTGGTGGATCAGACCATAGAGGAACAGTTCCTTTAAATGCTGAAAGTATATTTGATGAGTCAAAGGCTGTAGCAGGTATTATATCAACGGGCTTTGATGTGACATTTGAAAAACCTTAAACAAAAGTATTGACAATAAAAATAACTTGTGATATGATATATAGGAGTGATACTGGAGGCAACGCTTAATCACTATTAAGCAAAAGTATTGCAAAAAGAAAGGAAGATAACTTTGAGTAGAAGTACATTTCCACAACAAATAGATTCATTCAAGGATCTATATGATCTACCTGCCTCTATGGTAACGCAGGCAAAAAGATATCAAGAGTTAAAGATGAAGCCTACTTTATCATCAGTAGAGCAAACCGAACTTAATGGTCTCACAACTCAGTTGTCTGATTTTATCATCACGCCAGAGACGTGGAATAAGTTCGGAGATAGCCTAGTATCCATGCAAACATTCATCAAGACTGGGATTGATGGATACATCGGTCAAAAACAAACTGAGTGGGCATCATACGTAAACGCCTTTCATTTAATTGGTGTTTACAGCGCAACAAAAGCTTATAAGTTCCAAAACATGGTCACATATAATGGTGATTTATATCTTTGCTTACAAGATACAACTGCAGGAACAGCACCTACAGATGCTACAAAGTGGCAGAAAATCTCTACAAAAGGGGATAAGGGTGACATTGGTTTAAATCTTGCTTATCGAGGTTTATACGATAATACGAAAACATACGTACTTGGTGATGCTGTTAGCTTCACAGATGGTTTACTGTACTATGCAAATACGAGCGTATCTGCAGGTGAAACACCATCTGCTTCAACAAAATGGACATTATGGGATCGCCAAATCGTAAGTAAAACACAGCCTGCAAAACATGCTGTAGGAACAATCTGGATTAAAACAGATTCGTAAGTTGGTGAAAAATGATGGATAAATCAATTCAAGACAGCTTATTAGATGCAATTGATATTATGGTTTCCGAACGGATTAAGAAGATGAATTACACATCTTCTTCCATCGGAAAAGTCATATCTGTCTCATTGCCAAATTGTGTAGTTAAACTAGCTGATAACGAGATTTCTTGTACGTTACCAGAGCATCTTCATGACTGGGTTCAAAAAGACGATGTCGTAATCATTCAAGATTTATACAATGATAACACAAAGAAGGCTGTAATTGGCAAGGTTGGATCATCTAGACCCACTTCATTTGTAATGTACGATCAAGATATTGGCAAGGGTGTAAGTGGTGTTGATGTGACAGAAGACCCAAGTACAGGAAAAATTAGCGATGACGTTATATTAGAACTAGAATAGAAAGGAGATGTTAAGTCTTGGCAATTAAAACGGCACAGGCTAACTATGACAATGGTACGACTTATGACGTACTACATTATGAAACACAAGTAAAGCAAGTTAAAGTTCTTGATTCGAATGGGAACGTAACAGGAGACTTGCAAGGCAAGCTAGATAGTATCAATTCAGACATTACTGTGGTTGATGCTAAAACTATTAATAATGCCACTGATATCAGTGGGTTAAAAGCAAGTGTTGGAACTGCAAGCGCTCTTACAACGACTGCTAAAACAGTTGTACCTGCAATTAATGAGGTAAAGGCGAAGACAGATACAAACACAACTGCTATTGCAGGAGTAGACAAAGACCTTCAAACTTTTAAAGGTCATAACCATGACACTGTTTACGTAAAATTAAGCGGTGGAGACCTTACAAATACTCTAGCAGTAGCAAATGGTAAGTCATTCGCAGGTAAGGATTCATCTGGCGCTAAGAACTTAAATATCGGTATGGTTAATGCTACTAGCGATGTTGTCCTTGGTGATAAAACAGCAAAGACAATTATTCAATCAAAGACAACTGATCTTTCGATTACAGATGGAACAAACACCTATAAAATAATCCACACTGGCAATGATGGTTCTGGTAGTGGGCTAGATGCTGATACAGTTGACGGCATCCATGGCAGTAAGTTTGCTAGAGTAGACGTGGAATCTAACTTCCAAAAGAACGTTGTTATACAAAATGGTCAAGATATTGTCCTTCGTGCATCAGAAGGTTCTATGAACTCTGGAGATCTTGTGTTCGCAGAGGGTGGAAATGGTGAAATTGGTCGTGTATTCGTTGATCCTACTAATGGTAGTTTAATTTTACGATCTCAGTTCTATGGTGATATGAAAGTTCGAGGCGATGGAGTCATTACTTCTGATTATGGAATCGAACTTAATAGTAAGAACAAGGAAACTGATATCAAGTTTAGAGCCGATGATAACGACAAGGGTATGGGGTTCTATATGAATAAGACCACACGACAACTTGGTTGTTACGATTGGAACAATGATAGATTCTTCTTTACTACTGACAGAAACAGAAGCGCAGTTGAGTTTGGCGCTAACCATATTAAAATAGGTGGAAAGCGACTATTCCTTGATTGGCAAGCCCCTCAAGGTGATGATGGCGACATCTGGATTAAGTATTAAGGAGTGTAGAGATGGATATTAAAACAAAGAGAAATGGGCAGTGGGTTGATGCAGAACTCTACACAAAAAGAAACGGTGTATGGGTAAAAGGAGAGGCATATGCAAAAAGAAATGGCATATGGACTCCTGTTGCATCTCAAACATACACGAAAACATGGACTGCCACATGGACTCAAACGTATAGAGAAGCAGGTACAAAGCGTACCGACTATCGTTCAGAAAAAATTTGTCAAGGTCGATATGTAATAGAACCTTGGGGTATCATGTGTTCATTCATCGGATTTGGAGATATCCAGTCTGAATTAGCAGGTGCAAAAATCAAGAGTGTGGAACTATTCCTTCACAATGAGCATTGGTACTACTATGCAGGTGGACTAGCACTTCTTGGATACCACAACAACTCTTATAGACCAAATACGAATACTGGAAATGTTGTATACGGTGCAGTTAAAGAAGGCTTTGATTACAGAGGTCAGTCAAAATGGATTACTATGCCAAATAACTTTGCAGAAGGTATTCGTGATGGTTCTTACAAGGGAGTGTCGATGTTCGCTTGGACAACAGATATGCAGTATTACGGTATATTTAGTGGTGCTAATGACGGTGACAATGCTCCAAAATTGAAAATAACTTACGAAAAATAAAGCAAAAGTATTGCAATTTAATCTATGGTTTCAGATAGGGAGAAACCAAGTTTCTTCCTATTATATATAAAACAAAACAAATAAAACAGAAAAGGTGATTATATTGGGTAAAATCGCAGACTTATCTCATCACAACGAAACTATTAACTGGTCACAAGCAAGTAAAGAATTAGACTTAGCTATTCTACGAGTACAGGATGGTTCTACAACTATTGATACTCGATACAAAGAATATGTTCAAGGTTGTAAGAACTATGGCGTTCCATTTGGTAGCTATGCGTTCTGCCGATTCGTATCTATTGAAGATGCAAAAGTAGAAGCACGAGACTTCTGGAATCGTAGTGACAAAGACTCTTTATTCTGGGTTGCAGACGTAGAAGTACAAACAATGGGTGATATGAGAGCAGGAACTCAAGCATTTATTGACGAGTTACGTAGACTTGGTGCTAAGAAAGTAGGATTGTATGTAGGTCACCACACATACGAAGATTTTGGAGCAGCACAAATTAGCGCTGATTTCGTTTGGATTCCTCGTTACGGTGCAAAACCTGCATATCCTTGTGACTTATGGCAAACTACAGAAACTGGAACTCTAGCAGGAGTCGTTGGTGACGTTGACCTTGACGTGTTAAACGGATCTAAAACATTAGAGTGGTTTACTGGTGCTTCTCAACCTCAACCTATCGCTCCAGATCAACCATATATGGAACAACCAGTAGGATTTAATATCGCAGTAGCAAAGGTAACAGCAGATGTATTAAACGTTCGTACTGGCGCAGGCGCTAATTATCCTATTGTGAAGCAAGTCCACAAGGACGAGCCGTACCAAACATTTGGTGAAGCAAACGGATGGTACAACGTTGGTGGAAAACAGTGGGTTTCTGGTCAATTCCTTGAATTCGTTGGATACGTAAAGGTGACAGCAGATGTATTAAACGTTCGTCAGTCACCAAGTGTTAACGCTCCAGTTGTTGGAAAGGTTACTCAAGACCAAACCTTCAAAATCTTTGGATATACAGGTGGGTTCTTTGCAGTTGGTGCAAATCAGTACATCTCTGCAGAATTCGTTAAGTACTATCAGTAATAATTAAAAGGGGGCATAAGCCTCCTTTTGTTGTATAAAAATTATATAAGAAAGGGCAATAGCCTATGAAACGTGGAGACATCGTATTCGTACAGGGTAAGGGGATTATATCAAATATTGTTAGATATTTTGATAACAATGGGAAATTTAGCCACTGTGCCATCGCAGTAAGTGAAGATAAAGTTATAGAAGCGAACATAAATATAAAGGTTGCTATTAGAGATTTTGATAACAGCGAGTATGATTACGTAGAAGTAATTGACTTAGGATTAACAGATGAGCAACGGTTAGCAGTATACAATAGATCGTTAAAATACATTGGCACTAGGTACGATTACATTCAGACGATATGGTATGGTTTGAAAAAGATATTTCATTTAAACGGAAACAACTTTTTAAATAATCCTAAGAACTTGATATGTTCAGAACTTATATATGTTGTTCTTGAAGAGGCAGGTATTTTAAGAGATTTAGGAATTAATGAAACATATCGTCATGGAATTGACTTAACACCAAACCAACTTTACGACCTAGTAAAGTACATTTCAAAAAATAGGGTCTGAAAATTCACGAGACGATACGCATAGGAAAACCCACCCTTGATAGCCGTCTAAAGCAAAAAGGGTGGGTTTCGTAAAAAAATAAATGACATAACCAATACCGCCCCAAATGCTGGCAAGCGAAAAGGCGGTTTACCAAAGAGATGTTAGCGCATCTCTTCAGCAGGTTGTATCTTCCTTTCTCTGAAAGAAAGAAGGTGACCCAATGGATTCTATTCCATTTTAAATTAGTCTTTTTTAAAAGTCAAACATGTTATCAACCGCCATGATCTCCATGTTCCATCATCATAATAGTAGGTGAGACAGGCTCACGATCGCTACTAGACTGAATGCCTGTAATTAAAGTCAAAGCGGTTAAAATGCCCATTAAGCCCAATGCTATTTTTTTCATTTTAAAGACTCCCTCTCCTTTATTTTTTGTCTCGTTTTTGAAGACAGGTAGAAGTACTCACTAGACTTAGTATGGTTACCTTCTTCATAGAACTTTACAGCCATATATTCTTGGCTCTCTTCTATGTACTCATATAGTGATTCGCTTTCAAAGTAAGATATTCCTTCAAGAGCAGTCTTCTCCAAGTCATCTCCAGAGACATTTGAGATAAGTGACCTTAAGATTGCAAACAGATGCTTGTATTCGCTATTTCCTAATTCAACACAGATGCTGTATCCTTTGTCGGCTAAATCTTTTGCGATATCGAGTTCATCTAATTTGTAATGCTCTCTAGCCTGCAAGAATAAAGCTTTATGATGTCTAGGATTGTGAGTAGTTACTTCTGATAAATATCTGATTGCTAATGGGGATAAGTTTTGACTAGAGTACATATATCCTAAGTTATGTCTAACCATTAGGACGTACTTTTCTTCGCCAAGCTTACTGAAAATATCCATGGCTTTAATGAGATGTTCTTCTGACAAAGCCCACTCTCTTAGCTTTGTACAAGCAGTTCCAAGAAGGTTCTCACAGAAACCTATATTTCGCTCATAATTTTCATGTTGTTCAAAGATTTCTTTTGCTTTTTCAACATACTTAATTGATTGGAGTGATTCGTAGATGTCATAGTGGAAAGCGCCTAATTTGTAGTAGAACTCAGCTTTTTCAATCTCATCTGGGACTAATTCAAGAAGAGATTCAGCCTTGTCAAAGTGTTCTTTTGCTATCATGTAGTTACCAATGCCAGAAGCGTGAATAGCCTTAAAGAAGTGGTAGTAATAAGTTAAAAAGTTGTTTGTTGGAATTTCAAATTCTTCAACTTTATCAAAGCTATTTGCAGAGACTCCTAGATTGTCTACAATATACTGGAATCTAAAGTCTAAGAGAGAGTAGTATAATAGTAGAGTCTGGTCTTTTTCTATATTATCAATCTTATTATCAATCTCTTCTTTTAGTCTGTGCGCTTGATCAATTCGTCTAGCACGAATCTCAATATACCATTCATTTAACAACTGCGTAATCTTCTCGTTTCCTTTGACTGGAACGTTCATAGTATCCTCCTCATCCATATATATATGTTGTGTTTCTTCCTATTATATAGTATGACGATGGAGAGGGGAGGTAATGATTAGATTTTTCAATATCATTCAGAATATTCTGTAAAATAAAAAGAGGCATCCTTGACTCGAAAGGACACCTTAAATGATGTAGCTAAAATGACGAAACTTATATTTATTGTACCATATAATTACATATCATTGCATGTGGGAATATATAGTACGTCTTAGCATATTATGGTATAATTTAATTAACAACTATTTTTGGCAGGGTGGAAGGATTGCCTACCTTTTCTCATGATCGCATAAGAGAAAGGAGGTGTCCGCTATGGAATTCTTGAACTGGATTATCGAAGGAATTACTAAAGGTGTAACGCAATTTTTCACCGTGAAGTTCCTAGAAAAACAGGAAAAGAAAAAGAACCACTATGCCTCCCAAGCTGATGATGGTTCTTCTTCTGATTCCAAATAAGTGAATTAGGTAACTAACCACTCTGCTGTGACTAGTTGTAAGAAGACTCGATGTTAGCGCATCGAGTTCTTTTTTATTATATGTCAATTGTAACATGCTTATTCTGATTATTGCAAGAGATATCAAGTTGTCTATTGGTAAATAAATACAATAAATAGGGGATTGTACACTTCTTCAATAAATGATATAATGTTTGGGAATCGATTCATCAGAGGACGCTCTGATTAGGTTCATGTTGTAGGGGTATAACATGACACTTCATAAATTCATAAAATCAAATCACTTATAAAAAGTGTATAGTGTAAAAAAGCCTTTCTGTTCATACAGGAGGCTTTTACTTTATTTACCCACTTACTTTTAGTTAGTTTACATAACCTTTATTATAGGTAGTTGTAAAAAGTAAATAATTTCCATCTCATAAAGTTAAGACTACTTATATTTATGAGATAATATGGATATTTATAAATGACCTCATTTTAAGTCTCGTATCTCATTAGAAAAAGTAATCTTGGTTTTTGAGACAGAAAGTAAAAAAAAGAAGTCACATTGAATGACTTCATTACTTTTTCATATATTCATCTATTATTGAAATTACTTTCTGCCGAAATATGTCATCTTCATGTTGATCCTGTTTAGGTTGACTTCTTATAACAATTGTGTCATTTTCATAACTTATGTAAACATAGTCACCTTCAGTAAGGTTCATACTTTTCATCATTTCCTGTGGAAGCGTAACTCCTCCCATCGCATTCCCGACCCTTCTTAATTTACGTTTAACTTCCATAATAAACTCGCACTCCCTTAATAAAGAAATAGAGTGGAATAAATCCACTCTATCCTTCATTATATCACAAGTTGCAATTACTTCTGTACGTCCACTAGAGTTGTGTCGATTGAATCTACGTCAGATGGTTGAGCATCTTTAGCTTTTTCTTTCTCAGCTTCCACTGCTTTACCATGTTCTGCAACTTCAGCATTTGCTTTCTTAACTTGACCTTCTAATTCGCTTACAAGAGCATCGCCTTGTTTTGCTTTTACAGTTGCTTCAGCAATGATCGCATTTAGAGATTTGATTTTGTCGTTAGCTTTGTTTAGTTCTGCTACTTTTTTGTTGTAGTCTTCAGTCTTTTTATCAAGTTCTGCTACAGTTGCTTCTAGTTTGTTCTTAGTAGCTTCAAGTTCCTTCTGACTTGCTTCAAGGTCTTTCTTGATTGCTTCTTGTTCTTGTTTAGCTTTTTCTAATTCAGCAACTTTGTTGTCGTAATCTTCTGATTTTTGAGCGAGTGCTGTCTTAGTTTCTTCTAATGATTGTTTAGTTGCTTCAAGTTCTTTGTTTACTTTTTCTAACTCTTTGTTGTTGTTTTCTATTTGTTTATTAGCTTCAGCCAATGCTTCCTTAGTTGAAGCTAACTCTTTTTTAGAGTTTTCTAAGTCAGATTGTAGACCTGTAACCTGCTCATTAAGTTTATCGATAGATGCTTCTAATTCAGCTTTTTTAGCTACTAAGTCAGTGATAGCTTGCTTTTGATCTACAATTACACCGTTAGCAGTTGTGATTTTGCCGTTAGCATCAACTTTTAAAGTGTCGATTTTGCTAATTAATTTATGCTCATTGTCTGAGAACTGTACTAAACGATGAGAGAAATCTTTAGCCGTATCTGTAGCATGTTGAAGAGTGCCAGTACCATTAAATAGTAATCCCAAACCTCCTAATGTAACTACTCCCCCTGCTAGAACTCCCTTAAAAATTGCTGATGAAAATAATGACATCCAAATCAATCTCCTTTGCCTATATGTTTTTTATAGTAGTCACACAGTAATTACTTAGTGATTACTATCACGGTTATTATGTTATTACATTGTAATTACTTTGTAAATACTTTTTGAGAAAATAAATTCTGAAAGTTTATAAATATTACAATGTTTATATAATAGAAGAAAACGCAAAAAAAGGAGAGAAATAATCTCTCCTTCCCAAACTCATTATCCAGTTACTTTCATAAGCGACTTTAGTACTTCAATAGCTATTGTATACTGTTCTATCTTTTCATCTATTTTGTAAAGATACTTGTCCCAACCATATCCTACATTAGAAGAAGTTAACACTGAAGACTTTATAGTTTGCAAAAACGATAGTCTTTCTTCTAGGTGTTTAATAGGGTAACTAAAGTCGTGTTTTTCACCATTCCCAATAATGTCAAACACCAAACTACCTCCTAATTTAATACTTGTTAAATTATCTCTTTATGTTATCAGCAAGTATCGCAATATCTGTTGTTAGACTTTTCTCCCTAATTCCTTAATTATACTACAACGTCTCAATACACTCTATGTGTTATTTTATGGAAAAACGAAAAAGAAGCCCCACGGCTTCTTTTTTAACGTATGCTTTAATATATCACATTCTTTGTAATTGGCGCAATATTATCATGATTATTATTGATTAGTTATCTTAATCTCTAAGTTCAGCAATTCGTCCTCGTCCTCAAGCAGATCAAGAGCAAGTTGCAACCTTTTAATTATTGTCTTGGCGCTATATTTACCCTTTAAATCGAATGTGAATGACTGTGTCTTTATGTCTACGTCCAAGTCGTGACCATCTGCAGTCACATTTTTAGAATCTATAATATCACTTTTTTCATCTATTTTATTATCTATATTGTCGTATTTATCAGCTGAAGAAGACTCTGTGTCTGTAATGACAGGATTAATTACTGTTTCATCTGGTGAAGTAATTACTGCCTCTTCATTTACCTCTTCATTCTGTACAGCATTATCATCAATTGCCTCAAGCTTCTTCTTTTTCTTATCAATTCTGTTTTTTATACTATATAAGTAGCCGACATCAGATCCTGTCCAATTTCGTGACAATTCAGCTACAGCAACGTATCTATCAAGATATACCTCAAGTAACTCATCTTTTTGGGCTGAATTTAGCTTTCTAAATTCCTCGTATGGGATCATCTCGTTTTTATAACGATCAATCTCATCCTGTGATATCGCAATATTGTTACTTCCTCTGCCTCTAGCATCAACTCTAGGAATATCGTATTTATCTAAGAGTTTGTAGATTGGATTTTTTGAAACACCCATACCTTCAATTATTTCCTTTGTTTTGAAATTCTTGCGCCAAAATACCAAGAGTTCACGCTGTTCTTTTTCGCTTTTATTTATAAACTCATCATAAGAGATAATATCACTCATATTATATACCCTAACCTCTCCGTTCAGATTCTTACGTTCCTTGCGTGTCATATAAAGATATGGAGTCCTTAAGGCTTGATTGCTTCCACCTTTTCTAGTTGATACACGAGAAAAGATATTACTACCAACCCTCTTCTTATTACGTATCTCTTCTCTAAACAATCTCTCTACATCTTCCAATGTCAAAACTCCTTTGGGTATGCATGGATTTATATTAATAATGAATTAATATAAAGTCAACTGGAATATAAAAGAAGAAGAAACCATGCGATTATGGTTTCTTCTTCTGACATACTATTGGGTTACTATTTAATTCTACTTCCTCTTGTATTCTACCTTCTCTTGCTTTCTTTAATATCGAACACTTCTCTTGGTTCTTCTTGCAATTTAAACAGTTATGCTCAATGAATTCGTTATATTTAGCATCGTCTTTAAATATTCCTATGTACGGTGCTTTCTTTAAGATTGCTATGAATCTAGGGTTTTTAGCATCATACATGACCATTTTTGTCTGAACCAGTATGTTCTTATCGTCTTCTATTACGATCCCCGTTAAAGTGTCGCATAGTATCTTATAGTAGTTATTGTTGTCTTGATTCGTTCTTGCTTGCACAAAGATACACTCTAAAATCCAGTGACCTTCTGATGTAATTGACTTGTCCCATTCCTGCTTCTTAACTTCTCGTTTGAGGTATGCACCGAACCGTTTCTTAAAGTCCTTTGCCTCTGTTGTCTCGTATAAGTATGCAAGAGGTCTTCCTGCAACAATCCTTGAAGCAGGCTTTAAATAGTTGTTTACGCTAACTGGTAACTCATCATATTGTATTATAAACTTATCTTTCAATATTATCCCTCGGTTCTAATGAATTTCATTAAAACCTCCTCAACGGGTATATAATGAAATAGATGGGAAAGCCCCATCTACTCAACGTTTTCTATTTCTGGAGAAAGCTTTATTGCCTGCTGATTAAGTCTTTTTCGTAGGTCTACATATCTAGGATCTACGATGCCGTATACTTGTTGTGCTTTTGCAAGCGCTCCAAGGATTAACATTAGATCAAGCTTGCTTTCTAGTTCAATTGTTATTTTCTCTTCCACTGTTTCTCACCACCACACTATGATTTCTACTATGACGACAAGTAAGTCGCAAATGAATTCAAATAGTCCATAAGGTATTCGCTTAGATCGTTTCTTCATTTAATTCTCCATGTTGTTCAAGGATAGATATAGCCTTGTTTAGTTCATCAATTAGTTCATTGTAGATGAAAGCCGTGTGCTTTTTGATAAACTCAGTATCTGCTTCTGGATGCATCTGTGACTTATATTCTTTTGTATCATAGAAAGCCAATTGTTTGTCTCGTTCGTTTTGATGATACTGAATTAGTTGCTTGATTTGAGTGATCGCTATCTTCATAACTGCCTCCCTATTCTACTATCATCCAGTCAGTAGCATGCATATCTTCTTGATATGGAGTTGCAATTGCATATCCACCATTCTTTAATACTGCTACTAGAAATTCACCATTCCACTGAGGAAGATCTTCGTTTTGTAATCCTACAATAGTTTGCATACACCAGTATCCATCCCAAATCGCACGAGTAGCTTTCTTACCTTCATGGATCGCCTTGTCTACAGCTTTGCCATAAGTTAAACCAGTTTCGATGACCTTTGAGTATCGCTTGTTGCTAACTTCTGCAGGGCGAATTGAAATAGTTGATTCTTCAACGATAGAACGAGGTAGTATCATAGTAGAACTGTTAGTGTTCATGATTTTGTAATCAACAGCTGATACACCGATAACCTCAAACTCTTTACCTTTACGAATAGTCATTGAATGAAATGGACTTAATGGAACACTTGTATCCTTTGCAAATTTGATTTTGTCATTTTTTTGATATTTAGCCATAATTGCCTCCTAATATAATTAATAATATCCGTCTTTTATTAGTTTCTATGTTTTCGTTTCTTATCTTCAACTCTCATCTGCAGTACTGTATTTAATAATGACACCAGTAGCAGATATAAGAAGCATGAAGGCATCCACAATTTCAATCCTTGATGTGTGTACCATTCAAGGAACACTATGAACCAATAAATCATTAAGCTATACCAACACTGCTCTAAAAAGTAGAGAAAGACTTCTTTGTTAGTCATTGCTAGTCACACTGTTAATCACGTATTTACGTTTCAATTCTAAGTCTTCTGCAGTAATCACTTCGACAAATTCAAGATTTTCAAAGTTATCTTTAACTTTGTCGACTAATTGGTATAAATGATCCGAAAAGATACCCATAATATTATTCGTTGCTAAATTTACCAGAGCAAATTGCTTCCTATTCAACATGTCTTCAACAACAAGGTAGTAACAAATTTTCTGATTAGTATCCTTCTTGAAGACCAAGACATCACCTTTATTAATTGTGCGTTCAACTTGTTTCAGTTCTAAATTTAATTTCATAATGTAATTCCTCCTGTTATTGCAATACTTTTGTTTTAAAATAGTTTTGAGAATTTAGGATCGCCCCTAAAATCATCCATAAGCCAAGGTCTTTCAATCGGCTTTGCTACAAGCATGTCAAACTCTTTATTTTGAGTTAAATTAAATACGTAATGCGCTCTATGACCTCTTGAATTATCATTTGGTCTTAGGAATTTCACTATCATGTCGCTTGCTACAATCTCTTGTCTATGCATAGACATACGGGAATGTTCTACTTTGTCTCCAAGCAGATATATGAATAATTTGAAGTATCGTTCCATATCACGAGTTTCAGTGAAGACGATTACATGTATCTTCTTATTTTGTTTCTTCTTTTTAAATAGCTTTTGAATTAGATTCTGAATTAGTCTCTTCATACTGTATATGCCATCCCAATCAATGGTTGTCTAATTGTTAATTCGGTATGAACCGCTTTCAGCAATACTTTATGTCTTTCTTTATCCTCTTGTTTAGCAGTTCTATAAGTGTTTAAGAACTCTATTAATTCTACTGTTGTCCAGTTTTTGACGATTTTCATAATCGTTCTCCTTTCGTATTTGCTCCCACCTCACTCTCTTGCATTTGCAATACATTTGTTTAAGGTGAAGTAAGGATGATTCCTACCTCACCTTAAATTATACTCTTATTTAGTAAATCTGTCAACAAGTTTTCCAATCTTGCCAATGAAACCTTTACGTGTAATAAGCTGTACAAGCTGTTTAACAAGCTTTTTGCTACCGAATAGCATTGGGATTGTCATCTTAACTGCATCAACATCTAGCTGACTACCAGAAGCTTTTGAATGTCCACCGCCTCCGAAGTGACTAGCAACATCTTTGCCAAGGTCAATGTTGTCTTTTACAGTTCGGTAAGACACCTTTTTACTACCCATGTCGATGATTACAATGAAATCAAGTTCTTCATGTCGTTCAGATAATGCATTACCTAGTTCACTGATGTACTGCTCTGCGAATACATATCCAACGTTCTTGCCAACTAATCGACCAATAATCATTTGCTTTTCTTTGCGATCGATATAATTTGCTTTCTTATCACGATCAACGTCTAATACTGCTTTGTCAGCATCGCTAAACATTCCAATCCAAGAACCACAGCTTACAATACCATGTTTAAGGTAACGAAGTCTCTTTAAGTAGGTTTTCTCGAAATTCTTATGCCCTAGAAGCCATAGCAGATCATTAAGTGAAGATGCCTCTGTATCGTCATAATCTTCTTTCCACTCCCAAGAATCGTATCTACGAATCTTTTCAACGAATATTTCTAAAGGATCGCTGTAAATATAACCTTTAAGGAATCCATTAGTTACTAAGAATTCGTACAACATGTTCGTTCCACTATTTTTGCCATGAATGCCTCGTGGAGCAACTAATGCCCAGAAGTTTTCATTTAAGTGCGTAGCCGTTGCATGATGGTCTAAAAGCTTAATGCTTGTATAAGGGTCGACAGCAATTGTGGCATTGATTAACTCTTCTACTTCTTTGTTTACTGAGATGTCAGTGATAAATATTTGATCATAAGATTTGTATGCTTCTGTTTCGATAAACTCTTTTACCTTTTCGTCAATGTTATTATAACCGCAGTATGTTACATGTGCATCTGGAAATGCTAGTTTTGCTACGATACCACATCCGATACCATCTAAGTCATTATGTGAGAATACTTTTACCTTTGTCTCTTCGTTTAAAATTGATTGTGTCATTATTAATTGCCTCCTATTATTTGCAATACATTTGCTTTATTTGTGTTAGTGATTTAATTCATTTATTATTACGCTGTCGCTGTTTTATGAGAGCCACTTTTTCGTACAACGTTAAAATTCATGTCTTGAAGCAATTCAACTAGTGCCTCTGGAGTGATTGCACCTTTATATTTCTCACTGATCTCTTTTGTAAGAACAGATATTGCCGTTGGTACATTGGTGATTGGTACTTCTGGCTCTTCTCTTAGCGTATAAATACATACGCCTCTATCTACATTTTCAACATCAATTTTATAACCCATTTGATACAACTCGGCTATTCTAGAACGGTATCCAATACAAACGCCAACCAAATCTATATTTAACACGCCATTGCTTCCTGCTTTGCGTAATATGCTTAATAAACGGTCTCTTTGAGTCGGTGTTCTCTTTTTAGCATCATTTAAAATTGTTTTGTCAGTATTCATTCGTATTGTCTCCTAGTTTTTTTGTATGTAATTGGGGAGATTAACTCTCCCCTTTTATTTAGATAAGACCACGTTTTGTTAAGATTGCATTAACGCCAGTTTGACCTACGCCAGAGAAACGATCTAATTCTTCTCCAGTGTCTGCATCTACTAATACCATTGTCGGAGTCTTCATGATTCCGAACTCACCTGCTAATTCCATAGCTTGGTCTGGATCATCTGAATTAACAAGAGTTCCAGTTTTCATATCAGTAATTGTTCCTTCTGAGATGTTTACTACTTCATCTACTTCTACACCAAGTTCGTTGTGTAAGTAGTTTCCTAGCATTTTGCATGGAGTACAGTTTGTTTGTTCGAATTTAATTAGTTTCATAGGAGTGTGCATAGTAAGAAATCCTCTTTTCGTTTTATAGTTTATTGCAATACTTTTGGTTTATACTAATGGCTCTTCAATGTTAGGGAATACAAAGTCCTCATCTACTAAGCTACGATGTTTAGCCTTTTGATAGCTTGATCCTTTAGTAGAGAAGAAATCATGTGTAGCAGTTTCAGTGCTTAGTCCGTTCTCTACGATTGGGTTGATACGTTTTTCTTCGAATCTAGGCTCTTTGCCAAGGTTCATAAGTGCTTTATTAGCATTGTAATATAGGAAACTCTTAACATCATGATCTAGTTCAATCTCAGAGTAAACCTCTTCTGTGTATTTGAACTCATTCTCCATTAGTTCGTCCATTAGACTAGCAGTTTCGTAATCTACTTCTTCCTGCTCTTCTGGAGTTAATTTTGCATATAGTTCTTGTGCAAGTAATCCAACGTATACACCATGAATGGATTCATCGATGATAATCTTCTTAATAATCTCTCCGCTTGCAACCATTTTGCCTTGACCTGCTAGGTATAGAGGTAAGAAGAAGCCACTGTAGAATAAGAATGACTCTAGGAAAACAGATGCCATCATAGCAAGATATAGAGTCTTATCATCTTTAATATTTTCATAGTAATAAGTAACTTGATCTGCTTTGAATTGTAAATACTGGTTTTGCTCTACCCAATCAAAAACTTCATCAATCTCAACCTCAGTTAACAAGGTTGTGAAGATCGTAGAATAAGATTTTGCGTGGATATTCTCCATCATTCCCATGAATGATAGAACCGCTTTACGCTGTAATTCCTCTACTTGTTCAGCAATCTTAGGCATTCCAATCGTACCCTGTTTCGTATCTAATAGAGTTAATCCACCAAGTACTTTCTTATAAGCCTCTTGTACCTTTGGATCTAATCGCTCCCATACACTGCGGTCTTTACTAGGTACGAATTCTGTATCAACCCACATTTGTTTGATGTTTTGATCCCAGAAAGCTAATGTAAAGCCGTCTACTTGTCGATTCCAGTTAACAGCCTTGTGAACCGAGACACCCTTGATACGGCTGTTAATGTTGTCACTTAATTCTTTCAATGTAGGTTTTGTTTTTGTCATGCTCTAGTGAACCCCCATTTTTTGTGAGTCTTTTGCTTCCCTTCAAGAACACTCTCAACAGCTTCCATGTCTAAGTCATGTTCAGCTACGAACTCTTCAAGGTCTGTTACTTCAATGTCTTCACCTTTTGGAGAGTGAGCCATGATTACAGGCTTTTTATCTTCAACGACTTCTTCTGCCACTTCTTCAACAACTGGCATAACAAGAACTGTTTTAGATTCTTGCTCTGGTTCTGGTTCTGGAGTTGGTTCAACTACCTCGACTACTGGAGCATTTTCATATTTTAAAGAAGGATCTTCGAAGTTTAGTGACTCAATAACTGAGTTTTTAAATACAGCTTCATGACCTGTTTGATAGAATTTAACTCGGCAATATGGTACTACCTTACCGTCTTCGTCCTGTAATTGGAATCTGTTTATAATGTCAAATGATTGACCTCTTTTGTTTATTTTCAATGTTTATTCCTCCGATATGCAATACTTTTGTTTAAGAGGTGATAATATAAAATTATCGACCCCTTAATAATAGCATAGCTTGATTATTTTTGCAATACTTTTGTTTTAAATTAAACTGTGCAAGATAAACACTCATCTTGAGATGTTAATCGTGTTCTTGTGTAATACAATGTCTTAAGTTTACGCTTATGAGCGTAGATGTAATAACGTGCTAAGTCACCGTCAGTAATACTGTCGCCATCAACGAATAACGTTGTTGAAATCGACTGATCCACATGCTCTTGAATAACAGACATTAAGTCTATTAATTTGAACATGTCCATATCGTACGCTTCTTTGAAGTAGAAGAAGTTTGAAGCATCCATCATAGGCATTGGATAATGCGTTGTTGAATCTCCGTACGTTCTCGTTTCTATTTTTTCTGTGATGGGCATAACTGATGGTGTACTGTTTAATACGTATGAAATGCTTCCTGTAGGAGCGATAGCCATCAAGTAAGCTGAGAAAATACCATGTTTCATGATAGATTCATTTAATTTAGCCCAGTCTTCTTGTGTAGGTACATAAATACCTTCAAATAGCTTTTGTACCTTTGGTCGTTTAGGGGCGTAGCTTTTCTCAATATATTTAAGTAAAGCTGTACCTTTTGCATACTCTGATTTCTCGAAGAACTTGAATGCTCCATGCTCCATAGCAATTTCATTACTACGTTTTAATGCATAGTATCGCATCATCATAAAGAATGTATTAGCGAAGTCTAGTGCTTCTTTGCTTTCATAAGAGATCTTTTTGCTTGCAAGGTATCCATGAAGGTTCATTGCGCCAAGGCCTATAGAATGGAAAGCATCATTACCGTTCTTTACAGTAGGAACTTCTGAGATTTCAGTTTTTAATGTAACTGTTGTAAGAGCATCTACTGCTACTGTTACAGCCTCTTCAAACTCTTTACTGTTCATTACTCCTGCAATGTTTAATGATCCAAGGTTACAGCTGATATCGTATCCAAACGTATCTACACCTTTGTATGATTGAACATCTGATGGAAGCTGAATTTGAATGATTTCCACACATAAATTCGACATTTTTACGTTGCCCACGTCTTGTAAAATATGAACTTTGTTTGCTACGTCACGGTTCATGATATATGGATAACCAGACTCAATTTGAGTACGACCGATTTCTTCTAAGAATTCACGAGCGCTACCCATTGATTTCTTACGTACATTAGGGTTGTTTAATAGAGTTTCATACCATTGGCTCATGTCCATGTCGTCTAAGTAAACGCCATATTCTTTGTATACTGAGTAAGGGTAGAATGAGAACCAGTTCTCGCCTAATTCAGCTAGTTCATATAGTTTGCTAGGGATAATTAATCCAAGAGATAGTGTCTTAAGACGCTCTTTTTCATCGGCATTGATTTTCTTCGTTGCCAACATTGCTTTTGAGTCAGAGTGGAATGCATTAATGTATACAGCCCCTGCACCTTCTCGTTGTCCAAGCTGATTAAATTTAGAAAGGATGTTTTCGATAATCTTCGCAATTCCAACAATTGATGTTGATGCTCCTTCGATCCCTTTAATCGATTCCCCTGCTCCACGCAGTTTTGATAGATTGACAGCTACACCGCCACCAAAACGGCTTAATTGTGCTATTGCTTCATTTACATACATAATTCCTTCTGTACTATCTGGCATTTCTAGTAAGAAACAAGATACTAATCGCCCTGCTCTAGCACGACCTGCATTCAAGAATGTTGGAGTTGCAGGTTGATAGTTCTGCTTAATTAGTTGTCTAGCAATACGTTTAGCTAGTTCATAATTTCCATCTGCTAAGAACAATGCGTTAACAGCTAATCGATCTTCATATCGTTCTAGATAACGTTTCCCATCATTCGTTTTTAAAGCATAGTTATTATAGAATTTAAATGCAGACATAAATGATTTGAAGCGGAATTTCTCAGCGTAAATCATCTTAAATAATTCCTTAACTTGACGGAATTTGTACTTGTTAAACGTTTCTTTGTCGTAGTAATCATGCTTGAACATGTAATCAATCTTCTCTTCTAAGTCATGGAAGAATTGCATGTTCTGGTTTATATGATCGACAAAGTATGATTTAACAGCCTCTTTATCTTTATGAAACTGGAATTGACCATTCTCATCTTTAATTTTTACTTCATTATTTAGTTCTATCCAACGTGACATTATATCATCCTTTCAATTCTCTAAGCTTATTTGCCACGATATCTACATCAGAATCAAAGCCCATCTTTTCAAACGTATGAAGCAGTGGTACATTGAATTGCTTTGATATATCAATCGAGGCTTTACAAAATCGATGTGCGCCCCAATTCCGTTCTCCACTTCCTGCTACAGCAATGATATGATCACTGTTATTAGCTAGGAATGACTTGACTTCTACTGGAATATCTCCAGAGCCAAATGTGTAAGTGATTAGAACAAAAGGTTCGTTTATCTTAGTGTCTTTTCTGACATGGATGATTTCACTGTCTGGGAACTGCTTATGTAGCCGTTCCGTGAAGTTCTTTACTTTCCCTGTCAATGATGCGTATGCAATAATCATTTTCTCGCCTTCTTTGCAATACTTTTGTTTTAAGTGGTATAAATAAATTTAGTGCCTCACAAAATCAATTATACCACCTTTTAATTTTAGTTGCAATACTTTTGTTTTAAATCATTTTGAATTAGAGGCAACGCTTGATTCCTCAAGTTCTTTTAAGTAATCTGCTAAATAAGTACGCTTATTGGATACATCATCCTTGTTAATAGCCTGTACAAGCGTTTTCTTGCTCGCTACAACAACACAATGCTCTCTGGTACGAGTAATTGCTGTGTAAATAAGCTGACGGCTATTAAGTAAATAGTGATATGGGAATGCAATGATAATGATCTTGCTTGATGAACCTTGGCTCTTATGCACGGTGATACAATATGCTAATTCAATAGAATTGTAGTTGTCCTCATAAATCTTAACTTTACCAATTCCCTCAAAATCAATCAGCATGTATTTGCCATCATCGTCACTGCCAAATGACTCTAAAATACCTACGTTGCCATTGAATACAGGACATATTCTTCCATACTCATCAACAGAGTCATAGTTGTTTCGGATATTGATAACTTTATCTCTTTCACGAAGGAAGTAATCAGTACCCTTTTCCTTATTACCAATCTCTACTTGCTTCTGTCCTTCTCCATGAGGATTGTAAATCTTCTGACATGCACGGTTAATTGCTAGACATGAGTTAGCGCCTTTAGTACGAACCTGTGTAAGAATTTGAATGTCTTTAATGTCCTCATTCTTCATATACTTATAAAATTCTCTCAGAACATGGACAAAGATTTCTTCATCATTCTCTACCAATTCATACTCCAAGTCCTGCAGTTCCCCATGGATTACACGACCCTTTGATTCCTTAACTACCTGTAGACCTTTACGAATTGCAATAGAGTCTGTTACCACAGCAGACTTTTGAGCCTGTCTATGAATCTGAGTTAATGTTAATGTAGGAATTAATCCAGAAGTAATCATAGGAATCATAACTGGAATACCAATTGATTCTAACTGTTGACTATCTCCTAACATGATTAACTTTGCACCAGTACGTATAGCAAGTAATAAGTGAGCAAATAAACGTGCATCTACCATTGAAATCTCATCGACAATGACAATGTCGTAGGGCAACGGGTTATTTTGATCATACATAAACTTGCCTTCTAATGGATTGAAGCCTAGTAAGCGGTGAATTGTACTGCCATCTTTACCAGTTACCAATGTTAAATTGTTTGATGCCTTCCCAGAAAGTGCGCACTGTGCATACAGATAACCTTTTTCTTCTAATACATCAAGAACTGCTTTAAGAGTAGTTGTTTTACCAGTACCGCCATAACCTTGAAGAATAGATATGTTATTGTCGAGCATCATACTCATACCATCTTTTTGTTGGTCAGTAAAACTCCAACCTTGGTGTTCCTCTGTCTTTAGGACATCCTCTTCCCAACCTTCATATTCAAATGTGTTTTCAGTGTTAAGAATACGATGTAGTTGAGTAGAAACTAGACCCTCAAGTAGCACAAATGATTTAAGAGAGATTCTGCTCTTATCTTCGTTTAAGAAGAATATATCTGGATTACTAATCAGCATTTTACCTACTTCAGTCTTGTCTGCAGTAGGAATCTTCTCAAATGTAGCATTCAGAATGTCATTTGGAGAAGACCATGTATGACCTTTACCTGCTTCTTCTTGTAATGTATGTACAAGGAATGAAAGAATGCGGATAGGAGCATTTGGAGTTCCACCAGTTTTAAAGAAGATTTCATCGCACTTCTTAAATCCGTAGCCATCAATCTTCATTAGTTCGTATGGATTCTCTTTTATCTTTTGTACAGCTAGTTCTGGACTGCCGTAGAAAGTAACAATCTTTCTGATCGTCTTTGGAGACAATTCATATTCTCCTAGTTCCATATAGGCAAACGTATAATCCTTTTGAGACTCATAGTGATTAATGATACGTTCTGCTGTTCTATATCCAATACCCTTTGCTTCTGTAAGCTTCTCGATGTCTCTGGATTCAATAATCTCCATTGGGTTATCGAAAGCTTCATATAGAGCCTTTACTTGCTTTTCTGTCATGATGATTCGCAAGAAGTTCTTAACTGATTCTTTATCATTTGTATCAAGATTAACATCTTGTCGCATGAAGATATTTTCATAACTTACTCCGAATGTTGGATGGCGATCGCCTTCTTCAATAGTGAAGTAATATGTTGCTTTAGGATCAAGTGGAGGCAGTTCACCTTTAATTGTGAATGTGCCGTAGCTAGAGTTTACTTCCAACTCCCCTTCATCTACATTGATAGGTTCAAATGATGCTATAGTAAATCCACCATCTGTTGTATATACACCCTTTGGAAATAAGATTCGCTTTAGTTTAGCTGTTCCTTTAATGATGTTTCCCAATTCATTTCCTCCTATGCAATACTTTTGTTTAAGTATATTTTTTAGTAAATTCCTAACTTAATACTTTATCATTGTAGCAATTGACTAGATTAATGTCAATACTTTTGTTTAATGAAAAAAGGACTAAATATTTAGCCCTTTTAAAATCCGAAAAGTACTCCCCATATGATATAAAGAGCGATCAAAGGAAGGAGAACGGTTACGACTGCGAATACAAAGGTATACACTAAAAACAATATTATAGCAATGAATAGATTGAATCCTGCTGAATAACCGCCACCACGAAACTCTGATTCTAAAGACTCTCTGTAGAATCTTGAATGATAGACTTTCCATCCACCATAAATAAATCCAACGATAACTAATAAGGTTGATACATTACCAAATAGCTTGACTCCTAGATCGGTTGACAGTCCCATTTTGTAATCTCCTAACGTTTATTTGCAAAGTACAGGAATACCTCTTCAATTTCCTTAATGTTCTCTTCGATATTCCCTTCACAGTTGTGAACAAAAGCTAACGCCTCTGTTTTTGGCTCGTTACTGAATACATCTGCTTGTGCCGTTAGATGGTCATACGGTACTTCATGTTCCTCTATCATATCAGCAACTTCTTGATGTAGAGCCATTACCTTATGATTATACTTATCTATCTGGCGTAGCTTCTGCTTAATTGCATAAGGCATAGCCTTCATCTGTTTTGTCATCTTCAACACTCGTTCCTGTAAGTAATAAAATATGGCTTTTATTAATATTCTTCTAAAGAAAGTAAGTCTAGATTTGATTCAATAAAAGTTTTAAAACCTTTGTCAACTTCACATATTTGATTGACTGTAAATAACCCAAATAAATCTTGAAGTGAATATGTGTCACGGTGAAGATCGAAATTTAATAAGTTAGGGCTACGTCCATACTTTACTTCTAATCGTTTCTCTTCTGCCTCTAGTGCTTCTTCGCTTGCAAACAATTGATGGACTTCAATCTCTCCTTGGCGTTTGATTTCAATAAACCCGTATAAATGATGAAACACTTTCTTTTTACGCTCTCCCATTTTCGTAATCCCCTTTGTATGTAATTTTTATATAATAAAAGACTAATACCTATAGTATATAATCTTTTGCTTTGAAGAATGGTTTTAACGGCTTCCCTTTTTTATTTGTTTTCTCATGTAGGTTAAATTCCTCAAAGATCAACTTCTCAAACCAAAAGCGAATAAACGCATTTTCCTCTACTTCCTTGCCATCTACCTCTAATTCTTCTCTTGCCTGTTCTAGTGCATTTATAAATCTTGGATAGCTATCTCTTATCGAAAAGGCAAAGTCTGGAACTTGTGATTCTAATTGCGCCTCTTCTACCAACTGTACATATACATCTGTAGCAATTGCTACCGTTGTGATAAAGTCCATATCACTAATCTCGTATATCTTTTCTTTGTTTGTCAAAGTTACATTAATCATTTATCAATCACCCTTAACTCATAGTCGTTTATTTCCTTTTCAGTAAGAGGTCTGTCATATGCGACCGCCCCAAACCTTCCATATGTATCATCTGAATCAACGAATCCTTTTGGTTGTGCGCCAAGGCTTAACCCTCTTAAACGATACTCATACCAATACTTTTCCATTATACACTACACTCCCTAGTTATTGAATACTAACTTTAATACTTCAATAGTATTATAGTAAAAATAGAAAGTCAATAAAAAAGTAGCCAATTTCTTGGCTACCTGTTATTACATCATATCTACTACAATTTTTCCCCAGTTTTCTAAACGATCGTAAATCTCTTTTGATTTTAGAACATCTAGTGTCATCCAGTGTCCTGCTAATTGCTCCACTTCTTTTACAGCAACAGTAGCTTCAACATCTAAGTCAATAATGCCTAGAATTCCAATGTGAACCTTGCCAGTAGTATCAGAATCGTCATTGATTAAGCCAATTGGTTTAATCTCAATTTTACGATTAATTTCAAGTTCTTCTTCCAGTTCTCGCTTAGTATTCTCTTCTAATACCTTTGTGAATGGCTCTTCCTCAGTTTCACTCAATGGATTCATATGACCGCCTGCGCCCATAGCTAACTTGCCATGTAATCGAGATTCCCCACCGCCTTGTAGTCGCTCAGTTACAAAGAACTCGTCTCCTCTACGGATTACGATGTACGGAATTGGTTGTTTGTAGTCGAAGTTTAACTCTGCATTCTTGCCTACAGGTGTATTTACTTCATCTTTACTACCTCTACGCATAGATTTGTAATACATATCTAAATGATACATGATTGTATCTACTAGACTCTCATCAGATGTAACTCCTTGGAACTCTAACATACCATAATTAAATAGTTTATTGCGGTTTGCTACAAGGACTACCTCGTCCTCTTTCTTTAAAATCGTAGTTGTCGTATTGTTGTTATTTGTCATCACTGTCTTCCTCCAATTTTCTTTTCATATTTATTAAATCATCGTAAGCTTCTTTAGCTGTATCAAAACATTTAGTGAAACATCTCTTCTTATTGTGATAAAAATTACCTTGATATTTCCCTTTTGTTTTATTAAAATTGACACCCTTGTATTCTGACGATGCACTTCTTTTAACGCATCTATGTGATTCAATTTGCTCATCTGTAAATGATTTTACATCGTTAAGCAATGCAAACTCTCCAAAGTATTTAATGGCGTTAATGTTATACACATACCCTGCCACATCTTCGTTATTAAACGTACCCAAAGCCATCTTGTTACCATTGGCTTGTATGAATACTTGAAACATATTATTGGGCTTGCGATATACCCCTTTGTATTTTGATGAAATCTTGTTTTTATTTCTGTTTCTGTTTTGTGAATTACCCACTACATTTGTTACCCTAAGATTACTTTTACTATTGTTTCTAGGATTTGTATCAATGTGGTCAACAAATATATTGCTATCACTAACGCTCATTACTTGTCTATGAAACATAATTTTACCTTGTGTTTCATTTACGCTTCGACATAGATATCCCTTGCTATCTACGTACCATTTATACTTCTCTAATAAGTGAGCATCTTCATCATCGATGATGAAGTTAATTCCTTTAACTGTAACGATCATACTTTCACCCCTATAATATTTGTAGGTACATTGTAGCACCTACAAATATTAATTGCAATACTTTTGTTTTATATTGTTGGGTCATTCTTGATTTTCTTAAGTTCTGCCAATACTTCATCCCAATCATAGAAGCCCTTGCCATCTGTGAGGTCTAAGCATACGCCATATACATACTGGTTGATTCCTAGGCTTCTACGATCCCCTACTTCATCTGCTCCTGCATTTGGGAATCTACGAATATCTTCGTAATGAGGAAATACCTTTTGGTTATCAACTTGTTCAGCTAATTCAATAATTTGGTTTAGTAATTCTGAGACAGAACCATTGAAATCGTCAGCCATGGCGATTATTTGTTTGGCAAGGTCTTTGCGACCTTTTACCTGCCCAAGTTCGACCATTGTTCCTAAAGCGAATGGTTGTGGCTCGATTACAATAACATCACTTGATTCAATTGCATCTGTATCAGCTTTAACAATTCGTTCAGCTAGTCCATCGTTGCTTACTTCTTCTTTCGAATTGATTTCCTTATTATCCATTGGATTATAGAAATCTAAGCCAATCTCTTTGATTTGTTCACGCTCTAATGCACGAAGCATTTGAGAACCTTTCGGAAGCATGTCTCCTGCGATATATACCTGTTTAGTCATAGTAATTATTCTCCTTTGTAATTATGATAGGAAAGCGAAGGCAGGAGTCATATCTCCTACCCATGATTGAAGAACATTCTGATCAAAGTGTTCTCGTGCATCTTCTTCGCTCATTCCCTCAACTGTAATTAAGATTTCAATACACTTTTCTGCATCATATAAGGCAACTAGTGTGCCACATCGCTGAATATGTCCAATTAGAGCATCGTCAAAGCCGTCAGCAAACATAGCTTCTTCGCCTATTTGGTCAGCAACTTCTTCCCTTGTCAAAGTCAATCGCTCCTCGTTGCAATACTTTTGTTTTATAATTGTTTAATATGTTTGCGTTCTACGTACTGCATAAGTTCGAGTTCGCCATCTTTTTTAGTACACTTCAAAGTACCGTACTCAGTACCTACAATCTTAACGATGTCGCCTATTTTAAATCCGTGAAAGCGGTTCTCGTTTCCTATGATTACGCCATATCCCTTTTTATACTCGTTGCCATACTTCTTCTTAAGAAACTTCTTTTCAATACGTTTTTTCAATGTATTTTCCTCCTATCGGATCTCTGTAATTTCAATTCTGTTTACAATTTTAAAGCCTGCCTTGCTGATGCGCATAAACAAATCTTGTAGAGTTAAGAATTCTGGATAGAATTTCAATCCTGTTGCTAGGCTGATTAAAACATATTTAGCCTCGCTTGGATTGCGCACTGCTTGACTCTTTGGTAAGAATGTTTGTCTTGCATTATGAGAGTTGTTGTAGTTTGTACCAAATAAGCTTTCTTCAACTACGCTGTTAAACTGTGCTTCTGATATCTTTGCTACAATAAACATATCGTCATTCTTCTTAAGGATTGTACCTTTCTGAATTTCTGTAACCTGTAGTTCTTTATTTAATTTAATAGTAGTAACTGTCATACTAATCGCTCCTCCTGTTTTGTAAAAGATTCAATTTTATCTAAGAATGTTATTGGATTCTCTTCCGTATAAATGTCCCAACCTTTTAGTTCAACATTACCTTGAAAGTGATCCTTGAATACATTTGCATGAAGCATATTCCACCCTTCGTGCATGAAGATTTTACAATCTTTAAACACGATTGACGTATTGCTATCAATTGTAAATCCCAAAGGGATAAACATGACTGGTCTTCTACTCACCAATTACTCCACCTTTTCGAATGAATTTAACTTCTTTCAACCATAATTCTTGTTCATTTGAATTCTGCCATACTCCGTTAATCTTCTTCTTCTTCGGCTTAACCTCGGCATTAATAATCTGGATAACATCTCTTTCTTCAAATGGCACGTTAGCATATGTACGGCTACCAATCTTGAATTCACGAACTTCACCAGTTGCAAACTGATAAGCTTTTGCACGAGTGTACGTCTTGTTCTTTTGTGTTTCTACAAGCATCATAATGTTTGGTAGCATTTTGACATCCTTTGTCTCGATATGTCCGAGATAAGCTAACTCACACTCACATTGTTCTACCAATGAAAGACTTTCCTCTACTTGTTCTAATTCAAATTGCAATACTTTTGCATAACGTTCTTTTTTAGATTTCAGCTTAAGTGTCTTCTTGTAGTTCTTCTCGAAGAATTCAAAGATTCTTAGAAGTTTTTTGTTGCCACCAAATTCGCTGAAATATCCTAAAGAGATTAGTATATTCATTTGTCTGGAGTTGATAGTAACGCTTCTATCTTCCACGTATTCTATCTTACCATCCTTCTCTAACTTTTGCAATACTTTTGGATTAAAATCTTCATGATCGATCGTGAAAACATCTCTGATTCTTGCAACACGTTCTGGATCGCCATCAATCATAATGGTAATACCATCTTTAATATCAATCAATAAGTCTGTAAAGCTTGCATAATGGTTACCTCTTAAGCTATATAGTCCTTCTGCTACTTGAGCATTTAAGAACTTAATAGGCTCGACACCTTGGTAAATAGAGTTTGTTTCTTTATCAAACATGTAACCTGCTCTTGAATAACGGAATTTAATACCGTTTAGAGTAATGCCTTTAGACTTCATATATTCTACTAACTTAGCAGTCTTCTCCTGTTTACTGATATTTACGTTTAAATTGGCTGTAATGAACTCCAATGGATAGTAATAACGTAACCATGCACAAGCATATCCTAACCAACTATACGCATCTGAGTGATTAATACTGAAACCGTAGTTACTAGCATCAAGGATTACTTGAATGAAAGGCTCAGAGATTTGCTCTGCCGTTACATTACGAGTCTCGTACTTCTCAATCATTGTATCAATAAATCGTTGCTTAATCTCTGGTAGTAGTCTCTCTAATGTTTCACGATCCTTTTTACCTATCGATCTACGAATTACGTCCGCTTCACCGCCTGTGTAACCACAGAACTGTACAAGGAAGTCGATAATTTGCTCTTGATAAGCAAGTCGTCCAAGTGTAGGAGAAAGGAATTTATTTAATACTTCGTGACCATTGTCATAGAAGTTACCTTGTACTACATCATCACGATAAGAAGCACCTGCAGGACGGATAATCGCATTACCAAGCGAGAATAAGTCCATATATGAGAACTTAGGATGAACCTGTTTAATCTTTTCAATCGTTTCTTTGCTGAATAGGTCTTTATAAATCTGATGAGCGAAGTCTGATTCCCATTGGAAAATACCAATATTGTTATCTAGGACACTCTCCCATACTGCGCTGTCTTCTGAATCAAGGTTTTCTGGAAGAATACTTTCCCATTTTAAACCTGCTAAATCAACGGCTTCACTAATTAACTCAACTGTATCAAGACCTAGAACATCAAGTTTTACGAAGTTTTGAGCATCAATTTCTTTCATGTTGATTTGTGTTAATACAACTGGTTGCTTAGTTTCTGCATCAATTGTAGTAATTGTACCCATGTTTTCATCCAATGGAATTGGAGATACGGCAATACCGCAAGCATGAGCGCCAATTGAAACTACTGTTCCTTGAATAAGGTCAACATAATGGAATAGTTCTGGATGACGTTCTCTCCAGTACATTTCGTTATCCTCTACACCTTTTGCAATCTCATCTACTACATCTAACGGTATATCTAGTCCTCGACCAACATCACGGATACATCCCTTGAGGGCAATTGTATTATAGGTGATAATGTGAGCGCAGTGTAGCTTTTCATGATTTAACAGCCATTCTTGTACAATATGTCGCTTATTTGGTGGGAAGTCAGTATCAATATCCGCAAGAGAAATACGCTCTTTTGACATGAAACGTGCAAAGTTTAAGTTTCTATCAATGGCATTCATTTCAGTTATGCGGAGTAAATAAGCTATTTGGCTTCCAGAAACCGAACCACGACCAAATCCATATCGTACACCTTGGCTACGTGCATATGACTTAACAGCATCCTCAAGTAGAAGATAGTTAATTGCTTCATTCGCTTTATATACTTCATATTCATGCTGAATTCGTTCTGCATTTGCCTTTCTTACTTCTAAAGACTTCTTATCCAATCCACGATACTTGATACCTTCTGCAATCTTTTGTTGGAATACTTCCTCTGGATTATCGTATAACTGCGGATACTTCTTACTGTAATCAATGTCCCATGGCTCAATCATATCTGCAATTACGTTTGTCATTTGCATTGCTTGGTGAATCTCTTCATCAGTAAATGTATATTGCGCTTGGAACATTTTAAACATCTTCTCATATGAATGGAAGCTTAAATCAAAACTGTCCTCATCCGTGAATGTAATACGTTTTGCCTTTTGAAGTACCTTACGAGCCTTATCGTACTCTTCATTTAAAGCATGTGTGTCAGATCCTGCTACTAAGCGGATTCCAGTCTGTTCAGAAATCTTCTTCAATAATCTGTTGTATTGAATCTGTTCAAGATGTCTATGAGGCTGAATTTCTAAGAAAACACGATGCTTGTTCTCAGAAAACCATTTAATAACTTTTGCAAGTTCCCTTTCTGAATAGACACTGCCTGCACGGTTCATGTGTAACTGCCAGACAATACCGCCCAAACAAGCTGTTGAAATGATAATATTGTCAGATGTGTTCTGAATATCTTCCCATGAAATACGTGGATTGTAATAGAAGTTGTTGCCCTTTCTATCGAATCCAGTTGATACCATCTTGTTTAATTCTTTGAACCCTTCATGGTTCTTGGCAAGTAAGATCATATGGAAGTTGTCGCGCTTCTTCTCTTCAAGAGTCAGTGTTACGTAAACTTCACAACCATGAATGTACTTTAACCCTTTGGACTCAGCATACTTCTTCTTATTATACCAACTTAGTACATTACCGTGTTCTGTGAAGGCGATAGCTTTATGCCCCATTTCAACTGCTTTGTCGATATATTGCTTATAGGTATTAACTACCTCAACCATGTTTTGGTTTGATAAGTCTGTGTGTAAATGAATTGCCGTGTAGAACATATCGCTAAATACATTGGATGGTAAATCTGATGTTTTAATTGATACTGTTGTCAATTTCCTAATCCTCCTCATAAGTCATTGCAATACTTTTGTTTTGTTATTTATTTTTAATGGCTTACTGCCACTTGCTACTCTTATAAGATATCATGAACCTTTTGTAATTGCAATACTTTTGTTTATTTTTTTTGGAAAGAAAGTTTTTTCAACTTCCAATCCCAACTGATCCAAACAAAAAACCGCATATAAGCATGGCGATAATAAACAGAACATGCTTCATTCTCATAATGATACCTCGTTTTTAAGAGTATGTACTTTAATACTATACTACTATTTAAGAAAAGATATGTAAAGAAAAAAGCGTAGAAAATTCTACGCTTCATTGCAAAACATTTGCTTTAAGATAAACCAAACATTGCTAGTACTTCTGCCTGTGAAGGCTGTTCTTTCTTTGTAGCAAACATTTCATTATGCTCTTTAAACTCTTTATAGAAACTACAGTAATCCTTCATATCACAAAGGTTTACACAATAATAGGAGTCAGAATTGTCGATACGAGAGCGGTTAAACGCTTCTTCTTTATCCTCTTCCTTGCTTTTCGTAACAATAGTATCAAGTGTAGCCACTAGTATCTGCTTGCACTCTTCTACTACTTCATCTGTCAATGGCACATCAATAATACAATTCGTTACAACATACTTATCTTGAATGAATTGAGGCATTACAGAAAGGTTGTTCTCAGCAATTGCGCTCTCAATTAACTCATTAATTTTAATAGGGTCAAAATTTACGAGACGAAGCTGTTCGATTTCGAGTTCAATGTCGCCAATTCCCACACTATATCCTTCTGCATCTTCTGGAGTAGTCTTCTTCATATTCATTTTCTTGACTAGCTTGGCAATCTCTTTTTCAAGCTTCTCAATGTCTTTAGCTACGTCTTCTAAGTCTTTACGAAGCTTATTAGCTAAATGAGCCACCCATAGTCTTCGTTCTGCTTTGGTAACTGTTTCTTTGCCATTCTTCTGTGTGTATGTGATATTGCAATACTTCATCATATCGTAACGGATTTTAATCTTGTCCATAGTAAACTTACGCATTTCGTCACCAATCATACGACCGTGCTGAGTGATGCCAATAGCATAGATAATAAGCTGACGAGCCTTTTTGAGTAAGTCTTTGCCAGTAAATCCAGACATACTAGACGTTTTGTAGTCCATGATAACTAAATTTCCATCGGAGTCCAAAAATTCCGAGTCGATATAGCCTTGGAATACATACTTCTCTAATCCATGGAATACAGCTAATACGGCTCTTTCATTCATTACTTTATAAGGGATTGTTTGAACAAACTTAAAGTAATGACGAAGATTTTCAATATATCCATCACGTTCCTTATCGGAGTTGAATTTAAGCTTCGGATCATCTTTCATTTGCCATTCTACAACTTTTGCATCAAATGTAGGCAACATCCCACCAAATTCATGCTTGCCGTCATAGAAATCCTGTATGATTTCATGGGCAATCGAACCAAAATAAGTATAGCAGTTGTCACCTTTGACACGAATCTTATCAATATACTTTAACTTATATAGCCAACTACATTGATCGTAAGTTCCCACTTTGGAGAATGACCAAAGATTTTCTACGCCCATCTTTTCCTTTATTAAATTAAGTTGCTCATACGTTAATCTCATCTGCATGCTCCTTTGTGAATTGTTGGAAGTCGTGAAGGAAATGAGTTGCACATTTTACAACATAATAATCCTTGCTCTCTTCTTCTTTTGTGTCGCCAATCTTAACAGAGTCACCTTTAAATGTTGGTTTGCCATTTTCATAACGCACATTAAACATAGCCTTATGACGACATCCTTCCTCTCGGCAGATTGTTTTTACTTCTTCAAACACCTCTGCCAGTTCAAATAATGTCTTTGAACCTTCAAACATTTGTCCCGTGAAATCTGTACGCAAGCCGTAGCACATAACTGGGATATCAAGTTCTGTAGCAATCATTCGCAACTGTAATACTTGTGAATATGTTAAGAACTGTGCTTCATCTACGAATACACAAGCTAAATTGATTCCATTGTTTACTAGCATGCTGACATGAGCAAAGACGTTATATCCCTTCTCTACGTCAAGACACTTAACTTTTAACCCTGCTCTGCTTTCGATGTAGCCCGTTGCAGAACGAGTGTCGATTACTGGCTTCATTGGCAATACAAATTCTCCACGTTGTTGATATTCATAAGCATCCATACACAGACGTGCTGTCTTGGATGAGTCCATTGTTCCATAGCGGAAATAAATCTTCGCCATAATATCACTCCTTATTGCAATACTTTTGTTTTATTTATTCAAACACTACAGCATATCCTTCTGCAAGAATCGTTTGGTTTACAAATTCATCTTGTAAGTACACTTCACATAGGATACGACCAAAGCTATCTACTTCTTTGCTACGAATGATTACATCTTGACCTGTTAATCGTGATGCAAGATACTCTTTCGACTGCTCTGCTTTAAAGCGGACATCTGCTTCTTTTGCATGCAATTCTGGAGCATTAATCCCTAGTAATCGACCATGCGGATTTTTGAGAGAAAGATTGAATCCTAGATCCAATTCTGAAAATACAACAGTATCTCCATCTATTACTCTGTCAATGTGACCTTTATACCAATACAATAAATCTTCCATTTTCTCAATCTTAATGTTCATTATACTATTCTCCTGCTTTCTAATAACTCATGGAATACCTTATATCCCCTGTCAATGGGAGATTCAAAGTCTCCAAGTAACTTGTTTTCATCATAAATATAACTAGCTTTACGATATTTCGAGAACTTTTGAGCCTGTCTGATTAAGTACTTTTCACCAACATGCTCACCAGTCTTCTTATCTGTCATTCTCATAACATCGCTATCAAATGCTATGACTACTTCTACGTCAGTTGGTAAAAGTCTCATTAACATCTGTACTTGCACATCGCTAATTTCGTGTCCACCCACACTACATGAGTAACCTTCATTTCTAGTTTGCGTGAAGTTCTTTAACACTGACTTTTCTGCCTCGAATATAACAAGCATTCCATACTTTTTAACAAATTCGAGAGCATGTGCCAGTCCATATAAGTTATACATTTTCTTATATCCAGAAATGTAGTTCCAGTACTTAGGAATAAGAAACTGGTCTATCTCCTCTTTACTACGTGTTGTACGTCCTGTAATCCCAACAATTGCGTTTTTATCATTGTAGTTGAAATGTGGGAATAGAATTCTATCCAACTTTGGATCGTAGCAAACTTTAAATAACTCTGCTGTCTGAGGCATAATTCCTTCATAGAACAGGTTGATATGCGGTATCATAATGAAATCACTCAGCGCTTCCATGCCAAACTTAGGTACTTCTACGTCATCTAAATTAGTAATTGGCTTATGTTGCTTTCTGATTCCTTTAAACTTTGCAAGGGGATCAATCTTGTTTTCCTTGACGAACTTACCGCCAAGACCGAATAAAGACTTTACAAACTTGAAACTATCAGAGAATGATTCATCACGGAGAAGTTTAATTAACTCTAAAATGTCTCCTCTGAAAGTCTCATCACGCTTGTAATAACGGCAAAAAAGCGTATTAACATCAACGCTTATTGCCGTGTGATTCTCAGAATCTGCAGGCGCTCCCCTCAGTTCTGATCCCGTTTCCCAAATTCTATGAACGCCAACTGCCTCAAGAACCTTTTTAATTCTACCGATGTCCTCGATAAGATATTCCTTAAGAGATTGTGCATTCATTTTTATCACCCATAAATACAATTTGTTAACTACTTTATTATACTAAATCGTTAACTTAATTGCAATACTTTTGTTTTATGATATTTCATCCATAGCCTTATTTGCCAATGCATCTGCTCGGTTATTACCTTCATTATCAGCATGACCTTTGACTTTTAAAAACTTGATATCATCGTGTGTTGAAGCTAGATGAACAAGTCGTTTCCATAAGTCTTGATTCTCTACTGGCTTCTTATCTGCCTTCTTCCAACCTCTTGCTATCCAACCTTTTACCCAAGAGTTCATGCCATTGCAAACATACGCAGAATCAACATAAATCTCAACTGGAATTGCTGTATTGCCATGAATAGCTTCAAGCGCCTTTATACAAGCTGTTAACTCCATCTTATTATTGGTTGTATTACGAACGCCTTCATATAGTTCCTTTTCGTTGTCATTGTAACTTAATAATGCACCCCAACCACCAATATTTTCGTCAGATTGATTCCCACGGCATCCACCGTTACAGTAAATAATAAATTTGCTCATAATATCCTCCTATGCAATACTTTTGCTTAATACAGATTTTTCAACAAGATTCATGATGTTGTAATCAATCGCTTGCTTCAATTCTTCATTTGGTTTATAGCTACAGTACTTCTCTTTTAAAGGAGTAAATACATTATCGTGATACTGTGTAACAAAACGAATGAATTCCTCCTTTGTCATTGACCCATTCTTGATATCAAGCAATGCTTGTCTCTCATAGTCTTCATAGCGTAGTGCCTTTTCGAAGTCTTTAAAATCAGTTTCTTCGTATCTTACAAGTAGCTGTGCCGATCTAAAAGTATGTAAACCTTCCTTTGTATTCCAACCATAGGCATCTACTAAATGCTGTGTACCTTCTGTCGCATGGTCTAGCTTCTTCATGCGCTGATTAAACATACCGCCTGTAGACTTGAATAGCTGTGGAAGATTCATTCTAGCAATCTCATGTCTAACGGAATATAGGAAGTTTAACTCCTCACAATCTTTAAATACAATATCTTGAGAGAACAGCAATTCTAGGTAAGCGATATTAGACTTGTAAAGTAAGTCTGGAAGCTTGCGGATATCATGGATATCTTGGTCTTCAACCTTTGTGATGATCGCTTGATGATAGGTTTTACCCTTGTATAATTCTTCAAATGTTGGGGGAACAAACACCTTGTAATCTTTATCGGACGGTGTATGATTCTCTAGTCCAAGTAAGATCAAATCCTGTAATGTCTGCTGTAGATTGTAATTCCAACTTCCTGTATTAGCCTTTAATAACACTTCTCTTTCCATCTGTTATGCCTCCTAGTATTTTTCTATATGTTCATTGATTTGCTTGTAAGTAATCTCAACAAGTTCTTGTCTTGGTACTTCTTCTTTTATAAACGCATCAAGGCTTTCTACTATTTCAACTGCTAAATCCCAACGATCCATACTAACACTCCTTGTTATAGAATAATGTGCATATACTTTGACTCTCCGCAGTAACGGACATGATTTTCGTCAATCCATTGTTGAGCAGTAGCACCTGCAAATCCATTAAGACCTTTTGCTATCATCATTTCTGCAACTGTTAATTCAACCTTTGTATCATAGTAGAATTCAAGTTTATTGCCATCAATTCGTGAAACTACTAATCTATACTCTTTATGTCTCATAACTGCCTCCTATTAATTGATTACTTTAATTTAGGGAATGTAACATCTTTCAGCTGATTAGTTCGATACTGATTGCCACTGATTATTGTTCCGTTAGTAACGGCATTAAATACTTCTTGATCTACTTCAAATGTAGCTGTATTCTCATTCTTTTGTACTGTGACAAAATATTCACTACCTGCTCTGCTGTAATCTTTCGTAGATTTATTAATGACTGTAACGTTTTCTATTTTTGCTACAGGCTGTTCTTCTTCGCATCCTGCTAATAATGTCACTGCTACCGATAGCGATAGCAATGCTTTCACATATTTATTCATTGAAATGTACCTCCTATTATTCTGTAATATATTCAATCGAAGGATATGTCTTCTTCAAGTCAAATACCTCATTACACTTACTGCATTTATGAGTGTATAGAGGAGGATACGATAATTTCATCGCTCCTGTAGACTTTAGCTTGCCTTCTCCACATGTGTCACAAACATAATCAACCTGTACTGGCTTTAATTCCTTATATATCTCTGCCATTCTATTGCCTCCTAGACTTCAATTAGATGATTGAACTTCTTCTTTAAACCTTCTAGGTCTTGAATAATCTCTTCAAACGAATCATAGTGCATCTCATTTTCGATATTTCTAATGATTTCATCTATCTCTTTTTCCAATTCGTTTGTCGAAACAACCTCACGGAAGCCGTCCATAAGATACTCTGTGTCGGACACATTGTCAGATGAATGGTCTTTTCTTTGAAGAATGTATTTCTTTCCTCTGTATCTAAATGAAATGTCAGTTATGATATACCAACCATCATGACAGGATAAATCTTCCTCGTAGCAAGATACTTCATCGTGATCCTCTAGTTCGTAAGGCGCATAATCCCCAAATAAACGTGAATACAATTTTAATCCTTCCATCGTACATGTCTCCTCTCATCGATCCCATTTTTGATTCACATATCTCTCTTCAATTGAAGGTAGTCGCTGTTCCATTACTTCAAACAGCTCATCAATTGTAATTAGCTCGCCAAATGGCTTGTGCTTGAAGTGTGGACTATCTACCCCAACGTTAATCTGATTATCCCAAGTTGACTCCATTCCATGGATATGACCATGAATTGACCATTTACGTGGGCGTAATCCAATCTCAAATGGATAATGGGTTAGCCACATCTGATGTTTGTTGTAATTTAAGGTAATCCCAACTTCGTGATACTCATGTAGTAATCCCATTTCAACGATTTTCTTGTAATATTTTGAATGGTCGTGGTTGCCTTTAATTAGAATAATCTTTCCATTAAGTTGTTTTAATACATCAACTGTTGGGTCATAGTTTCCTAGACATAGGTCGCCTAAATGGTAGACAATATCCTCATTGCTAACTTGCTCATTCCACTTTTTAATCATATCCTTTGTCATCTCTTCAACAGATGCATATGGTCTTTTTTCAAAGTTTAAGATGTTCTTATGCCAAGCATGTGTGTCACTTGTAAAAAAATGTCTTCATAGTAATCCTCCTTTATAAATGTAGCCTTATTGAATTCTAGCTACTATTTTCCCAACTTCTCTAACAATAGCAAACTCAACTTTTCCATATAAAATACTTAATGCATGGTCAATTTGCTCCTCGAAACAAAATGCATATTCAAACTGCTCATCCTCCTTGTTTCCGAATATGATAATATGAGTAGGCTCTAAACATGGATTCTCTTTCTTTGACTGTCTAAGTAAATCGTTCAATTCTTTTCTCATACAAGACACCCTTCTTCATAAAATGTAGTTTTTATTCATTGATTGAATCTTGACGTTCTGATTCGTAAAAATCTTGTTTATCCACTTTTACGAAATACTCTTTATGAGAGTCTCCCTTACCACTATTGCACCAGTGACATGGGGTTGGATATTCATCTGCATTTGATTTCTCAACATCACACTTAGTGTTATAAAGATTGCAATAAATCACTACGATTCCTCCCTTTAGATAATCGGTTTTACAACATTGAACCCTAACTCTTCTGCTTCCTTTACGTCAAATCCATTATCTAGGTGCATGCAATAAACCCTATCTCGATTAACCCAAATTAAATCATTTAGTTTTCTTAAAGATAGATGTACGTTGCCTTCGTAATCAGCTTTACAAGTATCTTGATAAAATAAATCGATTTTACCTTTATCAAAATCATGTAGAATATGCTGTGGTATATCATTGGAGTCCCCACTATAGTAGACCAATTTATTTTGGTAGCTTATTAGATATCCAAAACAGTCTAATTCTGTAACATGCGATATAGGTATCGCCTTGAAGTTTATATGGAAATCGCCATAATGAACGCCACCATTCTCATAAAACTGAGATAAGCTATATGTCTTTTTCTCTACCCCCATCATTTCTAATAAATGGCGAATTTTTAAATCATATGGCGCAAATACAGTTACGTTTGGTTGCATAGGTTCTCCCATCGAATAGTATCCATAGAAGATTAAATCTCCTAAAGAGCCTACATGGTCGGGGTGTGTATGCGTCAACAGCACCGTTATATGATTAACTCCTTCTAATAGCCCTGCTCTTTGGATTCTCTCAAAGGTACTGCTTCCACAATCTATTAAAAACAACATGTCGTTATCTCTTATAAACGCCCCATTATTTCCTAATTTAGTATTAAACGCACTTCCACAACCGATAAAATTTAACATTTTATCTTCCTCCTATTCAAATGACTTAATCCAATCAACAACTGCTTTAATTTCTCCATTTGTTACCTCATCTGTAACGATAATGCCTGAGATACATGCGAATATTTCAGTCTCTCCTCTACCATGATACTCATCGCTTGCCGAAACATGGACTATTACATTCTCTGACGCTTGAAGTAGATAATCATCACTTCCATCAGAAGGCATATTTAGCCAATCTGAATGACCATCGTAAGACTTCACGCTATCACTAATATCATCTAATAAACCTTCTGCGTCATCGTCGCTTTGAATAATATATGGACAATCCCACTCTCTTAGTAGAATTCTAATCTTTTCACTTAGCTCACTGCGCTGATGGTCAATGATATTCCATGGCAATGATACATATTTTCCTTTATTCTTCTTTTGATATACATAATGGAATCCTTCTTTTAACAGTTTCACTATTACTCCTCCTTAACTAATCTATCTATTAACTCTATTAATACATCGCCATGACATGACTTGGGTTTACAGAAACATCCAAGCGTCTTTCCTTTCAGCTCATGCAACTCTGCTAATAGATTTGGTTTATACATAATCCATTTTCGATACATCTCAATAGCTTCTTCTTTGAATATAGCTTGTGTATTAGGTAGATGGCTGAAAGGGTTTCCCCATTTCGAGCCACGACCAATATACACGTCATATGGTAATTTGTGATACTTGTTAACTACTGTAGTCTCGCACATCAGAATAACCTCCTAGCAAAATACTCCATATCCAATTTGATGGTTTAAAGATTCTGACCAATATCCAACAATTGCCTCTGCGTCAAGACTCAGTTCTTTCCACTCGAAATCTTTTGGCATGCTATAGGAGATAAACCACATGAATAGTTTGAATACATCCTTGGATGTGAAATACATAGTTCCATCACTCTCGTCCTTGAAAACACTATTAAAGTCAAAACCATGTTCAGCTAGAATATGAATAGCTTCATTATTGATTGTAGTCTCTTCATATTCAGTCAATAAACATCTCCATCCACGTCTTGTCCCCACCCCATCGTCTAAACCTGTATAATTTGTTGAGCTATCATTCATTTGTAGTCCAATCTTCTTACATGTATCCTTATACGCCTGTTGCATTTTCTCTAAAGGATAATTGCTGTACACATAGTAATTTTCTGAAACGTTATGACCATCTTTTGACCAGTCTCCTACAGGCACTTTAAATAATGTTTGTTTTGTCATGTTCATGCTAATACCCCTTTCGCTCTTGCCTCCTTAATCCACTGCGGAAACTCATTTAATACTCTGTCCATAAACTCTTCGTCACTGATTTGACGAAGGTCATTAACATGGAAGAAGTTTGCGTTGTCTAGGAATCTTCCATTCATATCATCAAGCTTCTGCAAGAAGTCAAAGCTTGCTCTACCAACTCCTACAAACTGCCAAAAGATTGCTTGATTAGATGATTCACGAATAATCTTTTCAGCCTCTGCCTTGTCGAAGTTATCACCATCTGTTACAAAGAATACTAATGTAGGTACAGTTGGCTTTTCAGTAGGAGTCTTGCTTCCAAGACAATCTCTTCGTTGTTTTGGAATACAATCTTGATTCTCTTCTTATCAAGAATCTCTGCATGCTTTATGTTCTTCATCTTCTTGTTTTTGACCATATCGATTCTTCTCATGAGAAAACCTCTTTTAAATTAATCATCCCACTCTTCGCAATCGAAATATTGGCATCGATTCTAATTCTACATTCCTCAACTGTTTTGAAATGATAAGCGCAGTTCCAGTAGGGAAAATACATATCATCTTTGCGGTAGATTTTGTTACCCTTATATTCTTCAAATAGTCTACTTTCTATCAAGTCTTTGTAAGCCTGCTCAGCACAACACTTGCAATAAAACCCTTTAACTTTCTCGCCGTCAACATCTGTTAACCTTTGAGTCGCTTTGCTCATAATCGCTGATAAGCCAATAGTTAGTACAGTGTTACAAGTGTTGCATTTTGGTGGGTTTGCTTTTATAAGTTCTTTAAATAGCAATGCCCTTGCTCTTCGATGCAACAGTGAAATGTCTATGATTACATGCTTTGAAATCAACTCTCTGTAGTCATGATGCATATCATGTTTCTCATTGTATTCGATATACTCTTCTATTGGAGTATTCTCGTAATATGGTCGTTGCTTTAGAAAAATCAACTCTTTTGTATATGGATTTCTTACAGCTAAATTACTTACAACATCCAATATGCGTCTGCTTGGTAAAGAGTAAATCAATTCAGTTTTTAACTCGTCAGTTACTTTCATTTCTATTCCTCCTAAGAATTGATAAAATGATGATTTTATTAGTTTATGAACCAAAACCTCTATCATATTGATGGCTAGACAATATCTCTAGTTCTCTATCATTGAATCCAACTTCATTAAGTTTTAAAAGCATTTTTGCAACCTCTTCGTTCGTAACTTCCATCCCACGTTTTACAAACTTAGATACTCGTATAATAGTCCCACAGATATCCCTTGCCCTGCCTTCGTTGTAAGACAGCTTATTACTAGTCAAGTGTTTTAAATCTGTCATTGCCTTTATAACCCCATCTTGAAGGTAGAACATATTATGCTTAAAGTCGAATTGGGAGACAACTTCCTGTGGAGTACCTACCCACTTTGTTATTATCTGATATTTCCCAATAGAGATTGCATTATCTGTTACTATAAGATTTAAATTTCTATACATTCCTCTTTTGACTCCATTACTTCTCCCCATAAACAACCTCTGTTTTGAAAAGAAATCTATAACTTCATCTACAAGATGTTTGTCTTGGATAAATGTATCAATATCCTTTGGAGTTTGATTGTTATATAGGCTATATATACATCCACCACTTATAAACAAATCTCGTTTTAATCTTTCTGAAAATCTTTTAGGAAGAAGAGAAATGAGTTTATCCTTCTCCTTCTCCAAGGTAGTCGCTACAGAGTCTAGTTTATTCAAATCAATAAAGCTAATTTCATCACATAACACAAGCCTTCCTCCTATTCTAGTACCTTTAGTACAGCTCCACATTCGCATCTGTTGATATGACTTCTTAATTCTACTTCATTATCACAGCTAGAGCAGTTAGCTTTTGGAAACACATATAGCATTGCTTTCTCTCCACTGTGTAACCACCTTCGGAATACACTTCTTCGAACAGTAGTAACTGTATTGTTCTTGAAATCTGTCTTGGATTTGTAGACCATTACATCCTCGTCAAATCTGATTATCACTCGAACAGTTCTGCTACCTTTTACCCAGATTTGACCTTCTTTTAAGACACCGTTAAATCGTGAACCGTCTGTGCATTGAATCATATGACAACCTCTCCTAATTGCAATACTTTTGCTTATGTACTTAGTATAGTTGACACCTCTGTTAGTGTCAATACTTTTGTTTAAATAAACCTAATTTAATGACTATCACATTGACCTTGTTGATGACCATCTTCATACGCCTCATACATCATTCTACACACAGCAATCGCTAGAAGTAAATCATCAAACTCACCTTCAAATACATGATAAGGATTTGTCTCACCTTTGCTAAATTCTCCTACTCTAAACTTGCCAATAGCATCTTGGAAAACCGCATAAATATCTCCATCTCTTCTACTACTACAATTATATAAACGTTTAGTTGGTTTCATCATTTTAAAACATTCTCCTGTTCAGACTCGTCTCCTAAATACACTAGAAGGAATTTAAGATCCTTTTTGATATTTTCCTTTTGAACATCCATAATCTTTTGACCCATTTCAAAGTCAATAATTCCTTGGTGCGCCATTTCAGAAGCATTATTCATAAGCTGTGCCAGTTTATCTATGTTTCTTGCATAGTCAGTCACGTATCTCATTTCACCTTTGCTTGGGGATAACGTTGCATCAATCTCTCTTTGTCTGTCCCAACTTTTAGTAATAGCATCTGCCCAACCTGTAGCATCCATGCCTTTCTTCTTAGCCATTTTCCATCCTCCTTGTTTATTAGTAGCAGTCAACTATTCGTTAACTGCTACCTCTGCTGAGAACCCATGTTTCTTATCAAACTTCAATTCTACTGACATAAGATTTGCATTAAAGTTGTGGTACTCATTTAGAAATTGCATAATCCCATTTACGATATCACCTGTACGTAAGTAAGCTGTATCATACATTCCAGTTTTTGCAACTGCCGTGAATCCATTAATCTCGTTATATCCTATCTCAACAACGTGAATACTTTGTGGCATTTGATTAAATTCGTTAGCCACATAAACGCAAATTCCATCTGTAATTTCTTGTTCATTTAAAAATAGTCTCATAACTAAAATCTCCTTGTGTATGTTTTAGAAGGCTTTAATGCCTTGATAGTTGCGATTACAATGATAAGAATGATAATTAATAGGATGATATCTACAATCCAAGCGATCGGTGATGCACCGTATGTCGTATATGTTCCACGGACTGGATACGTATGTCCCCAAGGATGCATTAGGCTTCCCATGAACATTCCAGTTGTGAATCCACTGTAGTAGCCAAACCAACCAGACGGTGAATATCCTGCATGATAATAATGATTAACTGTTACAGAGCGACCATTTACATATGTTCTAGTAGGTGCGCTTGTATATGTCTTCCCTCTAATCGTTGAAGTCGATGCCTTTGTCGATGTTTTACCAGAGAATGACCCAGACGATGAACTACTACTGCTCTTAGTAGATGTCTTTCCAGAAAACGTACCGCTTGAACTTGATTTGCTAGATGATGAACTTGATTTACTCAATGACACTTTGCTACCGCTTGAACTTGATGATGGTCTACTTGAACTAAATGATGACGATGATCGTGAAACAGAACTAGAACTTACTGATGATCTAGCCGAAGAACCTCCGCTAAACCCTCCTGCTTGTGCTGTAATTGTTGATGGTATTAATAGCCCTAATGCAAGAATGAATGATAGAAACGCTTTTAATTTCATAATTAAGATGCTCTCCCTTGTGCATGTTTTGGTTTATACCCTATTTTCTTTCCAATTACTACGACTAGAATTGCTGTTAAGATTGGGATGATTAAATCCGCTAGGAAAAAGCTGTGGCTAAGTGTATATCCAACTGCCTTGTCCTTTAATATCATCTCGCCTGCAGTGTATCCAAGTAATGCTGAACCAATGATTACGATAATCGGGAATCTTTCCATAATTTTCATAAGAATCTGACTACAAAAGATAATTAAAGGTATACTTACTAATAATCCGATTGTGATAAGTGTAATATTGCCATCTGCTACACCTGCGATTGCTACAACATTGTCAAGACTCATAACTAAATCTGCAACGATAATTGTTAGAATTGCATTTACCAGTCCATTACTACCTTTGATTTCGCTACTCTCTTCCTCTTCTTTAAGTAAGTTTATTGCGATCCATAGAAGCATCAATCCACCTATAACTTGGAAATACGGTATTTGCATTAACTCAACTGCTACGAATGTAAGGACTACTCGTAAGAAGATTGCACCAAAGCTTCCTAGAAACACTGCTTTCTTTCGCTGTTCTTCCTTTAAGTTTCTGGAAGCCATCGCAATTACCACTGCATTGTCTCCACTTAGAATGATGTTAACCATGATAACTGTGAATAAACTAATAATAAAATCCATAATCTTAATCCCCTTTTCTTATGATAATTTCAACTCTACATTCATAACATCTTCGACATAATCCATTTGTCTAATTGCTTGCTTGACAAGTGGATGTCTGAATCTAACTACTATCCAGTTAGGATGTTCATCAATTTCACTTAAAACAACTAATAGACCCTTTCCCTTGAAGTAATCTAAGATGTCTTGACTTACATTTGTTGATAATGTAACCAGAAAATATACTGGCTTTAATTGCTTTACGATTTCAGCACTTGATATCGCATCTCCAAAAATAACTGGCTTTCCAGTGTTAATGTCAAAGAACGTAACGTCTGCTACGTTTTTAAGTCCGTACTTCACATCGACTCCTCCTCATACATAATTACCTCAACTCTCTTGCCTAGTCTTCGTGAAACATCAATCATTCCTTTCGTACCCTTGCTCTTTCCATCCCAGAAGCAGAATACCCAGTCTGTGTAGTGAGCCATGTCAACATTTCTTCTATGACCTGCAGAGTCTCCAAAGCGATCCCAATCTGGAATGAATTGCTTTAAGACACATCCATATTCCTCTTGGTACTTCTCGCCTAGCTTGTCTCCACCATCTGCACCGCCAGATACAATTTCAACCTCACTGGGCTTGTATTTAACAAATGCTTCATTCAACGTTTTCTTTAGTAATTCATAATCAGAAAACCCTCTTGAACCTGCTACAACAGCTTTGATTAAGATCAATTTAAATCCACCACCAATGCAATACTTTTGTTTTATGATTTATGTTAAATTGGTTATTCACCAATGTTTTCCTCCAATAAGTATGTCCTGCTATCATAATAACAGGACTCTTATACTTTTGCAATACTTTTGTTTAATTATTTTTTATTTATTTTATCTCGACTCGCAATCATTGATGCGACTGCAACGAACGCTATAAATCCAAGTGAAAGTACAATGCCTAGCATCATTTCAATAAGTTTAAAATATAGTACAAATTTAATCATTGACATAATAATCCTCCTAGATATCTTGCGGAATCAAGCATGTGCCAAAGTCGGTGATTCTATTTCGAGAGATATCCACCTCAAACACAAGCTGTCTTGTAGTCTGTCCGTTACGGTTCTTGCCAAGGAACATAATGAAATAGTCCTTATCTGGCTTCATCTTCTTGTTCTTGCCGTCATGATGACCTTTAACCTCTACTTCGTTCTTACCGCCTTCTTTTTCTGATTCTAGGGCTTTACGAACTAAGAGTAATGTTGTTACAACATCAGCTGTATTTTTAGACATACCCAGACTATTCTGGCTTAAGTATCTTGTCATTAAAGCCGATTTCCCTAATTGGAACGTAACCCAACAGTGAATATTACGGTTCGATGGTTTACATAGATCGTCAAGTTTAACCATGTTTTGCATCAAGCTTAACCATGCCTGTGAGTTCTCATTAAGAGCATCAGAATCCAGTTTAAGTGTATCAATAACAAAATAACGAACACCATTAATAGAGTTCTGTTTCTTCATCGTTCTAAGGGCTTTATCCATACTGAAAGAGTTGAAGTTGATAAATGAAATAGTTCCCTTCTTCATTTCAGCATCAAGCCAGTCTACACCCTTTTTAAGAAGAGTAAGCTCATCTTTGCTAAAGTTACCTTGGTTGAAACGTCCCTTTTCAAAGTCGCCAGATTCAATAACGTTGTTAACTGCCCAGATAATAATTTCCCGTTTCCACTTCTGCTCTCCCTCTTCATTTGCGATTATTAATAGTTTCTCATCGAATTCAATCATATTAGGAAGAATCTGAGCCAGAGTTAAGAACGATTTACCGATACCACTATTCGCACTAAGCATCGTGATATTACCCAACGCCATGCCGTTAACATGCTCTGTAAGCATTGCAGATTGATAAGGGAATCCTCTCATTACCCCTTCATGAGCATCCATTACAGTTTTCCATAAGTTATCACTAAGATCAGTTACTTTCTCTTCAACGTACACATCAGCAAAGATGCTATCTAGAACGCTTTGCAGTGTACTTTGAACCTTGTCAACGCTCATTAATTTATAGTTATCGAACTTCTCCATTACTGGGAATCCGAGGTCGTGTAGTTTGATTAAAGCATTATACTTCTTAATATCTAACAGGTAGCTATCAAAGTTCTCTTCCTGTACGAATGCTATACCATTTGCAATTGTTTGGTATCCACCACACTCTTCAAACATCTTTGAAAGTGCTTCGTTCTCTGACACACGAAGACCTACAACGATATCATCTAGCACCTTTTTACCAGAGTTAATTAATTGGTCTGCAATTGCAAAATACATCTTCCAAATTGGATCGTGAAAATCGTCAGCTGTTAATGAACTGTCAAAATATAATTCAGTATTGCGATAGATGCTTAGTACGACATACGACTCAGCCGTATTCTTCGTCTTCTTAAGCATATCTCTAAACTCTTTCTTAGCATCTGTTTCTTGTACCGTATCTATCATAGTGAGCCTCCAAGTAATGCCGAAATATCGTCATTGATTTCATTGTTGTTTTGCTTTTTCTGTTCTTCTTGGCGCTTTTGTTCTTCACGCTGTTTCTTAAGAGCATCTTTGTAATCAAATACAGGAAGTGCTTTTGTAACTTCTTCATCAAGCTTTGCATTTGCTTTTCTTTGTGTATCAAGGCGTTTTGCTACGTCTGGGATTTCGCTTACAACGAATCTCATACATCCATCAATCTTGTGTTTGAAGTTAGCGAAGTTCGCAGTTTTTAAGTATGATTGAAGCTTTGGATTAACTACTTTTAATGCGATAAGTATAGTTTCAAAACTATACCCTCGTGGCAGAACTCTAGTATTATTGGCAGATGGGTAGTAGCTTCCGACACGCAAGCCAAGTAATCTCTTGGCTAAATGACTATCTTTGTCGTCAATCTTGTTATCTTTCATATCAAGAATATCGTTCTTAAAATATTGATAAACATTATCCCATGCAGTATTTTCAACTGCTCTTAACTCATAATCTTCAAGTCCCTCATTATATTTACTAACACAATCAAGATGTAGCTTTCTGTTCCAGTTTCTAACTACACCATTTTTACCTGTCAATGGAACTTTCTTTATAACAAGATCGTTTGCTCTTTCGATCATATTTCCGCAGTAATAACATTTAACAGCTTCATATATTGATTTCTTCGTTCTCTTCTTTTTCTCAGTCATTTCAAATCCACCTCATTGCAATACATTTGTTTAAAGGGAAGTGATAAAAAATCAGCTTCCCTTTTCATTTACTGGTTTATTATAATTGTTTATCGAAAATCTTGCAATACTTTTGTTTAAAGGGCGTTTACTGTTTCAATAATCTCTTCAAGAGCCTTTAATTCACTTGCAGTAGGCTGTAATGGATTTTTAATCTTCTTCTCTTGGATAAGTTCAACAGCTTTAGCTTGCGCCTCTGGAGACTTAGCCATTACTTCTTTTAAGCGTTCAACAATTGTTTTTTCCTTTTCAGCATCTTCTTTCTCAAGAGCATCCATGTCTTTGCTCATATCTTTTGCAAGATTTGAATCAAGAGTATCTGCACCTTTACGACCTTCGTAGTAATCTTTCCAGATTAAGTATGAAGGATTATCGATAACCATACCTGCTTTAGTAACGTTTGTACGGTCTTTTTTGATCTCACCTTTATACTTCATACCACCCTTGCCATCTTCTTCTTTTACTAAGTTGATGATAATGTCATAGTCGTACTCGGCATTCTTTGCCATTACAGGCTTCTCGCCTACTTTTACGAATTGCTCTCCTACTTTTTGCTTCACATCATCAACTTGAGATACAGAGATTACGTGAATACCTTTAGCAGATAAGTCGATTTTTAAGTTTTGTAGCTTAGTAGATACTTGCTTGATGCGACCCCATGAACGTACTGATAGATTCGTATCGTTAATATCTCCACCCTTACGTCTTGCACGTTTCTCCTCTGTTTCTAGGCATGAATGTTGAAGGTTTTGATAGAATTTAGTTTCAGAGTCGATAATAAGCGTATTAATTTCATCTGGAGTATCTTCTACCATTTCCTCTACTTCTTCGAATGCCTCTTCCATTTCTGATACTGACATTGTATTTTGGATAGCTACGATGTTCGCACCGTATACTGAATCGCCTTCATATAGCGCTAAACCTGCCTCTGAATCTAGTGCCGCAATTTTAGGAAAACTCAATCCGAATACTGATTTACCTGCTCCTGTTTGACCTGTTACAAGAACTTTAAGACCGATTTTTTTAGTTGATGGTTTACGAAATGCCATAGTATGATTACCTCTTTCTCTTATCTGTTTTTTAGTTTGTTTTGCAATACTTTTGTTTAAAGGGAGTCTTATAGATTACTCTTGCTCCCTTATATAAATTCTGCCATACAGTTTGAAATAATAATGTTATGGTAACTAATCTATTAGTTTCCTAATCCTAGTCCTGCTAACCAAGAGTTGTCGCCTTTAGCGTTAGAAGTCTCTTCTTCTGCTAATTTAGACAGATCAATTGGATCTTCTTTTTTCTCTTCTTCAATGTTAACGATTAAATCTTCTGGTACATACTTCTCATCATTAACGTCCATTTTGATTTTTGTAGCATCGTCTTTATCTTTAAGAATGAACGGGCGAGTGAATACTAGTTTAGAAATCTTGTTTCCACGAACAGTCATCTTCTCCATTGCCTCTTCTTTTGAGTAAAGTCCCATAGCAATCAATTCTTGAACATCTTTTGTGATTTGAATGTCTTTTTCGCTTACTTTTTGTTGTTCGTATCCTTCAAAGATTTGACCTGCAATAGCAATTTCACGAACTTTACCTTTCTTAACTTTGAACAAGTTTGCAATGATTTTCTCAGTAATAGTCGGATCTTCTTCATTTACCTTGATAGTAATTGGGAAGTCGAACAGCATGTTTTTACCGATTTTCTTGCCATCAATCTTACCAACATAATCGACTGCACGAGCATTAACAACGATTTCGCCAGTTGTTTTAGCATTCTTGACAGAGTCTTTTGTAATAGAGTCTTGATCAAGAATTACAGTTTGTACGAAGTTAGCAAAACCTTCTTCTGAACGGCTTAAGTAAATGTCTTGAACTTGGAATTTACGTTTCGTATCATCGTTGTGTTCATTGAATGAATATGAACCTTTAGCCATAATCATCATACCGTCTTTAAGATGTTCTTTGATATAGTCGTGAGCGTCAAAGGCTGATAAGAATCGTTTTACTACTAATTTACGTTTATCTTCTGCACCTTCTTCTGGCTCTTCACCGTCACGGATAAGACCAATATTGAATGTAGAGAAGCTGTTTAATGTGTCGATGATAGATTCATTGAAGCGGTCTGCCCAAGCGATATCAACATTTTCGCCTTCTTTAGTACGAGCCTTGATAGGATAGTTTTGAGAAGGACTGAATCCACCCATCATTTCTCCATAAATGTTATTTCCTTCTTGCGTTTCGATTCCGATATTTACACGCTTATATTGGTAGTCAGATGTTTTAGAAGTTTTATCGCCACTGAAAGTGTTTTCCCCAATTTTTGCTTTACCAACCACTGTGATGTAGCTTTTACCTTTTTGTAACTTCTGTTTTTCTGTTTGTTGTTGTGTCATAATTAAATACCTCTTTCTGATTTTAGTTTATTTTGCCTTCTTGATAGAAGTGATTACCCTCGTTAAGTCAACAATCGCAATACTTTTGCTTAATGTAAATCTTTAAATTATTGACTTAATTACTTTAATCATAAAGTGATCTGAGAGGATGTGATTTCCACCGCTACTCCTCTCAGAGTCACATATTCTATTCTAACATTTTTCAATCGTATTTGCAATACATTTGTTTAAGAAAGTTTTTTGTTTTGGTAATAAACAGTCATACCAAATTGTACGAAAATCAAGGCAATATTTAAGAATTCTGTTGCGATAATCCATACGTTTGTACCAGTGATAATCATATTACCAGTGACCGCTAGAAGCCCCGTACCAAGTACGATGAATAACCAACGGCTAATCCCTGTAGCATCCTTCACACGGTTAAGGTGGAAGATTTGTGGAAGGTAAGCTGTTAAAAGAGCGATACTTCCTACAAGCTGAATATGATCCCCTACTACTGTTAATTCATTCACTCGTAAATCATATACGATAGAGAATGCTAGTGCCAGATAAACAATTACGATGTATTTGTTCACTTTAATTGCTTCGCCCTTAAGCTTCTTGCAATAGATTACTAATCCAAGAGTGTACCATGCACCAATTGCATTTAAAGCCTGTGTGATAATAACTTCAATTGATGTGTGATGAATAATCATGTTTACTAGGATTGTCGTACATCCTGTTCCAATCATCGTCCAGAATAGCAATGAGATGCCAGTTGGGATTCGTGTTTTGTGTAATTTCACAATTTGTGGCGCATATCCTCCTAGTAGTAATACACTACCTAATGTTTGAAGGACAAGTCCTAAAGTAATTAATGTTGTCAATTTTTCATATTCCTTTCTTATTCCTGTGGTTCAAAGAACTTAATTTCAGTTCCACCATATGTTTTATAAACGATGATATATTGTGAATCCATTCCTTCTAATTGAACTGGGAATCCACGATATTCTGTGATACTAGATGCATCACCTTCATGATCTCCAGATTTAAGATGAATTGCTTCAAGCGTTTTTTGTGTTACTTTAATTGCTTGTGGGATACCTAAGTTAATAGACACTTCATCGATATCTTTATCAAGTTTATTGATTAGATCAACAGATTCTTCACTGTCCGCAGGAACTAAATCAATAACTTCTGCAAAAGCTTGTGGGTGTTCTGGCAATAATTCAGCGCCATGTTCAATTTGCTCCTGCTCTTGAACAATATCTTTTCGTAAACGTCCATCAAGACTATATCTTACCAACGGCTTGCCATCTAATACAGATGTTAATTGAGTGCTTAAGTTGTTCATGTGTGCTTTAATCATATCTTCAACACTCGTTGCACCAGTGAATAAATGCACTCCCTGTAAGTTTTCCTCGCTTAACATTGTTGCATAATCAATCTCTACTTCTAGTGTAATAATCCCTTTCAATTTCAACACCCTTTCGTCATTTGCTACTTAATTATTTTAACTCATTACGATTTAATTTGCAATACTTTTGTTTAATTGTTTTTAAAAAAATATTTGAATACTTATCAACCTTTTTGTTGCATCATTCGAAGATACATAGTTTGTAATAAAGGCTCTTTTGAGTTGACTAACTCATCCAATGAGATCCACTTTGAATAACCGCCCTCTTCAATTAGAGTGCCGTCACCAGTAGCCTCTACCTCTTCAAACCCTTTGTCGATATCTACGGCATACAGATGCATAATGTTATCAGAGGCTTTGCTAGGTCGTGACGTTCCTAGATAGATAATGTTTTCTGTAGGTACTTTAATACCGCCCTCTTCAATCAACTCACGCCAAGCTGTAATGACAGGTGCTTCTCCTTCTTTATCCATACCACCCATAATAGCACCTAATTCAAGTTCTTCTGAGTGTGCAGGACATAGTTCATATCGTCCAAGGAATTGCATTTCTGTAAAGCCCCAGTTATTCACAACTACACGTTTGTAAGGAAGAATTGCTACACCTTCGCTATTACACCATGGTGCTGTCGTGTAGATGTATTTACCGCCATTATCTAAAGTCTTCTCCTGTAGGGCAAGCCATTTTGAATGAAATAGTTCTTTAACTTCTGTCATAATTAAATTCTCTCCTTTGCAACAGTTATTGTAGATTCTACGTTTAAAATTCCATATGATGGTATTTGCATTAATTCTGATCTAAGCGAATTGTATTCTTTGTGTATTTCAGACGGAGTATTTCTCTTCCACTCTGTCTTATCGTTTTCCACTAAGCACTTTCTAACATTCGTTGCTGATACACTGTCTCTTGCAATAACAACATGGCTAACCATCGTAATATCTTCTGGGTTAAACCAAGCAGATCGCTCTTCGTCATTCCCGTAAATGAAGCAATCAACCTTATCTTCAATGCCGTAGTGACCACGCCACATATCAATCTTTTTAAGAAGAAAGTCTCCCCAAGCTGTACTATGATCATCTTCATGAGTCATGTCATCCGTATGAGCGAGAATAAGCTTCTCTTCTTCAATTTCATGACCAAATACGTCTCTAATTAAATTCATTCGTGTGTAAAGATTAAATGGATTTCGTTTAGTACAACTCTCCTGCGAAGAGCCGACCATAAGGATGACTCTGTCGCAGATATCTAAAGCAGTGTTAATCATTCTGACATGTTGCTTATGAAGATGTTGAAATCTCCCTACTACAAAACCTAGTTTAAATGTACTCATAGCTTCCTCCTAAATATTAGCAATACTTTTGCTTAAGAATATTTTAATTCGAACTCTTTCACAAGTTCTTGAATGTCTTCACCTAGAACAATATGCTCTTGAAGCTTCTCTTCATTGATGTATGACATTGCTCGTGCTTGAGTTTCTTCCCACTTTGGATATCTTACAATTGGCTCTTTCATTGCACTGTCATGGTGATAAACTAAAGTATATAAGCACTTGCCAATATTTTGTAAACTTCTACGAACAGCTACCATTGTCTTGCCATCTTCTGCTAATAGAACATTTACTGCATCTGGTATTGAACGTTTAAGTGGATTCATGCCGAATTTCATTCTTGGTGCGCCATTTGAGAATGCTGTTTTCATAGCGAATCCTAATGTATCACGATCAATATGATTGTAGAATCCACCACCAACGCCATAGCTAACAAATGTAAGTGGAACTTGTCGCATCTTAAAGAAGAAGTCTGTACGCATTACATTTTTGAAACTCATTCCCTCTCCAATAATTGCTGTAACGTTTGTAATACCATGCTCTTGAACCTTCTTGTAGACATCTACAACTTGCTCATTTACGTCACCAGAGTCTGGACGGATAACAATGTGAACACCTTTTTCTTTTGCATATCCTGCAAGTGGAACTAAGTACTCTGCAATGAAGCGATTTGCATCATAAGTATCAATAACAATCGCTACCACTTTCTCTCCTGCCTCTGCTGTCGCATCAATAGTATGAATGTATCCATCGTATTCCACATCATATTGTTGAGTTACTTTGTGAGCCAGTGCGCTGATAGAACCCATTTTAGCGTTTGGAGTGTGAATCATTGTATGGAAATCATCTGTACCATGTAAGAACATGTTCCAAGAAGTTCCTGCCCAGTAACCATCCTCTAGACCACGATGTCCACGGAATCCAAATGAGTGCAATCGAATTAGGAAGCTTTCATCAAATCCATTTTCTTCTTTCATGTCTTCTAGATATCTGCGCATATGGAATGCTTCTGTAGCTGTTCCGCAAGGGAATGATGCGTGTAAGAAAATCCCCTCGTACCAAGTTACTAATTCACCAAATCCTTCTTCTGTATTGCTAACTTGTGCAAACGGAGTTCCTGCAGGACACCATGTACCTTCCGCAAGTGATTGTACTTGAATTGGAACATAGCCGTTACATTCTTTTACTACACGTTCAAATAATTCTGTTGGAAAGATAATACCCATCATCTCAGAAGCATCTTTGGCTTGTTGAATCATCTCATTTGTAATCTGAATTTCTAGGATTCTATTTGCCATTTCAGCAAACCCGTACAAAATCATTCCTTCTTTACGATTGTAGATATGAGACACTTCCCAATCTGTGTTTACTTTAAGGCGTTGATGAGATAAATTATAAGCATCTGTAAGCATTACTGGATTTGAAAGAATATTTTTTAACATAATAGTTGTCCTCTTTTCGATTTAATTTAGTTTGGTTAAAACTCAAATTTATACAATACATAATCATCTTCAACTATCCTAAAGTAAGCATCGCTATGCTCGTTCGATAGCCTGTCATTAAGAGCATTAACAACAATTTCGCCATAGTGCTTGTCGATATTCTCGCACACTAACTTGTCATCGTGTGTCTCTCTATTAAAATTGTCTACACAGATAATCTTCATCAGATATCACTCCTATGCTCTCGACAAGATTCCAAATCCAACAGGTGTTGCTCCAAGCATGTATTTAACAAACTCTTCTACTTCTTCTTGTAGTTTGATATAAGACTCAATAGAACGTCTTAATTCATATAATCCACAAAGTGATTCGAAATTTTCTTTTGCATCATCAAAATTAACAGCTGATACAAGACCCTTCGTACACTCTTTAATTTCTAAGTCAATCATTTCTAAAGCAGGATGCTGTTCTAATACCATGTAGAAGTTACCCTCTTCAAATTCTTCAAAGTCATATCCCATCTTGTAATGATTATCGTCTGTTGCATCGATAGAAAAGTATGGAACGTATACTTCTGTCTCATCATCGCTTAACACAACACCAATAACATTCTCAATATCTAGTGATTTACGAATTTTGTCACAGAACTGTTTGTAAAGTACATCATGTTGCTCTTCTGGAATATAATTCTTAGCTTCCATAACCATCTTAAGGTCTTCAATTAAGTTTTCATCCTTGCTCACGAAAATACCATCTGCGTATAATTTAGTTGTTTTTGTCATAATAATCTTCCTCCTGTGCAATACTTTTGCTTTAGTTTATTTTTAAAATTTTTACTTCAAATTACTATTTATAGAATGATATATGGACGTTGAAGCTTTTTATCGAATCCTACTTTGTAGTGGTCATCGTCAGATGCTTCACGATCATATTCAAATACTAGTAGAACTTTATTCTTCATATTCACATGAAAGCTGATAACACTTGTGATACCGATTTTCTCACGTACAATATTTGTAAGCGATTTTTGAAGACCTTTGTATACTTCGCTATCACTACCAAGATCATTGCTAAGTTCATTTAGAGCAACAACAGATTGAAATAATTCTTCATCCTCAGTTGTGCAGAACCCAGTCGCATGGACGATTTCTACTTCTACTTCTTCTACTACGACAACAGTTGCCATATCAACATCTTCTAAGAAATTTAGTAAACTTAAGAATTGGACACCTTCTGCTAACACTACTAATTCATCAACAATATTTCTTTCGTTTGTCATAAGCTATTTTGCCCCCATATTTTAATTATCTCTATTGTGTTTTGTGTTCTATTTACTTACTCATAGAACTTTCGTCTACCATGAAGATTTTTAACACCTTCACGATAACGTCTTTTCTGTTCTTTTGGAGATACTTTTTCTCTCTGATACATTGCTTCTAGACTGGCTAGACTATCAAAGTGCGCTCCAATTTTTCTGTACGGACTTGCCATAACGTCATTAATTGTCTTCCACAATTCTTCGCCTTCTAATGGATGGTATTTAATCCACTCTTCTGACTCCACTGATTGTCGCAAGCGAGATAAGTCTATTCCGACACCACCGCCAGACACTATTGCTACAGTAGTAATTGGATCAATCATGCTAATCTCACCAGTTACTTTTTCTACGGCAATTTCAGATTCTCTCAATTAAGTCGCCTCCAAAATCTTTCCCTCACCTTAATAAAAGATGAATATTATTAATTGTTATTCAATGAAGTAAACCGCTTATCGGTCAAGCATACCCTTCTTGACCACTCTGCTGTGCATGAGCGTTACTGCCATTTCAATAATTTCCTCGTTTTCCATGGAAACTTCTCTATTGACAAGTAATCTTGAGTAAATCTCACCGATCATCACCCAAGTCTTTTCATTAAGGTCGAGTTTCCGAAGCTTTTTCTTCTTTTTCTTTTTGAAAAATATCATTTCGCTTCTTTCTCCTATCCGATAGCTTTTTCAATTGCTACCTTCTGTTATTATAATAGCAAATCATTTAGTCTTTTGCAATACTTTTGTTTAATTATTTTTTAGAAATTTTTCGTTCTAATGATTTAATATAAATGTCAACTTCTGACAGTGTTTCTTCAAGCGGAGTACTTGTATTAAATACCTTCATTGTATCAATGAGAGGTCGCAATTGATTCTCTGTTGCACCATTAAGAACTACGTCTTCATTGACATTATCTTCCCCGTCACGTTCTCTAAGTCGTTGTAAAGCAACTTCCTCTGAACAGAAGACCATAGCCTGTTCATATCCATGCTCCAATAGGTAAGCAAACTCAATAAGCTTTCTTGTATCAGCAATTACGATTCTAGGATTCCCTTCTGCTTCAATGCGCTTTAAAGTTTCCTTAATCCATACCATTTTATCAATCTCTCGAAGCTTTTCTCCAATAGCAATTAGAAGATTTCTGTCCTTAATCTTCATTCCAAAAAGTTCTTCTGCTAACTCATAGATTTTATCAGCAAAATTGTATACGACAAATCCATGCTTCTCTACTAAATACGATGCGATAGTACTTTTACCGCTACCTGCGATGTAATTATTAAGACTTAGCTTAATAGGTGTTAATTGTGCCATAATAATAATCCTCCAGTTTAATATTTGCCATACGGCATGTTTTCTCACTTCCTTCATGTTTTTGTTATGCGTTAGGTTAGGCGTAGTAAATGTGCGTAGGCGTTAGAAAATTAAGGCTGTACATATACTTCGAGTTGTTGCACACCAAATTGGTCACATTGGGCAACAGAATCAAAGAATATATCGATACGATTACCATTAATAGCCGAGCCAGTATCCTCTGCAGTAAATACCATATTGAATTTTGGTATATACACCTTAGAACCAAGCGGAATGACATTCCTGTCTACAGCAATCGTTCCCCAGTGTACCACAGTTCCTGTTGCGGTTTTATTACCCCATTGACGACCTCCCAGTTCATCACCATTTTCGTATGTACTGTATGCCGTTGCTCTAACCGTGATTTTACTCCAATTGGAGTAACCGCCACTACTGCTACCTGTGTTATCAGTAGGCTGTTTAGGAGCGCTACTTGTTTTAACAGGCTCTTTTGAAGCTGTAGGGCTTGTTACTTTTTTAGTTCTTGCAACTCTAACTCTGTCTGCTTTAACTTCTGTTCAAGCTGTGCCTTATTATCTGCATCAGACTTCAACTGTTGGTTCAGCGTGGCATTGTCCTTGAGCAAGCTATCGTTCTTGGATTCTAAATCAGCTTTGTCTTTTTCAAGACCTGTAATTATACTTTTCTGATGTTTTAACGATGACTCATGTTGAACAATTTTATCTTTTGCCTTGTCCAGTGCGTGACTTTGTACTACGTATAAATGCGATCCATAAGCTAATGAACCTGCAAGTGCGATAGTGATTACTGGACGTAGTGCTGTACCGATGACACTTCCTCTCTTAAATAAATTTGTTTTCATAATATCAATTCCCTTCTGTAGCCAATAGCGCTACATTGAATATTATATCATAATTTGCAATACTTTTGTTTTACAAAAGTGTTACAAACGAGATTAATAATAACTCGGTTCTGTTTTGTCTTCTCGAATTGTTTTAAATACTGGGAAACGTAGTGAAAGATTACCGTACTGGTCTTCTGATTCCTTGAAATATTGGACTTCAACGATTTTATCCATTACCTTTTTTGGATTAGACCAGATATCTTCTCGCTCTTCTTTCGTATATCCACCGCCAACTCTTACTGTATACCCTCTGTAGTCAACGATTACACCGCCAAGCTTTCCAACGTTCTGTCCTTCGCCTTCGTATACGTCAATTACTCGTAAGTCTGCTGACTCAAATACTTTTACCTTAAGAATATCGAATGTTCGTTTTAATTGATAAGGAGCATCTGCAAGCTGAACCATGATACCTTCTTCTTCTTGCTCACATGCATCTTCTGAAAGCTTCTGAATAATCTCTTCATCAAACATTCCAATGTATAACGGTTTAACATATGCTACAAGTTCGTTGCCATACTTTTCAACTATACTTTCTAGCGCATTTTTACGTAATAGACACGGAGTCGAGCAACCGCCTTTTTTAAAGTCCTCAATTGGCAACATGTCAAAGGCATGGAACATAACACCAGTCTTTTCTCCCTTGGTACGAACTATCTTTTGTGTCTTCTGGAACAATTCTTTAGAATTTAATCCCTCATTATTTATAGCAAGTAACTCGCCATCGTATACAATACCTTTAGGAAAGGCTTTAAATGCTTCTACGATCTCTGTATACCCTTCTAAAACTTGTCCGCTTCTGGATAGTAATTCAATCTCACCATTGTCATTGGTAAAGATAACGCATCGATTACCATCAAGCTTTGGCGTTGCGATAACATTATATCCAACGTATCGAAGGAAGTTCTTCTTCACCTTCTTAACGCCTTTGCTGTCACGTTTTGTTTCCACGTATTTTTCAGCAAGCATCACATCGAATGTAGGAATGAAATCATATCCAAACGCTTTATTAATTGTAGATTCAGTGAATCCGAATTTAAGTGTTTTAATTGCCATCGCCTCATACAACCATCTTATTTCTTCTGGCTGTTGGCTGATGAAATACTGGATATTCACGATATCAATATCCTTACCAGTACATTTGTTTTGAAGGTAATAGATGTACTCTTTGTCACTTCCAAATATCTCAGAAGGTATCGTTTTAATTTTCTTTGCTAGTTTCTTCTTGGCGATATTCGTTTTTAAAAACGGGTTATAAATTTGATTCAACACCTCCTTGAACAGAGGGTTGTCTTTATACGTTCCAATAATATGCTCTTTCTCTTTCTTACTAGAAGTTGAGTTTACTTGCAATAATATTTCAGCGATGTTTTTCATAGAATGCCTCCAAATTGTTTTAGTTTAATGTTTGCAACTTGTACCTGTTTGATTGTCTCATCGAAGTGAATTGAGTATAAAGCAATCTTTTCAGATGCTATAGTCATCACATCACTAGACTTAATTCTCTGTGCAATTGCTTTAATTTCACTCATCGCAGACAATGTGCCTGCAAATGCTTCTTCAACATTTACATTGAGAATTACTAGAGAGATAGATTTTTGCAATTCTAGTTTTGCATTTTCAATCATATCATCTAGTTCTTCTAATGCATCGAGATCATACTGCTTTGCTTGGATTTGGTTCATTGTAAATTACCATACCTTTCTCTAATTCTTCTAATCTTTCTCGCCATGTTTGCGCTACTGGGCAAAGCTTTCCGCATGTGTAGTACGCTTCATAATGGTCAATCGTCTTCGTGATGTCACCGCCAAATATCTCTAGCTTCATTTTTGCATTTTCCACCAAGCTATCTACCCATCCTTCACGGACGAAATCACGGGAAATCTTCTGCATAATGACACGCATCATCTTTCGGAAAAACTCATTTCCTTGAACATATGAGGGTACTAATTCAAGATACTCACGACATGCTTGTCTATCGAACTCTGTATGCAATACTTCACGTCTGGTTTCAATAAAACCAGAGATCTTGCTTTGTTGCTCATTGCACTTTTGAACCAATAAATTTTCAACACTTACTTTCTCCTGTGTTAATGCCTCGAAGCCTTCCATGCCTTTAACGTTGCTAATTGTGAAGTTTTTCATATTTAATTTTCCCCTCTTCAATGTTTTACAAACCTCTTATTTTTATATATGTATTCGATAGAAACAGAACATCTGTTCTTGTTTCGGTATCTTATTATACTTCTAAATCCGCCTAAATGTCAAACAAAAGTTTTGCATTTTCTTTTATTTATTACATTAATGTTACGAAAAATTACGTATTTTAAAACTTTTGCTTTAGACTCCTTTATAAATGGCTTGTTGCATGTCGAACAAGCCATTTATAAAGGAAGTGTAGTGCTATTTATATGTAAAGCTAATCACGGTATGTTAGGGTCATCATACTCTATTGCATCCAATGTAAACCACAGTGCCAATGTTAGTAACAATGCCAACGACCAGAAAATAAGCATCGCTATGACTCTTGTTCTCCTCTTGGTCTGCTTGTCGATGACCTTTCCACTACCGTTTTTGCTGAATGACAATATTATAGCGTTTGTAAGCTGTACTAAATTTGAAGGATTGCAAATAATCCATATTCTACCGAGTTTATCGGTTAAACGAATAGTATCGCCACTATTTAGTTCATGATCTATTTTAATCTTATTTCTAAGTAACCATGTTAAAAAATAAGCGAATCCAAGTCCTCCCAAAAGGAAGTACGCTACTGCGATTGCGAAGTGCCTAGCTTCTATAATTTCTAGAACAGACATTATTTACAATACACCTCTTCCTAGCTGTCTTCTGTTATTTTCTTATACCAGTAGACCAGTTTATTATAAAATTCCTCTTTCTGCTTTTGGTCAATGGTATCGTCATGGTTTAATTCAGACAGTGCCTTGGCTAAACTAGGATGTGCCTTAATTTCATTTCTTACAGACAACGGTGTTCTATCAAAACCTTGGAACAAGTCATCTTCATTGATATTGAAAATTTCGGCTAATTTTACGATGATTTCATCGGAAGGGTTGTTCTTCATCCCCTTTTCGATTTCTGAGATGTAATTAGCTGAAACACCGACTTTGGAAGCTATATCTCCAAGGGTTCGTCTCTTTTCTAATCTCTTCAATCTGAGATACTCACCAATTTCAACCTTCAACAATAACACATCCTTAACTCAATTCTTGCTCTAGCGCATTTGCAGTATGCCCATCTGTCAGATGAATAATTCATCTCCGAGATGACTCATTGAGAAAAAATAAACTGGATGTTGACCACTTTTTCACTATACTATTGTAAGAAACAATATTCAATAGAATATCCGTCATATTTTTAATGTAATTATTTCCATTGTAATTAATGGTGTTACATCCTTGTATTGTAAAATAAACCATATAAAGTAGTAATCCCTACAGGCTAGGATGTAACCGTGTAGGGATGATTATAGAAATCCAATATTATATTAAGAAAGCACTTTATTTGCAGTTTCTAGGCGATGCTTAATGTAGAAATAAGTTGATGTATTGTCACTCATATTAAAACGATTAATAACATATCTAATTGCTTCATCCATGCTGTAACCTGCTTGCATTTGCTCTTTAGCATAATGAACTTGACCACTATATGCAATATTAGTTGCATTTAAAAACTCTTCATCATTTATATTTGCGATACGAAGTATTCTTTGGTTAACATTTTCCCATTTAATCTGGTAGTTCTTACGAAGACCTCTTAAGATATATTCACTTTGAGCAATCGCATATCTACGGCTAGAGTTACCATTAAGACTCACATACTTCTCTTCAAAGTTCATTGCCTGTCTAATTGTTCTAGCTGTAGACTCAGACATAGGAACTTGTCTTGGAGGGAAAATCTCTCCAGTTACTGTATCTGTTAATTCTGGTACATTAATAACCATGTTATCAAAGTCTACATCATCAATTTTAAGGTTGATTAATTCAATAAATTTATTCTTATGGCTAATTCCATCAAAAATTAAGTTAAGTATTACTCCATCTTGAGCATTTTCAGCATATTCAGCAAGTGTATTAATATCATGTTTTGAGAAGAACATATTCTCTTCTGCTTGTTTATTTAAGAATTGTGATATTTCTTTCCTATTATTATATTGAGTAGCTACATTGCCTTTTTTAGTTTTATCATTTGCAATTGCAAAGTCTATATATTGTTCTAAAGTAGAGATAGAATTTTGAAGGCTTCTAATTGTACTTGCCTTAAGAGATACTAAAACCTCTTCGAATTGGTCTGCATTAAAGTCATAGATATCTTTATTATAATGTTTTTCAATAACGCCTACTTTACCAAAAAGGATAACCGCTACCCTTTTTGTCTCATCAGCATATGGATTACCATCAGCATTGCGATGTTCAGCTAAGAATTTGTCTTTAAATTTAGGATGAAATACATTTGAGTTATTAATTGCTTTTAGTTTCTTTAATCTATTCTTTTCAGCTTCTGATTCATTTTTAGGTTTCTTTATAGTTTTAGGTTTTTCTTCTATTATAAAATTAGTTGGATTAAATGATTCGTCTTTGATTTGATTAAATATAACTCTAAAGAAAGATATTGTCTCATCTGGATTTAAGTTTTTAATTGATTTACTATCTAGAATTTCTTTAACTTTATCAGAACTAATTACTTCATTCAAAGCATTTTCGAACCTATCTTTTAATACTGATATATGGCTGATCCCATTTAATGTGGAATCAAGTTTAGCAGATACCTCTTCAACCTTTTCAAAATTAATATTAGTCGTCATTATAAATCTCCCCCTGTGAATTATAAGTTTGCTATGATATTTTCTATAATTACTTATGTATGTCATTCTTTTTTGGACAACTCGTATTCCCTATCTGCCTCTAATATTAATACATAAAATGGTTAATTGCAACACTTTTTTTTAATAAATTGTTATTTTTTTCTTGTCTTTCTCATTTTTGTCAACTCCTTCATAAATATTGTTATATCAACGTTTTTACGATATCATATCCAAGACATCGTATTCATTTCGCCTCTGAATTCCCATTGCAAAATCATCATGGCTAACGACACTTGCAAAAATATAGTTTAAGTCCTTAAACACATCTTGCAGATGAAAACGCTCTTTGTATCGTCCATTGTCAGATACCATCGCACTATGATAAAGAGTATAGAATCTTCCCTCATCTCTAATGATCCAACTGTCGACAATACTCTTAATACTAATATCCCCACCAACGAGTATATTAACTGATAATGTTGGAAAATCTTTTGCAATCTCAAGAATCTCTTCGTCAGTTAAATCTGGAGTTGCATAATCTTCATTTATTAATCGGTGAGCCTTTTTATAAATTGTTTTATGCTTTGGTAATTTGCTACGTTTTAAAGTCTTTAAATTTAGAATGTCTCTCATTGTTATTAACTCCCTCTATTTTTACGATATTTTTTAAATGCTGAACCAATTTTACTGCGGACTGTCTTAGGCATAATCCCGTGACCAATGTTGCTTTTGTTTGCCTCTGATACATAGACATAATTGTCATATCCAACGAACACCTCATATATCTGCTTTCCTCCAGTACGGAGGCTTTCAGTTAACGAACCGTGACCGCCATCTACAATGTCTAACTGCCATTTCTTACTGATCTCGATATTCAATTTGTAGCCTCCTTAAAATAAATGCAAAACTTTTGCTTAAACATAAGCTTTCGAATCAACAATTATTTATACTCTAAGTATAGTTAAATACAATATAATTGTCAATACTTTTGTTTAACAAACTTTTGAACCTCTTGAAATTAGGATTTAACCCAATCTCAAGAGGATTGAATTCTTGATGTCTGTATTATCTTTATTCATGATGAACTCAATTAATTCGTCACGAGACATATTTAGTAATTTAGACTCATCAAGTTTTCTGGACATGTTATAACTTAACTGATTTACATATGACTTCTCTTCTCTTAGGTAGATTGCCGTAGTTGATATATCAGCGTGAGAAGCATATTGCTTACAAAGATTGATGTCTTTTGTTAATTGATATCCTAAGGTTACTCCCGTAGCTTTCATTGAATGCATTGTAATCTTCTTACCTAACTTCTCAGAAAACCTCTCTAATGCCCTCTCAATAGTTATAGGAGACATTGAGAATACTTTATCTTGACCTTGATTCAATTGTTGTAGTTCCTCATAGAACTCATCTGGGATTGGCTTCTCAGACCACTTCTTCCCTTTATCTTGAATTCTAATAACCCAAACCTGTTGACCAGTACTAACATCTCTCTTCTGCATGAAGCTATCTTTCCAAGTCATTTTGAACGTTGCGCTTCTACGATTGCCAGTAGTGAATAGTGTTTTAAGGAGCAAATACTTCTCAAGGTTCTTCTCTTTTTCATCTTCTAACATAAATCGATACAACTCATCTAGTTCCTCAAACGAAAGTGCCTCATGGTGCTTCTCTTCTATATTCAGCTTAATCTTAAAGATTGTTGGGTTAACTTTTAACTCATTCTTTAGCATTTCGTTATAGAAACTCTTTACCGTATACAACTTTGATGAGATTGTCTTATCTGAATTCCCACGATCAGTTAATTCTCCTACATACATCTTAACGTGGCTATGTTTGATTTTCTGGATATCTTCCAGTGTTACAAATTTAATGTCCTTAGAAATTACGATACGAAAGAACTCTTCTACCCTATTTTGGTATTCGACTGCTGTCTTTTCAGAATTACGTGCATTAGATGTTAAAAATGATTCATACACCTCTGCTACCTCCAATTGGTCTTCATTGATATGAGTAATCTTATTGCTCATTGCTAACATATGTAACAACTCCTCTATATTTTATATTCATTACTATAATAGTATTGAAGTAGATAGTCAATAAAAATATTACCACCCTACCAGTAGTAATATTCTGGGTCAAAGAACGCACATATAACTCCAGTTACAATCTGCGCTACAGTCAATATCAAGAATGCTCTAAAAGAACCACTGACCATAAATAGCATACATAATATATCAACCATCCACATCATAAAGACAAATAGGTTTGCAAACTCCAACCACTGATGGAAGCTAGGTTGATAACTGAAACTTTGTCTATAACCGCTTTTATATCCTTTTGGATTCATAAGGAAATAGAACACTTAATATCCCCTTCTTCTTCAATACTAGTATAGAAATACAGTAAAGTCAGTATAGGTCGATATTAAGTGTTTGTCAAGAATAATTTACCAACGTGATAATCACTCACGTTTTACATCCTTTGGAAAGATAAGTACCTCTGATTCGCCTCTCCAGTCGAAGTAATCAATAACATCATCTACTAAGACTTTCGCACTCATAATGTCGCCATTGTTATCGAATCGATTAGCAAACCATTGAGCCGTCTCTTCGCTTAGTGACCATGATAAGTCATCATTAACTCCTTCTGTTGTATCACCATGATAAACAGTTAGATACCCATTACTATCTGCCAGCTTCAAAAGTCTCTCTCTGCGTTCTCTGTAGCTTTCTGATTGCTCTTTAAAGCTATATACATATTTGATTATATCCTCGGTAATCATATCAAATCCGAATTCTGATCGCACCCATAATTCTGAGAAGATATCTACAATCTTATCTTCTGGGATCTCACGATAAATTTCCACAAACTTAGGGAGTAAAAGCTTCTTTTCCATGAGTGAGAAAATAGAACCCCACTTCCCTTCGTCTAGTAGCTTATTCATGACACCAGATATATATTCAATACGTTCCTTGACCATAAATGTCTTTAAGTGTTCTAACTCAAATGAAGGAATATCAACCATTACAAAGCCCTTCACATATGAAAATCGATTAAAGAAGCTTCCTTCATTTAAGTAAACATCTGATAGATTAATTCCAAGATAATCTACAAATTCATCTGGACTTTCTGGGAGTCCAAACTGCTCAACCAGTGATTTGCTAAAATAGATATCTTCAAGTGAAACTACATCTGCCATGGAAATAGCCCCGTGACAATCCATAAAAATCTGTTCAATATTCATAACGCTTCTCCTCATCCTCTTTACTTTAATAGTATTGAAGTATTATTTCAAATATAATGGGTGCTGTCGGTAAAGTCAACACCCATCGCTTACTTATGCCTCTTTAACTGGTTTTACTAATGTTCTGTAGTGCCAACACTGGATATTCCAACCGCCTGCTCCAATTGTTTCGACACGAGCCTTTCCTTTGTCACCAATTACAAACCCGTCAAGATTACCCTTCTCATTTATTTTTAGGTATGTAGCATCTTCAATCTCCCCAACTACTTTGCTGATACGGAAGATTAGGTCTAATAGTTTTGCCTTTCTCTCTTGCTCAAGTGTATCCTCTAGCCATACTAGTCGTTTCTCTTCATCGTAGATGCTATCCATGTACATTACTGCTCCACCTGCGAAGTTAGCCTTCTTCTCATTCATACTGCTATAATCTAAGCCCTTCTCTTCCATATGCTTTTTCAATCCTGCTCCATGGATATTACCTAGGCTGTTCGCCCAGTAACTTGCAATCTCTCCGTCTTCCAAGTATCTTTCAAAATCTTCTGGATGGGATTTTACAAACGATATAATCTCTTTATCATGTTTTACTCTCAGCTTATTCTTAAATTCTTGATAATCATTGTATCGTTTAATATACCACTCGTATGCTAACTTCTTCCACTCTTCTAAGAATTCCACGATCACCTTTGGAGCGTTCTCTTGAATGAACTTTTCACGGTTAACCTCGATATCAAGTTTCTCTCTCCAGTTTGCAAGAATATGTTCAGCTTCACCTAGCTTCTTCTCAGCACCTTTAATATCATCAAGCTTATTAACTACTTCATAAATCGTCCAAGAATGCTCTGTTGTTCTATAAGGCTCACGAAGTTCGTCAATCTCTTCCTTACTTTTACCAGTTAAGTCCAAGCCTACTTCCTTGATTACCTTTTGTATCTTCTTATCAAGTTGCTTCTTATGTCTTTCAATTGTACCTTTACACTTTTCAACCTTTGCTTCTGCATTTACCACTTTATCTTCAAGCTTTTTAATATCTGCCATTTATAACAACTCCCCTATGTAAGTTTATTTACTTCAATACTTTATTACTATTGAGGTAATAATTTAAAGTATAGTGGATTACGTGCCGTGTGTCAACACATAATCCACAATAAATTTAAAATTCAATTCCATATAAGCATTCATTGTATATAAACATATCAATTTTGCTGTAATCGTTTGTCTCATAGAATGCTGAAAGTCGTTCATGGAACTCTGGCAACTTAGCTTCTGGTATGCTTATTAATCCTTTACCATGCTTGATTAGAATCTTGTTTGCACATAATGTACTTGTTCTCTTATTACCGTCCCAGAACAATTGACTTCTCATTCCGTACAACATGTATTTAATTGCTTTGTGAGTAATTGAATCGTCAGAAGAAAGTATCTCATTAATATCCTTAAGCACATTCTCTTCTTTTGGAATCTCTGGCTTGTAGCTTACTCCACTGATCCCAACATTCCCATATCTCAACTTACCCCAGTCAAGGCTCTCATTGTATGATACAAAGCCATTAACCTTGCATGCGAACTCAAGGCTCATATCTTCGTTAATAGTATTTAGTACATGCTTCCAAGCATTTCTTAGATTTAAGATAATCTGTAAATCATCAACACTGATACCAGATACAACCATGCCATCCATAATTACCTTTGTCTCTGGGAATGTTACGTTAACACCCTCAAGTCTTGCACTATTATAGACGTTCTCAACTAATGTCTTCTTTGCCAGAAAGATATTTTGTTCTAGCGTTAGATTAAACTTATCTTTAATTCCTGTCATTTCTTTCGCTCCTCCAGTTCTTCTAGCTTGTAAGTTTTTACTTCGCCACTAAGATTCGCTAATTCCTCTTTGGATAATTTCTCACATTCTAACGATACCTTTGGGGAACTATAGCTGTATATTTGACTTGCTCTAGATGCGCCCTGTGTACTACTCGTACTTCTCCATGGGTCTCCTGCTCTTCTTCGTCCTGCTCTTCGTACCGACACTAGACTAGCCTCCTAATAAAACTCTGATATTATTAATTATTTAATGCTCTTCTATAGCTAAAAGAGTTTTGCTTTTTTTCATTTTCAAAATCCTTAAACTGAATTTGCGTTTGTTCCCAAGATAGCATAATTATATCAATTCCCTCTAGTTCTAGCCAACGCTTAAATAGTTCCCAGTCCTCCAATACCCTAACTCCTCTCTTATTTTCTTAAGAAGTTTAAATATGGTGCGTGAAATTTTATGGTAAATCCATTTCCTTTGGGTTAATTGCTTCGTAAACAAGCATTCCATAAGACTCCACGCTATTTCCATTTACAACGTGATTAAACACAACTTTTTCATTAGCATCGGTAATATCGTAAGAGTACGGATGCTCTTTGAAGTTCTCTGATGCAAGTAACCATTCTGCATACGATATCTTGTATGTAGCATCGTATTCCCCATTAGATAATTTGTCTGCAGTAAATAACCACATGCCCTGCTTTAATTGCTCTTCATACTTATTTACAAAAGGCTTAACTGCCTCCTCGACAATTTCGATATCCATATTGTCATCGATGTCCAATACTTGTAGCTTCTTGTATTCCTTATTTTTCATATCAATCATAAATAATAAGTTTTCCTCTACAACTTCAATCCCCATTTTTAAACCCTCCTATATCTTCTTGCTTAATCTAAGGAACTCATCTACCATGCTATTAACTATCTCAACTTGAGCCTTGCTTAACTTTTGGATTTTCTCATTTAATAATTCACTTCCAGACTTAAGAACAATATCCTGCTTTGCCACTAAATCCATATAATCCATATGAAACACTTCTGCCATCTTTTTGATTGTCTCAACACTAGCCTCTACTTCTCCTCTTTCGATTCTAGCGATCGTAGCATTTGAAACTCCAAGAGTGTCAGCGAGACTTCTCTGGCTCTTAAATCCGTTTAATTCCCTTAGTTCTTTGATGTGTTTACCAAACTCTTCTAGCCTAGTCATTTCATTTCCTCCTATATTTCTACTTCAATAGTATTCCAGTAATTATGCCTAATTATAGCCGACTATGTGCCGTGTGTCAACAACCGATAATCAGCTATAATTAAACATAATTAAATTGTATTACTTAACTGGTACTAATTTAACTGGTGCATGTGTTTCAATTCTATTTCCATCTTTACAGAAGAACGTGTAGTCACCAGTTCCACCAGTGTCTGAACTTCCTAAGATTGTATTTACAACTGCAATACCATCTCTGTCATATACCACGAAGTTAGACCCCTGTCCAACTGGAGTTGCTTTGTATCTGCCTGCAGGAACATCTTTGCCAACTACATACTCACCAGAGCCAAGAGTTTTTGGTTCGCCTTCTGCCTTTATAAGCCCAACAGTAACAGCATCCAACTTATCTTCCTTCTCTTTTAACTTTGCACTTATCTTATCTAGTTCACCTTGAGCAACTGATACTGCTTTATTCTTATCATCTAGTTGTTTTTGTGCCTTTTCAGTGTCTGCTACTAACTTATCTTTATGTGCAATAATATCAAGCACTTCTTTGTTCTTGTCTTTCTGTTTATTTAATTCAGCTTCTTTGCTTTTGATTTCCTTGTCTAAGTCCGCTATGCTTACCTGTTTCTTATCAATTGTAGCCTTTGCTCCAGATGAGCCAATAGCACTTCCGATAAAGAGTACGGCAATACCTGCTACAACATAAATTGCGATTTTCTTAAACTTGTTCATACCTGTTCCCCCATTGAATGAATTCTTTTCATATGTATTTCTTCAATAGTGTAACAGTATTGAGGTTAGATGGTCAATAAAAAAGGTTAAGCCATCTAACCTCGAAATATTTTGCAATACTTTTGCTTTGATTAGAGTTTGTAAGTCTTTACTTCTCCACTCATTTCCTCACAATATTTATCAAAGTCTTCCTTCGTTTTGCCCACGCCATACATCATATTGTTGTACTCTGCACGGGACATGTGTGGTGCTTTAAACCCTTTGTCTACTGATTGAATTTCTTTTGCTAATTCTCTTCCTGTCATAGTTGCCATAATGTCTTATCCTCCATTTATTTAATCTAAGCTATCCCAGTCAATCTCTGCTGTCTCTTGCCAAGAATACCAACCCATCTTATCTTTAGCCTCAATAGGATTCTCATATACTCCCTTGATAGCGAGCCAGTTCCCTGCACAATAATGAAATTTCTGATTGCTGATATAATCTCCCTCTTTAAAAAAAATCTAGGGAATCATGTTCTCTCAAAGAAGATTTAACAGAAATTCCGATCTCAGAATTATAATCTTCTCCAAGCTTTTCTTTTAAAATCTCAGATACATCGTTGAGATTAATAATTTTATACTTGGTCTTTTTGATATGCTCAAACATCATATCTATTAATAATTGAATCTCCAAAAATAATGTCACCTAACTTCCTGTTTTACTACTGGTAATTATATCACCGCCCTCTATTTTTAGCAATACTTTTGCTTAATAGAGGAAGATTACTGACAGTTAATCTTCGAAACGGTCAGTAATCTTTTTTACGCTAAGTTCAAATGATTTTCCGCTACCTCCAGAACCCATTAGCATTAACGTAAACCAAGGAACTATCTTCAATTTCTTATAAAAATCCTTTAACCTAAATAAAGTATGCTCTTGATTATTATCATAATTACTCTCACATTCATTCATGCAACAACTAGTAGTTCTGATTTGAATCTCTTGAATATTTTCTAGATTTATATTTAAAACTGTATCAAGATACTTATCTAAATCATAATCTAACGCTTCAAAAAGGCTCATAGGAGATATTGCAATTTTATTTTTTTGACTAAACCTAATAATCTCTTCTGAGGTAGATAAAAACAAATCTTTTTTATTTGAGTTCCTAACCAACACTGGAATATCATATATTTCTTTAAGTTTAAATATAAAATCATCAAACTTTATAGTCCTACTAAGGGAATATAGCCCTTCTCTAGAGAATGGATATATGGTTATACCCATAATCTCTGCCCCAAATGCTCGAAGACTACTGATTGCATCTTTAATTTCGTATATTCTATCTGCCTTGAGCATATCATCCTCGGAAGATCCCTTTTCTTCGTCTGAGTAATCTCCTAAAAGTAGAATAGGCTTATTATTAATGTCTAGTATAAAATAATTCTGAACTATCTCTATTGCACTAAGTCCAGATATGTCAAATTGCACATAATCAGCTAATGGAGACACTTCTCCCCTTCCTTTATATCTTTGTCCAAACTTCAAGTTATCACACCTAACTCTCTATCAAAGATAATTATTAATTAACATAATTTAACAAGTCTATCAAATCATTCAACTAGGTTAATTATACGCTTACAATAAAAATCTGTAAAATTAAAATGAATATAAATTAGGAATATTTCTCAAGTAATTTTTGACAATTTAGTAATACAATAAAAATATAACTACCCCTAAACACATAAGGGTAGTTATGGTGTGATTATTATTCAACCTGTGCTTTTACATCTCTTCTCACAGAGTCTATCTCAAATTTATATTTACCAACAACTCCGTAAAGTTCTTTGCCTTTGCATGAGTAATCATTTACTACTTTATCACCATCAGTCACAACACTAACAATTCCACCCAGTTCATAATCTTTTTTCTTATCTACCTTAATTTCTTTTTTGTACATACCGTCTAGCATAGACAATTCATACTTACCATCCTTATCGAGCCGAACGACACCATGATAAATTTTATTTTGCGGTTCTTCTGTTGATGCTGATGTATTCATTACTGAGAAAATTTTTGTTGTGATAGCTACGCCTACTACGAATAACATTACAACTTTCACCCATGGACGAAGCTTTAGCTTTTGTTTTTTATTTGTAGATTTCATGATTGTCTCTCCATCTATTAGATATTTTTATTTCTATTTGCTGATGTTACTGCAATATCTATCAAATTCTCTACTAGGTCATTTGACCAAAGATTTATTTCCTTCATTATCTTTTTAACGTTTCTGTCATTAGGTTTATGACCTCTGACCAAGAGAATTTTCTTTACCATTTCTTCTTCTATTATTAAATTCATTTGATTTTCCCTTTCTTCAATACTGTAATAGTATTGAACTAAAATGTTAAAAATTTTTTCTCTTCCAAATTAATCTTCTATGAGTATTCTTCGTTTTCATGTATATATCCCCAGTGGCTAAATCCTCGAAGAAATAGATGTGAAACATAACTAATGGTGTCCATATTTTTTTTGAAATGACGATACGGCATTTTTATTTTCCCCCTCTTAATGAAATCCAGATTTTATTCATTTAATTATGTACTATCTAACTAATAAACCTTCTCTTCTGCACCACCAAATTGTTCCTTGGTCAGAATCTAATACAACCGCAATGCAGTACCCACTCTTTGGGTCGAAGCCTGCAACTCTTCCAGTTCCTCGCTTTGTGTCAACCTTTTGCCCTAATTGGAAACCAAACATTTCTCAACATGCCCCCATATTTATTTTTGAAAAAGACATTAAAACATTTCTTGATCATAAAATTTTTGCTTAAAGGAGAGCCGAAGCCCTCCGCTTATTCATACATAGGTTTTTCTTTTGTCTCATTCTCTGCAGGTCTACGCTCAATCCATACTTGTACATCAGCGCCACCTAGCACAGAATAGATATCTCCGTGCTTCATACCCTTATACTCTTCTAACAAATCAGCTTTAATTTCATCTGAAAATTTATTTTTACATGGGATTGTCTCAAGGCATGTGTACCAGTTAAACCACCAACCGCCTTCCTCATGTCCTCCAAACTCTCTAGTAACCTTGTATACAGTTACATATACTTTCATATCTTCTGGAGCAACTTTATCTCCTCCGTCACATTCTTTACACTGACAAACCCATCCTTCACCCTCAATAAATTTTTGATTCCCAAAACCATCGCATGCAGTACATTGAATTTTTAACATATCAATCTCTCCATTCATATTTTTTTAGTTACCAGAGCAAGTATTAACAATCTTCTTCTTTACTCCACTTGCCTATCAGTTCTTCCATGCTATCCTCTTCCCCTCGGAACGATGCAAAGCAATTTATTCCTTGGTTATCTACTCCTACAATCCAATCATTACCACTTGCAATAATAACTTTATCATCATAATCGTCTCTACCAAAATAGCCATTGCAAAAGCCATAAATTTTTATTCCTACGAACTTATCTTTATAGTTGACTGCCATACTCTTTCTCCCCTTTACCTTAAAACATTTCTTGATCATAAAATTTTTCCCTTTAGATACTCAATAAGCGCTTAATCATTCTTCCCTCGTGATGTATTAAAACTTCTGTTTCTTGGATTACTACATGAAGTTCTGCTTGTCCTAGTGAAACATGCTCAATAAATGCTGAATACAGTCTCAGCTTGCTGTTTAGGTTCATTTCGCATGACACTTGCTTCTTGAATAATAACGCATACCCTGTAATTTTTTCCTTGCTTACTCCATCTTCTAACCAATCCATTAATAATCTAATCATTTTTATTTCCCCTTTACTTTATCACTGTAATAGTATTGAAGTCAACCTATAAAATTAATAGGCTGACTATATTTTTTTTTCGCTATTATTTACCGTACTTGAACAACTGTTCATCGCTTTTTGTCATGCTAGATATTGAATCACTACCGCATCCAAAGCATTTCTCCACTTCTTCATCGTGTGACTCTAGGCAGTCGGCACAGACATAAACCCATTCGTCTTTCTCTTCGCCTTCTTCCTCGAATCTTTCTAACTCGTTAGATTCATTGATTAAATCAATTTGGATACACTCATTATTTTTTAATTCAACTAAGTAGCCAGAGCCTGTGTCCTCTTGGCGAATAGCATGCTTTGCAATTAGTTCCTCAAGTTCTTGCTGAAAAGTTTTTTCCATGTTAATTACCTGCCTTCATAAAGTTTTTTTATTGTTCAATCCAGAATTTAAATTTGTCAGTGCCTTCACTCTTGATTAGTTGCTCAAGTACTTCCCAACCTTCTTTGACTGCATTGTCCTTTTCTTCACAGTCTACATTGTGCGCTTCATTTACTAATTGCCCAATCGCTTTAATTGCTTTTTCCATAAGTTCTTTATTCATTTTTAAAACTCCCTTAATTTTTATTTTCAAAAAGACATTAAAACATTTCTTGGCATAGTTTTTTTCGCTTACTCATACCATTCTTCCGCATAACACATTGATGTCTCCTTATCACACGCAGGATTTTTACACTCGCAGACATATATTTCACAATCTCCACGAGTCTCACAATCTACGTGTACAACTACCAATTCTGCACTACATTCACATTTCACATGAGCGATATGATGCGGAAGTTTTCCTTCATCGAATTCATCATCGTAACCTTTTTCCATTGCTTCATATCTGTCCATTAATGAGCAAACCTCATCGTCAGACATTTTTTTTACCTGCTCCATATCATGATTGTATGAGTGAACTAAGTCCATTCTTAGCACTCCCACAACGTCATTTCCTTGCATACGGCTTAGTAATTCTTCACCAACAGTACGAGATACATTGTTTAACATTTTTCAAAACTCCCTTAATTTTTATTTTTGTCTTGCCTTAAAACATTTCTTGATCAGTAAATTTTTGCTTTAACTAATGAAGGATGCCACGGCTCAATCGTGGAATCCCATGTCGCCTTTGCTTACGATTCTAAAATCTTTTCCTTCACAACATTCACCCTCTGACATTTCTTCGTGATACATTTCATCGCAACCATTGCACAGGTAGAGTTCTTCTGGCACTTCATCTTCTTCATTGCCTTCCAAAATTTCTTTCTCGCAGTCTGTGCAGGATTCTAAAACCTCATAGCCACCTACATTTTTTGTATCACAAGTATCAGTTTTACCGCAGAAGGTACATTTATTTTCTTCTGGTTCTTCGTCTTCATCTACTTCCATCCCTAACTCTCTGCGCCAATCAAGCATTTCTTCGTAGCTACAGAACACTCTGTGTTCAATTTGTTCTAGACACATTTCCAAATCCAAGTCGTCAATGTCAGCAGTTGGAATATGTTTTAGCAGTGCATCGTACTCTTCAAGAGTATCGCATTCAACCTTATCCCAATTGTCTAGCACAACTTGCCTTACATGCTCAATGTTGCCCTCAGACCAATCGCAAGTATCTTGGGCATTCATGACGATGTAATTTTTTTCTTCAACCACCTCAACTTGCTCTACTTCTTTTACAGCTTCCACTTTCTTCTCCTCCTCTTTCACTACTGGCTCAGATTTTTTTCCGTCAACTGGGACATACATGTCATACGCTAGATTACTATGGAAGCTGATACTAATTTCGTAGCACTCAATCCCATTGATGATGAATTTTTTTGGTGACACCCAACAGCTAGGCGTTAAGATGCTGTATTCTCTTGCCATTGTTTCTTGACCTACATTATCTTTCCAACCGTTATTGTTTACAGCATCCCAAGCGTAGTCATCAGTCATGCTGTATGCACATTTTATTTTTTCGAACTCTCCACGCTCAATTGCTTTTCTTACTGTATCTTGGCGAACAGTTGCCACACTTGCTACGCCTCTTTTTGCTTCTGCCTTTGTTAATGCATTTACGATAGATTTTACAATTTTCATTTTTGAACACGCTCCAGTATTTTTTTTAGTTTAGACATTAAAACATTTCTTGACCTGTAAAATTTTCGCTTTACATACTAGCTGTGATACCCAGAGAGAGAAGACACATAACACCGTACAGAAAAGCTATGACAACACCTACACCAACGAATTCTTTCACCATTTTCTTTTCCTCCTAACAATTTTCTAAGCCAGTATATTTTGCTTTGTATCCTGCACTCACCAATGACTCTGCAATTCTTTTTGCTCTTGCCTCTGCCTTTGGAAACTTTTCTTCCTCTGACATCTGGTAGCTTTCAAAATCATCATTCATCCATTTATCAAACATCCAAGCATCCACACAAACGTCAAACCCTTCGCCAAATTCTTGAATACCAACGTGGATTTTAGCAATTAGGTGTCCCTTCTTTGCTTTTCCCTTCAAAGATTTTTTTACATCTGGTAAACTTGCTATCATTTTCAAAACTCCCTTAATTGTTTTTTTGGTCTAACTCAGAACATTTCTTTGCCTAATTTTTTTCGCTTAAAGGGTATTCGTATTCTTTCTGAACACCCAATCCTCTTTGCCTTCTATCGTGTCCTCGATGGAAATTTTCCCTGCCTCTTCACCTTCTGTGAATACTACTCTCACTGTTAATTTTTCATTGTCCTTGACTGCATACCAGAGCAAAGTATCTTCTATCAAGCCACTTGTGCAAAGCATGTGGTCGTAACCTTCTTTTTTCAGCGCCTTCTCAACGCTCCATTTCAGCGCTTCCCACTCCACATGTTCACGAAGTTCTTCTTTGTCTTCGAAGATTGTCCAACCGATGCAACTAAGAAATTCGTGCAGTTCGTCAAAGTCAGCGTTGTCAATTTGCTCGAAGTGTTCGTCCATTAACTCCTCGCTAGTTTTATCGAAGTCCTCGCAGTCATCGCATACATCGTAATCCTCTTCATCGAAGTGACCTTTCAAAAATTCTTTTGCATCATCAAGCGTAGACTCACGAGTGTTCTCGTGGTCTTGTAAATCTACTAGCCAATATTTTTTCTCTTCTACCGCCACTGTTAATTCATCCACTGCTACCGTTGTGTTTGCTGTTAAGTTTGTCATTTTAAATTACCTACCTTTATTTTTTTTGGTTTGCCTTAAAACATTTCTTTGCCTGTAAATTTTTCGCTTATTACTGAGGTGCTACTACGTGTTGCTCAAGCACCTCTCCGTACTTATTTTCTTTCAGTTCCAAGATGTCGCCTACCTTTAGCCCAGTTGGGTCAAGAGCGTACTCACTGCTGTGAGGGTCTGTCATATCTAGTGCAAACGCATCCTTGTCGCTCACCGATTGGACAGTGACGAACGTTGTGTGATTTTTTTCTACCGAGAATGCCACGTCATCCGTGTTGAATTTTTTCTCACTCTCTACCCAGTCACCTTTGAAAGTCACATAGACGTTGTCACCTTTGCGTAATTTTTCTTTCACCTCTGACTTGTCGAGAGTGAACGTGTCGTCCTTGTCGAACAGGTTTGTTACTTCCACATTGCCTTCCTTGTCTACCACGTTCACTTGTGTAGCCACCGTAGATTTTTCTTTGTCGCTATCCTTTACGACCATCAAGTCGCCATCTTGTACGATTTGAACTTTTTTCTTTTCTTGGTGACCTTCATAAGCCGTTACGAATGCTACAGATGGCAACAGTGCCACGCTTGCTACTACCAAAGTATTTACGATTAATTTTTTTAAGTTTTTCATGTTTAATGACCTACCTTTATTTTTTTTGTGGATTGCAATAATCCAATCGAACGCCAATAACATCGTATCAGCGCTCTCAAGAAATTGCAATACTTTTGTTTAAGCGATGTCTACAACGAAGCCAGATTTATCTTTTACCGCTTGACCTTTTGCATACAGCGCAACCACTACGCCTTGTGGTTCAATGTGTCTGATATCCGTGTCGTCACCGTCTACACATTCCATCCCCATAAACTCCGTAGGAATTTTTTCTCTGTCACGAAACACAACCGCAATACGTGCGCCTTTCTTCATTGCATGCTGTACTTGTTTTTGGTAGCCCTCAACACCACTGTACGAGAATGTTAAGTCGTAGTTCGCAGGTAGTTTTCCATTGAAGCGACCTGCAATTTTCGTGTAGTCGTAGAACTGTACATCTGGGAACAGAGCCATCATGTTTTCGTAGTAGCCTGCAGGTTTGTTGATGCGTTTAGCATGCTTCTCGTCCAGAGTAAATCCTTTTCGTTCCCAAATAATGTCAGATGTCCCGTTTAGACGGATCAGTGGTGTGCTACCTGCCTTGCGAGATTTGTTCACATGTCGGTTGATGTCCCAAGCCAGTTCATTCATGAATCCGTTGTAATCTGTTTGGAAGTAAACCGCTTTACGAATACGTCCTGCCTTTACGTTGTCAAATGCTCCACGTCCTGCAGTGTATAAGCAAGCCTTGTTACATTGTGCTTGTTCAGCCATCGGACATAAGTTAGCCATTCCACCGTTTGTGAATGGTGCAAGGTAAACAATACCAGTGTTAAAACCTTTCTTCTCACCTTTGATTGTTTTTGCGTTTTGAGTTGTTAATAATGTCATGTTAATCTCTCCAATTCATTGTTTAGTTATAAATATCACTTCAAAATCCAACAAATGTTAGATATTCAAGTGATATTTATAATAATTGGTTTACATTGGCATTTAACCCCACCTAGCGATTACCTTATGTGGTAAACGGTTTGGCTTAGTCCTCACATTATATCTACGGCACTACTGCCACCTCCTTGCTAGGGAATACGATATAATCGAGTATTGTTTGTGCTTTACCTATTGGAAGCACTTTGCTTTATAACGGTTGCAAGCCGAAAGCCTACTTTATAACGGGATACTTTTTGCTCGTATGTATCAAACGTGTTAGCCATCCGAATACAAAACCTTCTATGAAGGAAAACTAGTAAGTACGTTTTTGTGTCGTGTGCCGTGTGGCACATTCATAATTTAACACTTTCGAAAAAGCTTGTCAACAACTTTTTCAAAAAACTTTTTCGAAGGTTGCAACCCTTCATATATGCTATAAGTAGGAGTATGAAACAACTTAGAAAGAGCAATTTGTTTAACTCTTTTCGTTCGTTTGTTCCGTGCCGTGTTCCCCGTGGCACATACATAATGTATCATGATAAAAATCATATTGCAACACTTTTGTTTAAAAAAGTTTTTAGAAACATTTTTGCGAGTCGCTCTATTAAAATTTATATGAAGAAACTTTTCACGAAAATAGCGCAATCCCTTGTGGCTCTAGGGCTGAAGGCGGTTCGGAAAATTTAATGCAAAAAGATTAATTTCACAAACTAAAAAACACGCTCAAACCCTTATGCCATGCGGGTTCAAGCATGTTCAATAAAAAATGTTTGTGAAATCGAAAATGTTTTACAAATAATTACAGGTAAATAATTACATATCGTAATTGTGAACGTCTCAATCCCTTGTGGCTGTAGGGTGTCAAGAAAAACTTTTAAAAAACTTATCTAATTGTGAACAATTTGTGAACAAAAAAATATTTTTTTCAAAAGAATTATTTTTAAAATCCATTTTCGAAAGAATTACTTTGCAATATTTCCTTGTGGCTGTAAGGACGAACGCTTGTCAAGCCCTAATATATGAGTGTATATAACTGGTAATGTATCCCAGTTGATAGGCTTGTACCTCAATAGAGAACACGCATATGCTACTGTAATGCAGTATGAAGCCTTATGTATCAACGTGTTAAGCGCTTACATAAGTATGGAATGTGTGTGCTGTGAGTGTTTGCTCATTAGTGTTATGGATTGAATAGGCTATGTATATACGCTTACAACGTTGATATAGCGCTAATGGTAACGCTTACAGTTGTATGTATAGATTAGTGGTATGGTAATACATGGCAGTATATGTAAGTATATGGTAATAGTATGAGCATACCCATTGTAGTATGTTGAGCATACATATATTGGTAATGTATCCGTGAAGCCTTATGTATCAACGGGTCGTAGGTATATGCACGATAATAGATATTGTTGGATAGCAGAATGTGTATGTGCTATGAAGTGTTGGTACACCTACGTTCGTATACCATATGTGGGTATGTGGTTATGTATCACCTGTCTATTGGTTGTATGTGGTATGAATGTATGTATATGTATGTGTTACCAGTATATGGTATTAGTGTGTATGTATGGTGTATATGGTATATGTATACATAGTATATGGTAGTATATGTATGTATATACATGATGTTATGCATGATGATGTATCACGTATGCTAGTGTTAGTGTATGAGAACAGCGCTCAACTCCTTGTGTGACGTGGCTTCGTGGCTTTACGGTCGGATCTGGCGTGGCTATGCATACGAGTGTATGGATATGCATGTATACGATATGTGTTGACATGTACGTTTGTATGTGTTAGAATCACGCAACCTTGTGTACTGGTAACGTCTTCCATGTAAGTATATGGATATGCATGTGAATGTGCATAGTGTGACATGTGTGTGTGAGTGTGTGCATAGCATGTGAAGTGTTGGTACGTATGCGTTTGTAAGGTGTTACGTGTGGTATGTGTGGCGTGTATACGTATGCATGTTATGTATATTTGTGTGGTGTACCTCACACATGCACACATCATCTATAAATGAGCCGAGAAGCCTTGTGGCTGTAAGCGTGAGCGCACACGTCAATCACTCGTATATGCAAGCGCTATGCAGATATATGAGTATGCATGAAAGCGTTTGCAAGCATCCACCTTTCCAAACGTGCTATGTAAAGGCGCTCGGCTTGACAGGTATATGCTTGCTTCCAACATTTACCATGATGTACTAATGTATATTTGTACTACACCAAACGGGGGGGGTATTTACCACTTAAAACCCATGTAAAATACTGTAAAACCTAGTAGGTAGCTACACGCACACATCACCAAATATCCGATTCGACCCACACGAGATCCAGATCTCCGTCCGATCTAACCTTCCAAATCTCCGATTTTCACGCATCGACACACGTCTCGTAAACAATTTGCCAATCCCTATCCTATCTCCGTATAGAGGGGGCGTATTTACAACTAAAAATACCGATGCAAATACTAATATCCCCTTCCCTTTCCTAACAGATCAAGACAAAACGGTATATTAAGCTTCAATAGAGAAGTCTTTACCCTCTAAGCTAACCAAATATCCCATATCATTCCTTCTCAAGTAAACAATTTGACCATCGTAGTCTACATGTTTGAAAGTAACATCACCAAGGGCAGGTTGCTTTTCCAACTGATCTACAAATTGCCCAATTGCACTTTCTAATCCCTCAGATATACTTTCTTTACCAGTTTGTCTCACAAAACTACTATAATCGTATGAAATCTTCATATTACACCTACTTTCAGCCTTTTTAAGTGTTTTTTAGCCATTATAGCCATATTTTACGTGATTTTAACCCTTTTTCGTGCATTTTTAGCTAAAAACAGACGATTTTTAGCCTTTTTTGGTCATTTTTGACCAATTTTTAACGATTTTTGAGCATTTTTAGCCTATTTTTAGCCTTTTTTGAACAAAATCGAGCCATTTTTAAGCTTTTTGAGGCTATTTTCGATGATTTTTAACCATTTTTACCTCTATTTTAGCCTATATTTACCCTATTTTAGCATAAAAATAGCCTCTATAACAGCAAAAAAAGACCGTTAAATACAGCCTTTTAGTGCCTCCATAACATCATATACATCCTGTTTTAGCTGACGTAACTCATTTTTATACTTTATAGAATCAAGTATACTCATACGTTCTATTATAAATCTCATCTCATTCATAGCACCTTGCGCTTCATTAAACGAGTCTTTCATACATTTATCGAAGTCCAATGTGTATTCGCCTCCATTATTGATCGCTTTATCTTTATCATAAACAAAAAACCGAGGCATTATACCTCGGCAATCCATTTATGATGGTCTCCCATTTCAATTTCTACTCCAACAACTCCAGATCCCATGCATTCTGGACAAACTTCAACAGTTCCATCATCTTTTATATCTATAATACCAGTGCCACCACACTTAGTATGAATAGTTGCGCCTTCAAATGACATCTCATTCACCTCAATTAATGAACTATATGTAGACCCCTAGATATACTGTAATTTAAGAGAAGCAAATCTTCGCCATGCTTCTCTTTTAACTCTGCAACCTTCATATTAATAGCAATGGAATCAGTACTCTCCTTATCGCTATCATATAGTTCAGAATCATAGGAGATAGAGAATTCCTCCATTATCTCCCCTTCTTCACCTATCAGTTCCAATTCATAAACTACATTAGTTAACGGTCTCTTCTTCAAGTTAAATACTCCTTTAGTAAAGCGATATTATACTACTTTAATGCATTCGGATTTAAAGTAGGCTTTATTCTTTCTTTCCTATTCTTAGCCTGCTGAGTGTTGTCTTTATTATCAGAATTAGCTTTGCTTCCAGATGTAGAAGGAAACTTGATCATTTCTCCTTCATCTAATATCGCCATATAGTATCTAATAGCATGTCTAACCATTTCACCCTTCTTATTTCGGTGAAACTTATTAATCCACTTTATAATATCTTCATCAACTTCAGTATCCAGAGGTAGCTTATAGTGAGTTTGAGACATTAATCTTCATCTCCTACTTGATTCATACCCCATCTAAAGTAGCCTTCAACGTTACTTGTATCATGATTTTCTGGTATCGTTAATCCAGTTACTACATTAGATAGTTTATCATCGAATTTTTCGGCACTTGCACCAATTAGTAAAATCTCATCAAATCCAGTTTGATCTTTCCAGTTTGTTAATATTGCTTGCTGAATATCTACGACAACTTCTCTAATTCCTGCATCCATTGCCTCAGAGAAGTCAACTTCTTTTGCACGTTTAGATGGCTTATATTTTGTATTATTATCCTTTAAGTACTCAAGTAATTCATAGTCCGTAACATCATGTGATGGATATTCTTCCTTAATTACTTTTCTTATAGACTTGTAAACATCGCTAAATCCTTTATGTATGCTAGTGTAGTTACCTTGTCTTTGCAGACAATCAACGATATCTAAGTCAGTTGTACCACCACCGATATCTATAACAGCAACCTTAAGTTCTGCATATTCTTCATCTCCAACATATCCTTCTTCATCCAAGTATCTACTAATTACAGTTGCTACTGGCTGAGACATTACTTCTACATGAGCCACTCTAAATAATCTCTCATGATCTCCCTCGTCATTTACGATATCAACTTCGTGGATTCCACCATTTTCGCCTAGGAATGCTAGTTCAATTTCATTTTCACGCTCAGTTTTCGTTTCTTGACTAGGAACTCCAGTTACAAGGTAGATTTTCTCAGTTGGTTGAATGTCTAGGTCGTTAACTACTTTAGCCATAGCGATCTTAGCCATTATCTTATAAGGCTCTGACTTATATCTTCCATCGTGACCAAGTGCAACCTTGATTTTGCTTCCCAATTTAGGGATGTCTTCTCCCCATACATATTCAACATCATCTATAAAGAAGCTTTCTAATTTAATTTCTTTACCAGTTAAGTTCTCACCAACATCCTTTTTATATGCCCACGCACAAGGAAGCGACACTATATACTCTTTACCTTTAGAGTCTACAGATCTTATTTTAACCATTCCGTTACCAAGATCAATCGCCACTACCCTATCAAATTTCTTCTTTTTCTTTACTACCATTCTATTAACCTCCAATATTTTCTTGTATTTTCCTCTTGTTATGTATCATAAATCCTATTTATCTACTTTGTCAATACTTTTTCACCATTTTTACCCCACCTTTTCCCAAAGTTTTGTCCAAAACTCTGGACTTTATAACCTTAAAAACAACTAACACGAAATTTTTCCCTATTTTTGTCCCCCTATTGTACATTTATTTGTCCCACTTTTGTCCAAAACTTTATCCATATTCAACTTTAATGTAGGTCAAAAGCAATTATAGCCAATATAAATGTTATCTAAGAAGACGATATTCGAACACTAATGTAGGACAAGAGATGTTATAGCATACTTATACGTTATGACTTATAGCTATAATTAAACTTTCATGTAGGGCAGGAGTTATTATAGGTTATGAAGTATTACCTATAATGAAGGGCAATATTTACTTGTAGGTCAAATAATGTTTTAATAGAGGTAAATAATAGAAGGAGGGGATGTCGATGGCATTAGAAGTTGATTTCATAACGCTCGGTGATGCCTCATCAAGATTAGATGTTCCTGCACCAACTCTTAGACACTGGACGGATCAGATGGAAGAGTTCAATGTTCACTATGTATTAAGAAACAATAGGAATGAACGAATCTATGAAGAGTCAGATGTTAAAGTTTTTGAGATTTTACGTGACCTCAAAAGCGAGTATGGTAGAAGAACTACTACAAGGGATCTTGGCTATATGATAGCTGAGAAAGGTAAAGCAGGTGACCTACAATTACGAACTAGGGAAGATGCGCCTCAACCAGAGCAGCCTAGTAATAGAACTGCTGATCTATTAAACCAAGAAGATATTCAGAGACTTATGCAAAGTGAACGTGTAAAGCAATTTATAAATATCATAATATCTGAAACTCAAAACAATCTAAAAGGCGAATTGCGAGAAGAACTAACTTTAACAATTCGTAAAGAGATTCAAAAAGAAATAGAAGAAAAGATGACTGAACAACAGAAGGCACTCGATGCAACAGCTGAAAGAATAGAAGAGTCATTGAAAAAGAGAGATGATCAGATGACTACATTCATATCTGAAATGAGAGAACAGAATAAGAGAATTGAACAGGAAAAGAAGAAAGGATTCTTCGAGAGACTGTTTTCAAAATAAAAAAGAGTAGGGGAATGACCTGTCACGTACATTGTACGTTTCAGCTTAACCCTTACTCTTTTTGCAATACTTTTGTTTAAATACCTATTGCTTCCATCCAATCTTTTGGCTGTCTATATTTAGCCATTTCACAATCAATTCTAATTGCATCGATTTCTCCAGTAGCGGTAACCAAGATGACACCTTGTGATGGGGCAGATCCTAAACCTAATTTCTCACTATAGTCGTCAGAACCCTTAGTAGACCCAATACGAATCTCATACTTTCTTATTCCAACTTCAAGTGACATGAAGTGATGTAGGTGACCGTAAACAATAGCATCGTAAATCACTCCGTCTCTAGAAGAGTGGTCATTGATTTTACTTGCATCAGCTTTCTTCTCAAGATCTCCGTGGACAAATTTTAGCGACTTACCATTCGCTTGAATAACAGCACTAAACTTTTTACACTCAACATACGTCAAGTTTTTGATATTAGCCATTTCGACAAACATCTTAACCATATCGTTAACTACTACCATTCCAGTGTCGCCATCGATATTTCCGTTTTTATCACCATTCATGCGATCGTGATTTCCGCTAAAACCTCTGTAACTTACTACCCAGTGTCTAGATAACTTAGCAAGAACTTCTATTAATAGGCGACCGCCACGAGTCATCTGTTCAGACACAGGGAATTCAGCATGATATGCTTGTGAATTTCTCATGTAGGCATGTTCTAAAATGTCGCCCATATAAACAACATCAATTTGAGTAACTTTACGCATAGTAGCAATTGCCATTGCTTCTTCTACGACATTATGAATACGCTGTACTGCGATTTCGTAATTATATTGATTTCCTTCAACATCAACTAAAGCACCCAGATGCCAATCTGAAACGCACAATATCATTCTTGTTTCGCCACGATCAAAAATAGGGGAGAAGGAGTAGTTCATAACTTTTTCCCATTGAACTTGACTCAATTCGTTTTTGATAGATGCTTTTACTTCACTTATAAATAAACCATCATCAATAATATCACGTTTAATTTTACCTAGCTTACGAGTCTCTAGTTGGACTTCACGTTTCTGCCAAGCTAATTCGCCAATCTCTTTCTTAATAGACTGTAACTGATCGTCAGAGACCATCTCAGCGTATTTAGGAGCAGACGGCAGTTCGCCAATCGTCTTCTGGTAATACTTAATCATTTGGCGGTATGCTTCGCTGTTTTCAGAGTCGTCAAATCCTTCTACTTGCATCATCTGACGATGTTTACTCCAAGAGCATCTCATGCCATTTGCTTTTTGTAACTCTACTTTAATTCTGACTGCGGTTTCTAAGTGTTCCTGTGAAACAATTACAGTTTCGCCTTTTTTATTTTTGTATGAATGCATAATGTATTATAGATTCCTCTCTATTAATTAATCTAATACAACACTGCTCCATAATCCCTTAACCACAGATACGTCTCCCTTATGGGCGCTTCTTTCTAGGCTGTCATGGAAATCAGCATTATATGATTTGTTTCTCCACCATCTGCCAATTGTGATAATTAGCCCTTGGTATCCTTGCAGATTATCCTTGTTGCTGATATATGCAAAGTGTCTTAAATTCAAATTCTTCTCTGAAATAAACTTACGGTAAATATCATAATTCTCTGCTAAAATAGGTGTGATCTTCATAATATTCTCCTTTGCAATACATTTGTTTAAGGTTGTGTTAATTGAAAACACTTTCGTTTAGCACAAATATAACACAACCTTATTTTATTTGCAATACTTTTGTTTTAACTAGGGTAATATTCGTGGACTTCTGTTGCACCACGGAACAATGATTTTTTCATTTCTAATACTTTGTCCTTGCCAAGTAGTTCTTTAATAAACATTCCTTCGTTAAGCTTTTCCATATCAGATCCATAGAAGAACCATGAAACGAATAATTGCTTTCTGGGTCTACTACAAGCTACATAAAATAAACGTCTCTCTTCCTCGTGATCGACTGACATAGAGTGGGGGAACAGGTCTTCATTAACATTTGGAACGAATACTGCATCAAACTCTAATCCCTTGGAAGCATGTACTGTCATTATATTTACAGCATCTTTACCTTTTGACTTTTTCTTTTTGTCATCTATCTTGCTAACATGAGCCAAGAACGCTTGGATGGTAGGGAATTTACTAGCTATTTCGCACAATTTCTCAACGGCATCCAGTTTCTCTGGAATGGTCGATGCTGAGATTGTACTTTCATTTATATATTCGATATAACGAGTCAGTTTAACTACGTTACGTAGGAATCTACCTGCATTTACATTTGATTGATAATGAAGGTCTTGAATTACTTTTGTAAAGTTATCAATGCCTCGCTTGAATTTCCATTCTCCTGCCTGCGGTGTCACTCTAACAGCTTGCATTAAGTTCATGTCATGCGCACCTGCAAACTTCTCCAAGTCCTCAACGAACTTTTTGCTAAGATAACGGTTAGGGGAGTTGATGATTCTACGGAAGCTTGCATCGTCCTCTGAATTAGCTACGAGACGAGCATAACTGATTAGATCAAGTACTTCTTTTCTATCAAAGAATGACATCGACTTAGAAACGTCAAACGGAATGTCTCTGTCGGATAGTGTTTCTTCGAAAATAGCAGTCTGAGCATTTGCTCTAACCAAGATTGCAATCTCGGATAGGGGAGTACCAGATTCACTAAGTTCTTCTATTTTATCGGCTATGCGATTAGCTTGTACACGCTCATCTTGATATATGGAGAGTCGTACCTTGTCTCCAACTTCCGCAACAGATTCTGACGGCTTGTAATCCTTGTACTTTTCAATAGAAGAGTGACCAATAATGTCATTAGAAAGGTTTACGATATTCTGAGTGCTTCGAAAATTCTTGTTTAATTCAATTAGCTTTACGTCATCGAAATTTTCCTTGAAGTCCAAGATATTCGAAATATCTGCGTTTATAAATCCATAAATTCCTTGTCGAAAGTCGCCTACGACAAAAACATTTTTATCATTGATTAATTTAATTATAGAACAGACAATGGATGATGTGTCTTGATATTCATCCACTAAAATGTACTTGAATTGCCCTTGAATACGGCTTCTGAATTTTTCATCATCACGAAGCTTTTCGTAGAACCGAATAAGAAAATCATCAAAATCTACCTGTCTGCTCTCAGTCTTTAATTGCTCATATGTCGCATAGGCTTCTCGCAAATGAACTTCATCAACGCAATCAACAAACGCTACTTGATCGTTAATAACAAAAGTATCTGTCGGCTTGACGTTATTTGCCTTCTGGTAAGAAATGAACTGAGCAAGTTCTCCTGCTTTCAATGGGAGCGACATGCCTCTATGATTTCGGTCTGTGCGTGGTTTACAGATGTCGTTAAGGGTAGAAATTTTCCACCAATCTGGACATATATCAACCTTTTCAAACGCAGGATCTAAAACTTTAAGTAATCGATATGCTATGCCATGGAACGTACCAATGGCAACCTTTTTTGCTTGTTCCTTGCCAATAATCTTCGCCAATCTCTTACGAATTTCTTCCGATGCCTTTCTTGTAAAAGTGAAGGCAAGGATCTCATGCGGAGAGATTCCGTGATTATGTATCATGTTCCCAATACGTGTAGTGAAAGAAGCTGTTTTACCACTGCCTGCACTTGCTATTACCACCGTGTTACCATTTATTGTATTTATTGCTTCTTTTTGTTCTGTTGTAAAATTAGTTGTCATCGAAAACTACCTCCTGTTTTTAACTCGATGACTAAATACTAAACAAATGTATTGCGATTGTCAACCAAAAGTTTTGCAATCATCATCTTGTATAAGGAAGCATAGAATAGGTAATAATACTAATAGTGTTGTAGCGCCAGTACTCAGAGGCATCTGGACGACATCTAATCGCATCTTACCAGAGCCAATATAATTAGTCTATGACGATTTTAAAGTAGGGCAGTGAGCCAGTGGGGAGACGAGAGGGGCATTTTATTGCCTCTCAGTCTCGTTTTCTAGTTCAGCGTACTTTGTAGTTATCCACATGTGGATGTCTTTGAAGAAGCTGTCGTACAATTCCTTGTCCTTATTGTCTATCGCATTGACAAAATCTATCTTGAAGTGGAATAGCATTTTCTGCTTCAACTTTCTTACTCCCTTGCCATTACATAGATTGCTATAGAACGACTGTTTGACTTTTTCAAGTCGAGAGTAGTAGAGAACGTCCATCTCTATTCATCTCAGATCTCTTGTCTCATCTTCTTTTCCGTTGTAGTACTTGTCCATTAGTTCATCCCAAAGGACATCTTTGATAAGTATGGAGTCAGATCCCTTGTAGCGCTTACCGTGATTTTCCTGTATTAACGTATAGGCTTCTAGTTCTTTTTCTGTCAGTTCAGATACATTCATGACATTAATCCTCCAACCAATTGTAGAATGGCACTTGTCTTTCGTAGATAGGCTTTGTAAGATTAGTAACTTTAAAGTCATATGCTTTTTGCACCCAAGATTGCACTAAGCCCTTCATGTTATGTATATCATTTACCGTATCTAGCATTTTAGAAATAGATCCTGTAAATTCCTTGTCACTAATCGCACCTATATATTCACTATCACAATCAGATATAATCCACCCTTTGTTGATTTGATACTTGTAAGCATCATCTAGTAAAAGAATTTGCTCATTGCTAATAGAAAGTGATTTCTCATAAATCTTAACCTTAATCCATCTTTTCAATTCCATTGGCAAGGACGTATCCCATAGAGTCTCTACTATATTAAGGTTAAGATTAAGGTTATTCTCAATAGAGTCATTTTCACTAGAGTCAATATCACTAAGGTTATTCTTATTAATAGAGTTTGATTTTCGAACTTCTAGACCTTCGATTTTCATACTTCTAGAAGTTTGATTTTCACACTTCTTGGAGTTTGATTTTCGAACTTCATTACTCTCCGTTGAGAAGTTTGATTTTCGAACTTCTGCCTTTTGGTCTTTTTCATTAGCGTCATCTGCCACATTGTCGAATTCCTCTTCAACCTTGTAAACGTCTTCATCAGTATACTCAAGCTTCAATACATATGTTATGTCAACCATACCTTGACCAAGTCTCTTCGTATGTATAAGTTCAAATTCTCGCAATGCTTTCTTTAATTGAGATAGCTTCTGCTTGGCACATCCAATAAACTCCATCGCTTTCTCATCGCTAAACTTGATGTAATAACGACCTTCCTTGTCTTTCCAATTATGTTTCATAGATTTCTTATTCAAATCTAAGTAGTATACATATAGAAGCTTTGCATCATTTGATAGCTTTTTATATCTTTCTGCAATCATCAGAACTTTTGGCAACTGAAAGTAGATGAGTGTTTGATTATCTTCTATGGTAAAGAATCGTTTATTTTCCATAACAAAAAAATCCTCCCTATTCTACGGAAAAGGCAGGATTAAATACACATATAGTTGTTGCGTTTTAAAATTATCTATGATAATATTATCTCATAAACAACAGAAAAACAGACACTATATGTGTTATTTAATTCCTAACGCTTCATTCCCTATAAGTTTGCCGACCTAGGGGGAATGGGGCGTTGCTTCATTTCCGAATGTTTTGTTGTTCTCATTCTATCATCTATAAAAAGTATTGACAAGATAAATTGAAAGTTATCCACATGTGGATAAGACAAAAGACGATTGGATTCTACTCCAGTCGTCTTTTTATATGGTTTTACACAAAGGAAAAGACAACCGCACTGATAGGGAACGGTTGGCTAAATAGATCGGACGACTAATCTCAATCTCATACTATTAATATATCGTAGCAAATTAATTAAGTCAATAGTACAAAGAACGTATGTTCGTTAAAATCATCAATAAAAGTACTGCAAATCCGTAAGAGGGTCAGTGTAATCTAGTCTTCGGAAAAAAGTGTCTCATTTCAGACACTATTTTCTCATATAGGCTGAAAAAAGTGTCTCATTTCGAACACTTTTTGGTACTGTAATAAGAGAGACGAATATATAATAAGATAGAGATGTAAGCGCCACCGAAAACTTTCGGTGTTTCTCACAGGATTTTCGATTTTCGGTTTTTTTCTATTTAACAAAAGTATTGCAATTCATCAAAAAGTGTAGTAGAGTTGAGTCCAGAGAAAAAAGTGTCTCATTTCAGACACTATTTTCCGAGGCTGAGAAAAAAGTGTCTCAAATGGAACACTTTTTTCCACGGCACAAGAAAATAGTGTCTCATTTCAGACACTATTTGGTACTGTAATAAGAGAGACTAAATAATAAGAGAGACGAATATATAATAAGATAGAGATGTAAGCGCCACCGAAAACTTTCGGTGTTTCTCACAGGATTGGCGTTTCGTTTTTTTCTCTCTCTTCTATTAAACAAAAGTATTGCAACGAAAAGGAGGTGAGAGCATCTTGGGGGAGAAGGAACAATTTGTTAAGATGGATAATGGCTTTATGGAAGATATAGAGTCATTCGAAAGCAGAGATAAATTCGTCTATCTTCTATTAAAGGGATTAGCCAATGGTGTTAATAAGGCAACGGTAGTTCATATTGAAACAATAGCGAGTATTATGGGGCTGAGTTCTCATACAAAAAATCGGACTGCAATAAAGAATGCACTGATTTCACTTGAGGAAAACGGACTTCTTCTATTATATGAAGACATGCTATTTAGAAAGCCGATTTCTGTATCGGATATGAAAATGACTGGTACATATTATGCTAGTATTGCGGACATTGAAGGAGACAAGGGATTTACGAAGATATATTACAGCGATTTGCTTAAGTTTATTGAACTAGATGAGAAGTCGAAGGATCTGATGTTTTCCGTTTACTTCAATATCATAAAGCGGATCTATGACAGTGATTCCAGTCCAGATTATTCATGGGTGACAATTGATACGATAGAAGAAGAAGTCGGAATCAACAGGAAAACTGTCATGAGCAAGATTGCTATAATGAAGGAACATGAACTTCTCTATTATGAGACTGTTAGCGAAAGTGCTGACAAAGACAAGAATTACTATAGTAGATGGAATGACCGTCATATGCTAATCGATGCTCTTCGTCCTTCTGAAAGTGGTAGCCAGTAAAAGACATTGCTTTAATACTATTACAGTGATATACTAAAAACCACACAGAGATAAATGGAGGACTAAATTATATGGAAGAGAAGAAGCAAAAAAGGGTAATTGCTCCACATCAACTGGTGCAACGATCAGAAATTAAGCGAATAGCTGAAAATTTAACAAAACGTGAACTTTGTAATTTAATAAATATACATTATCACTTCTATTGGAATTGCGTTTGTGTAAAAAACCAACCTAGTGCCAAGATGGAAGAAGCTTTACGCACGTATCTAGAGATGCCGACAGCAACAGTGTATGAATCAATCTTTGCTTTAAGATCTAAAAGCGAAAAGACTGGTCATGTAAAGAGAGACGAGAATGGTAACGAAACATATCATGATAATTTAAACGTTACTAAGAGTCTTGCTGAAGCGGTTATTCAAGAGATGAAAGATAACGATGTTTATAAAGAGCCTAAAATGTATAATGAAGAGTAATTTTCAGCCGTTAATGGCTCTCTTTAATTAAACAAAAGTATTGCAATAGAACAAAAGTATTGCTATAATGTGGGCAGGCAATTAACACAAAGCAAAGGCAAATAGGAGAATTAATCATTATGGAAATCAGAGGATTTGGTTCATACACGGAAGTGGAACATCATCTTGCAACACTAACTATTGATGAGAAAAATGAACTGTATTTAAGCGGTAAGCTAGACATAATGCTAGATGAGGCTGAAATTAAAACAAAAAAGGCGAAGAGCAAATAACATTAAAAGGAAAAGGAGTAATTAAGATGAAGAAATTCAATGGAGAAATCGAAGGAAAGAAACTTAGTGACTTTAGTCTAGATAAATTAGTAAATGTTAAGACACTAGCAGAGAGAATGGATAAGGTAGAAGAATTGATGTATAATGAAGGGCATGTTCACAACTTCTTTACAACATATTTCAATGAGTATTATAATGTATCTCCTAATCAGACAGGATATCTATCAGAAGAGACATCTATTAGCAGGATGCTAGAGATAGTCGGTACATATCTTCTTTCATCATCAGATGTCGAGAGTGAAAGAAAGATAGAATACCGTTTCTGGAAGAGTGAAAGAGACTTTAAGAAGAGCATGGAGTCCGAGAATGTGAATACATCATCTCTCCAAAAAAGCATGGTTGACGATAGAGTAGAAGTAATTGACATGTTCGTTGATAGAAAGAATGATAAAAATCAGAAGATCGTTAAAGATATTTCCGTGCAGGCGAAGGACATCGCTGATATTGTCGAAATTAGACGTATAGAAGATGCGATCAGCTATCTAAAGAGCGAAAGTGGAATTTTAAACATTAAGAACAAAATCGCAAAAGCGCTTGAGGAAGTTACCAGAGAAGAGGATGTTGCAAGACTTAAGTACATTCTCAATAATACTGAAAGATATGTTAAAAGATACGTAACAGACTTAAGAGAAAATCAAGTTGCAATTAAAAAGGCTATAAAGCGACCAATCGAATTTAAGAACACGTTGAAAGACGAGGGTGCGGATACAGACTGGTTTGATATTATCAACTTTGAAAACGACAAGTGTGTAAAAGTTTTATTAGAGCATCTTTATCAAAAGGATCTTTCTGGAAGTGAGTTTGGTCTTATCCTATGGGATTTATACGAATTCATCACTAAAAAGTTAAAACTATCTAAAAGAGAAAGAGAAGTTATCGACCTGTTTTCAAAGGGATATAAGCAAGTGGATATCGTTAATGAACTTGGTACTAACAAGCAAAACGTTAATACCTACGTTTCAAGAATTGTAAAGAAAATTCAAGATAGCGGTTACGATATAGAATAGGAGATTACAGATATGTCAAAGAAGCTGAGTCATAGCGATATTCAAGATAAAATTGACAATGTTCACGGAAAAGATGAATATACACTGCAGGAAGGGTCTTATAAAACATATTCAAATAAGATTATAGCATTTCACAAATGCGGATATAAGTGGAATGTATTACCAAACGGTATAATCGATCTAAAAGTAACCTGTCCTAAGTGTAGCGGAAGAATAAGAACAATGTGGAATTATGATAAATTTTCTAAAAAGATTACTGAAATAAGCGATGGTGAGTATGCCTTGGATAGTGAATTCACGTCTGTAAAGAAACCCGTTGACATTAAGCACCTTAAATGTGGTAGGGTAAGAACTGTACTTGGGGCAAGCGCTCTAAAGGGTTCATATAAATGTGAAATGTGCAAGGTAAAACAAGGTACTGCCAAGATGAGCGCAGGAGAGAAGAAGATACGTGATTATCTTGAGGAAAATAGTATATCATATAATTTCCAACACGTAGAAGATGACTGTAAGTACAAAAAGGTGCTACCATTTGACTTTGGAATTCTAGACGAAGATGGAACGCCTTGGGCGATGATTGAATTTGATGGAGAACAGCATTTTAACAGAGATGGATTTTATGGATTTAGTGATTCGTATACAGCGGAATATGACCTTGATTTACAACAGTTAAGAGATAGTATAAAAGATAATTACTGCGAAAGTAGAGGTATTATCATGCTGAGAATACCATATAACTATGAGGGGAAAATCGACAGTATTTTAAACAGGTTTTTTAGAGTCCATAAAAAAGTTTAAAGTTTTTGTATTACTTTACTACTAGTTATTCCGTACAATATATGTAAGGGTGTTAAGCAAAAGTATTGCAAAACCTTACAGGTCATAATAAATGCTCAATAATGTCGTTTCCATTTTTCCCCCGACCCTTATGTCCAAGTGAAAACTTGGACTCTTTATTATGTCGAAGTGATGTAAGATGGTGACTTGTCATCGATAAAGATGGCAACATGGGTTCGATTCCCATCTTCGGCAAACCAAAAGTTTTGCAACTTTAAAATGCAAACAAAAAACAATAAAACAAACATTTTATTAAATGTTGAGAGAGAAAGGGAGTAAACATTAATATGTTATTAACTCAAGATGTAGTAAAAGCAATGGCAGAAATCACAAAAGGAACTCAAAAAGAGGCTAAGTTGCACCTAGATGCTTTAAAAGAAGTAATCACAACAGCTTTAAAAAATGGTGAAGACGTAGCGCTTAAAGGTTTAGTATCTTTCGAAAACAAAGAAGTTGCTGAAGGAAAAGCTAAAAATCCTAAAACTCGTGAAGAAGTTATTGTACCTGCTCACCGTAAAGCTTCTGCTAAATTAGCAAAATCATTACGTAAATTCTAATTTTAACTTCTAGGGTAAATCCCCTTACAGAGAGTCACGCAGACTGTGTGACTCTCTTATATCATGGTCGTCTTGGCTGAGAGGATAGGCTAGTCCCGTACAGACGATTTACGTTGGTTCGAATCCAACGGACGACCACAAACCTCCTCCTTTTAGTTATATGATTTGAACGGTTATTTATTTCTTTTTAGGCTTACAAGGAGTGGCACGGACGGTAAGTGCCACTCACTAATTTTATCATTTTAAAACCTCCTCCTTTTTCTGCAGGTATTTTGGATGGATACCTGCAGTTTTCAATTATTGGGATATAGATCAGTTGGTAGATCGCTTGACTGTTAATCAAGAAGTCACTGGTTCGAGTCCAGTTATCCCAGCCATTATGTGCGTGAAGGTCAGCGACAATCGGCAAGGTAACTCTCATTCTATTTATAGAAAGTATGCAACCTTTTTTGTCATGTGGGTTCGACTCCCACCTACGCACACCTCCTTATATTATGCGCATGAGAATTGCGCACCATTTCGATTACTTTACTTTACCATATTTAAAACCTCCTACCTCCTAAATAAAAAGTAAAACGATCACACAGCCTTGGCGTTTGTTAGAATTCCAAGGCGCTTCTCGGTGCATTAGTGTAGTGGTTAACATGCCTGCCTGTCACGCAGGAGATCACGGGTTCAAATCCCGTATGCACCGCCATTTTAATTTAAACCTAGAGAGAGTGAGTTGAAGAAGGTTGAATTACGTTAAATCAGTATTATTAGCATTGCTTGGAAAATATGCAAAAACGCATGAAAAGCAAATTGCTAAAGCACAAGCATGGATTGATTCTGCTCAATCACAATTTGCAAATGCAATTGAAGAGGCAGAGTTGTCTGAAAAGCATTATGAAAAGGTTGCTTCTGAAATCCAAGTTAAAATCCAAGATCTTCAAAAGATGTACGATGAAACAATTGGAAAACAAGAACAAGCTACAGCATTTAAGAACAAAATTAAATCATTAATCGAATAGTTTTAAGCCCTATGAACTAGGGCGTTTTAGAGGGTTACTCAAGCGGTGAAGAGACTAGTCTTGAAAACTAGCAGGCGGTAAAACGTGCAGGAGTTCGAATCTCCTACCCTCTGCCATTATGAAGGTGAAACGATTGCAACTGGGCATGGCGTTGACTGACGGGTTCGATTCCCTCCACCTTCTGCCATAACATGTAGATGAACTGGAAATTGAAGATTGCCTGTAAAGCAAAAATCGTAGGGTCAATTCCCTACCATCTACTCCTACTTTCTAAGGAGTCTTGTCAACTCCTTTCCCTTGGGGCATTAGTATAGTGGTTAGTATCTCTGGCTTCCACCCAGATGACGTGGGTTCGAATCCCACATGTCCCTTAACCGCAAACTCTCCAATAGCGGTATAGAAAATGGCGAGTTGGCGAAATCTCACCGTTATAGATTTATTGTGAGATACCGCTACGTCTCTATGGCGGTATATAAAAGTGAAGGCATACCTGCCTCGTCAAAAAGTAACTAGATGAGCCTCGCTGTGGAGGCACTATTGGTTCGCAATAGTGGAAAAGAATGTTATGACACAGAGCATGGGAGAGATAGGTACTCCTGTATCCGACTTGGGGATTATCCCTTGTTTGTTACTATATTTAGATACTTGGCTATTACAGTGATACTTAATATAACAGTAAGCTTAGACTCCAAGTATTTAACGTGGGCGAGTATGCAAATTGGTTGAAGCAAGCGGACTGTAAATCCGTGACGTAAGATACACTACTGGTTCAAATCCAGTCTCTCCCACCATTAAATATATTGAATTATCTTTAGTTTAATAGTATAATAGTATTAAAGTAATCACAGAAAGGTGAAGACCTATAAGATGAGTACAAATATGAATGCAATAAAATCAGAACAATTAGGAATGTCATTTGGTAAGGCAGGCAATATCTTAAGAAAGAATATAATGTTTTCGTTGGTTGAAAAATGTGAGATGAACACATGCTATCGATGCGGTGAAAAAATTGAAAGTGTCGATGATATGAGTATTGAGCATAAGGAAAACTGGTTACACAGTGAAAATCCAGTAGAACTATTCTTTGATATTGATAATATTGCTTTTAGCCATTCGAATTGTAATAGTGCGAACAAAAGAATCCGTAGAGATTTATGCTTCTCTTCCGTTGGATTAAAAGGTGTTACAGACACAAAAGATAAGAACAGGAAGAAGCCTTATAAAGCGCACTCATATTTAAACGGAAAAGTTAAATACATTGGATACTTTGAAACTCCAGAAGAAGCAGGTATGGCATACGATAAATTCGTCATAGAGACTTTTGGAGAGGATACTCCAACAAATAGAAGTTTAGGTTTATTAAAATATTAATACATAGAGTCACCCTCACTTGGGTGGCTTTTTCATATCTTGAATGCTAGATAGAAAGTATTCACCTCTACTGATGCGTTTCTAGAGCGACTTTAAGAGGAGTTTCTTTCTAGTGAGCATTGAGGATATGAATCATGGAGAGGTACTCAAGTGGTTAAGAGAACTGTTTGCTAAACAGTCAGCACTATTTATTAGTGGCGCAGGTTCAAATCCTGTCTTCTCCTTATATCATGGGGCGGTTGCGCATGAGGTTATTGCGCTAATAACGCTATGGATAAGCTGTCCTAGTTATTACCCTCGTAATTAGAAAGTGTCGATGAAGACCTAGGTAGTAGTCGCATTAGTATCGTTACAATGAGGTCGTGGGTTCGAATCCTTCCCATCCCAGTAAGTATACGGGTTTAGTTTAGTGGCAGAACAATGGTCTCCAAAACCATCAGCGATTGTTCGATTCAATCAACCCGTGCCAACATGTCTGCACAGCAGACTCCTAGAGTTTATGCTCTTTCTCGTATCAAAGGGCTTTTGATCTTTTAAAAACTTAATATTGATGAAGATTGGCTGTTAAAGCCATTAAAAGTTAAGGCTTTATAAAAAGTATAAAGCCAAAGGTATTATCTACAGTGCGTTAGGGTGTGTGGATTCAATTCACATCCAATTGCCTCCTTTGTGTTAGTGTTATTTATCTTAAGTTGCACTCGTTATTCTCGCACTCCTTTGTTGTCTTATTGTGGAGTTTTATGCTCCACACAGCCTAACACACTGTAGAATTACCTATTTCGAGAGAGAGGGAAGCTAATGAAGCAACAACTATTAGAACAATTAAATTACGTACAGGCTCGTATTAGCGAGATCACTAAGTACGAACATATCGAAATCAAACAGATTTCAGACTTACAGCGTTACTTTGAAATGCAACGCAACATTATCGAATCACTTTGTAAATTAAGTGAGGGTAAATAATATGACAAAATTACATGTTAATGCTCATTCGACTGCTAAAACAGATATCTTCTATTTAATCAATGGACATTTCTATGGAGAAGATAGACGAGATATTACTGTAGTTTTAGATCGTGATGATGCATTAGATTTCATTAAATCAGCAGATTTAAGTCTTTATGAAGAAACAGCTGTTGACACAGAAGGTGAATTCTTCTACGTTACTTCATCTGTAACAGGTTCTTTCCTGTATGTCGAAAATGTAAAGACTCAAAACGGAGTGGTTAAGGGTCACGAAGGTGATATCTTAATTTTACCGCATTACGTACCGCAGAATGTCAGACAAGAATGTATTGACGGAAGCGAAATTGTAATTGAAATTGCTCTAGAGAGCATTTATGAAAAATTAGTAGAAATAATCAAAGGTTAATCTAGGAAGGCTCAGTGCCTTCCTTATTCGTGTTTCAGTAAAGTGGGTGATGTGATGGCTAAAGCAACTACATCTGAAAAGAAAACATGTCTGAAATGCGGTAATGATTATGCGGTTTCTAGCTTTTACTCTCACAGAAATCCATTGTTGCACGAACGATTCGGCTTCTGCAAGAAATGTGTCAAAGGCAATGTAGACCTTGACGACATGGAGACTTTATATAACTTCCTCCGCACAATGGACATTCCTTATCTAAAGGAATTCTGGAAGCAGGCTAATGATGCTGATACAGAGACGATCGGCACATATCTAAAAAACTTGAACTCCCTTAAACAAAATAAGGAACTGAGATTCAAGGACAGTGATGAACTCACTGGTAAAACGAACAAAGCAGAATTGTTCGATATTTATAATGAAGACTTCGAAGTAACCGAAGCCATTATACGAAGATGGGGTAGAAACCTCGAAAAAGATGACTACTTGTTCTTAGAAGAAGAGTTTGACAGGCTTGGTGGTAACGATGCCGACACTACCATACAAGAATCCATATGCAAAAATATGGCTCGTACCCAATGGATGGGAAACAAGGCGCTTGAGGAAGGCGACCATAATAAATACGAGAAGATGATGAAAACGCTATCCACACAAATGCAGGATGCGAACATTAAACCTGTCCAAGTGAAGTCAGCCTCCGAAGATGGAGGATTAAAGAGTTGGGGCGAATGGGTGAAGCTAGTCGAAGAGACCGAGCCAGTCACAGAAAATCTTGAAGAGTATGAACCGAAGTTCATCAAGGATTATGTTGATAGATGGTTTATCACGCAAATTAAGCGTGTATTCGGACAAATCAAGGACGAAGATATCGTCAAGCTTGATGGTGAAGACTAATGGCTAAAAAGAAACCCGTCACCAACATTAACAAAACAAGAGAAGGCTTCAAAAAATGGACAGCCTTTTATAGAGCAAATCCACATCGATTTGCAAAGGAATATCTAGGTGTAAAACTGTTCCTGTACCAGACACTTTTACTGTGGGCGATGAATAAATATTCGTTTTTTATGTATATTGCGGCACGGGGTCAAGGGAAATCTTATATTATCGCAATCTACTGCGTTATAAGAGCCATACTCTTTCCAAATAGCAATATAGTAATCGCATCTGGCATCAAAAAACAGGCTCAGTTAATTATAACTGAGAAGATATTCTCGCTAAAGAATAATTCTAAGAATCTCGATCGAGAGATTAAAGAATTTAAGACAAGTGCAAATGAATGTCACGTTGTCTTTTGGAATGGCTCAAAAATTACAGCCGTAACGTCTGGAGACGGGGCTAGGGGATACAGGGCTAATATATTAATAGTTGACGAGTTTCGATTGGTATCGAAAGAAACTATCGATATGATTCTACGACCTTTCCTTAACGTAAATAGAACTCCTCCTTATCTATCAAACCCTCAGTATAGTCATCTCGCAGAAGAGAATAAAGAGGTTTATATATCATCAGCTTGGTATAAAAATCACTATATTTGGGACATGTTTAAGTCCTACTTAAATAGCATGATGGCAGGAAAAGACTATTTCGTTGCAGTACTCCCATGGCAACTATCAGTCTATCATAATCTACTTTCTCGTAAGCGTGTAGAACAGCAGAGACAAGAAGAAGACTTTGACCAAATGGGATGGGACATGGAATATGAGGCTTTATTCGTTGGTGAAAACGAAAATGCCTACTTCAAATTGGATGACATCCAGAAATGTCGTACCCTGCCAAAACCTTTCTATCCTCCTACTGAACTTGAATTCGTAGAGAACAAGGATAAGAGAAAGAAATCACAAATGCCTAAACAGTCTGGCGAAATCAGACTAGTAAGCATGGACGTTGCCTTAATGGGTAGTAGTAAAGCTGTAAAGAACGATACAACGCAATTTACACTTATGAGATTACTTCCGCAAGGTGATGAGTATCGTAGAGATGTAGTTTACATGGAGAAAATGGAAGGTGTCCATTCAGAGACACAAGCTATTCGTATGAAACAACTATACTACGATTTTGAAGCTGATTACGTTGCACTTGATACAAATGGTAACGGTATGTCAGTCGCAGATAACCTAGTGAGAATCCTTTATGACCGTGACAGAGATGTCGAATATCCTGCATGGACTTTCATAAACTCAGAAGCTATGGATGACAGAAAGATGGATAAGAATGCTATTCCAGTAATCTACTCTATCAAAGGTAATCCAGAGTTGAATCACAAGGTTGCCAATGGTCTAAAAAGTGCCTTTGAGAAACGTAAAATTCGCTTGCTTATCAATGATATTGAAGCAAAAGAAGATTTGATCGAGAAAAAAGGCTTCCTTAAAAAGACAACAGAAGAGCAAGTTTATCTATTAAAGCCTTTCGCACAAGCTACAGCATTAACGAACGAACTAGTAAACCTAGTTTACAAAGTTAGTAGCGGATATATCAAAATCGAAGAAGTGGGAACAACCACAAAAGATAGATATTCAAGTGTTGGTTATGCCAACTATGTAGCTACACTGCTTGAGCAAGAATTAATAGATATCAAGAAAAATGATGACATATTAAATTACTGTCTATATTAAAGGTGGTGAAAATGAGTGGCTAATAATAGCACTAACAAACGAAAGAGAAACAATAACTCAAATTACAATAGTCCGAATCAGCAACATGCTAGATTCGCTCAGTCATCTGCACAGTTTCTTGGGTTAACGGCATCTACAACAGCAGGTGTTGACGTGGCTCGAATCAAAACGATGATTCAAGATCCATCAAAGAACTCCTTGCAAATTGGTAATATATCGAAAGCATTGAAACACGTAAATGGTGAGTATAAACGGATTATTCAGTATATGAGTTCATTGTTAACATACGATCACACCATCTACCCAGTAATGCAGAATCCAACTGTTGATGCAGATGGAGATGTAACAGCCATGCAACAAGCGTTTGCACAAACAGCTATCTATTTAGATAGATTAAATCCAAAGCTTAATCTTCCACTATTTACAGAGAAAATGTTCACAACTGGTGTTACATTCTTGTACAAACTGGAAGATTCTAAGGGAGTTTCATATCAAGAGTTTACTCCTTCTTTATGTCGCATTAAGTACAGCGAAGAGGGTGTTTATAGATTCCAGTTCGATGTTACGAAGGTCTCAGATGTCCTATATCCAGTTATGCCAAAGGAAATCCAATCGGCAGTAGACGGATATAAGGCAGGGACGAATTCCGACATATTAGAAGAGGGAAGATGGTATCAAGTTTCTGATAAAGGTGTAGCCTTTACAATTGACCCAGACGTACTTGGTCAAGCAGGACAAGGATTACCTCCATTCGCAAGTTCTTTAGTTGACATCTTTAGAATTGAAGGTGCAAAAGATGCGATGGAAGACACTTCTATTCTTGATAACGTCAAGATTGTTCATTCGCAAGTTCCTATTGATGAAAAAGGAAGACCTACTATGGAACTTCCAGTCGTTCAAGAGTATCACAATGCTCTTAAGCGTAATCTTCCAAAAGGATCTGTTGCGATAACAAATCCTTTTGTGACAAAAGCTGTTAACTTAAGCGGAACTGGTAAAGATGTAACATTTAGTCTTCTTGATAAAGCGACAGACCAACTGTTTAAAGGCGTTGGTGTGTCTCAGCAATTGTTCGCAAATGACAATGCAAGTTCAAACGCATTAGAGCGATCACTGCAGGTCGATACGCAATGGATGTATGCTTATACATTACCAATGTTCGCAAGTTACTACAATTATGAGTTGAAGAAAGTTGGTAAAAAGAACGGTGTTCAATGGAAGACAAAATTCTTACCAGTTTCCCACTTTGATAGACAAGATGCTATCGCTACAGCGCAGGCACAATTATCATTTGGTGGATCTCGACTTGAATATCTTGCATACACAGGAATGACTCCACTCGAAGTAGCTAATATGCTCATATTCGAACAAAGAGTACTGACAATTGATGACTATATGATTGTTAAGGCAACTTCTCATACGACAGCAGGAGGAACAGGTGACAACGGAACAAGTCCGACACCTAAAAATCCAAACGGAGCAGGTGCGCCACAATCACAAAATCCTTCTGATACTACTGTGAGAATTAATAATCAACAGTAATTTGAAGGGAGGTGAATCTGTTGGATAAATACAATATCCCAATAGAATTTGAACAGGTCATGAATGTAATGGATGACCGATTTATTAGAGTGAAAATCTATATTGCCCATACAGGAGAGAATAGAAATCGCTCTATATTTTCTAAAGAAATATTGCAGAGCATGATTCCTTCATTGGCTAATGTTCCTATTCTTGGTTATCTTGCTGTAGATGAAAACGGTAGCCAAGATTTCAAAGGTCATGAAGAGAAGCTTGTTGTTGAAAACAAAGAGTTCAAGTTTAAATACTTGGGCAGAGCATGGGGATTAATCCCAGAACAAAACAATGCTCATTTCGAATTTCGCTACGGTGAAGATGGGGTTGAACGTGAATACCTTGTCACAGAAGGGGTTTTATGGCGTAAGTTCCCAGAGGTTGAAGAGATCTTTGATAGAGACGGTGGCTTTAAGTCGCAGTCTATGGAATTATTCCCTCCTAGTGTTGACGGGTATGTCAATAATGAAGGGCTTTTCGTATTTACGAAAGCAAAGTTTGAAGGCGCTACGATCTTAGGCGAAGGCGTTACCCCTGCAATGGTTAGTTCTACAATTGAAAAATTCTCAGTAGCTAATGACATAAAAGCCGACTTAAGCGAGATGTTAACTGAGTTTAATGCTCGTTTCGCACAAACACAACAGAAAGGAGACGATATAGTGGAAAACGAAAACTTAGAACCTACTAATCAAGAACCAACTCCAGTTGAGCCAGTGGTTGAACCTGTAGTTGAGCCAGAAGTAACAGAACCTGTAACAGATCCTGTTGCTGTTGAACCAACTCCAGAACCAGAAGTTGAACCTCAACCAGAGACTGAGCCACAAGAGCCAGTACAAGAACCTGATCCAGAGGTGACTCCAGAACCAGAAGTTACTGAACCTCAACCAGAGCCAACTCCAGAGAAGTTTACTCTTAAGTTTGAATTATCGCACGAAGATATTCGTAGCAAGATTTATCGAATGCTAGACGATCACATTGCTAAATCTGGTGCTGATAGTGGCGTAGAAGATCCAAACTATCCAGATTGGTATTACATCGTATCTGTATTTGATAACTATCTAATTGCTGAAGATGACGAAGGCGATCATTTCTTCAAAGTCCAGTATTCAGTAGATGCTAATGACAACGTGGTACTTGGACAAGTAGAAGAAGTATTCCCAATGTTCGTTAACCAAGCTGAAAAATCTGCTATCGATATGCATCGTAGTAATTTCACAGCTTTAGAACAAGAGGTTGTTACTTTACGAGAATTCAAGGCAGGCATTGAACTTGCTGAGAAGGAAGAGAAGTTAACTTCTTATTCAACAGTGTTATCAGATGAAGAGATGACTTCTATTAAAGAAAATATCTCTAAATTCTCTCTAGTTGAACTTGAGAAAGAAATTGGATTCATGCTTCTTAAGAAAAACCATTTCTCTGCTAATGATCAAGCAGAACGTCAACATTCTCGTGTTGGCGCAGTTCCACAGGAAACACCATTCCAATACGGAACTTTATCAAAATATTTTACAAAAAATTAAATTAACCGAAAGGGTGTATATTTACCTATGGGAAAATATGTTCGTTTAGACAAAATTAAATCAACTGCCCACATTGAGTCTGTAGTTGCTTCTACTGACCTTGTGAATGGTCAATTCCTTGCTCTTGGAGCATTACAAGCTGATGGCGAGGCTCGTTTAGCTACTCCATCTGGAGATGTTACGAAACAATTAGTATTCCATGCTTCTGTACCTTTAACTTACTTAGAGCGTACTAACGAACTTGACTTCGTATTAAAAGCAGGAAAAGTAGGACGTGGATACGTTCTTGAAGCAGGGGATGTTATCTCTATTGATGACACTACTTTAGCTGTTGGCGATGCAGTTGTTCCATCTCCTACTGGCTTCGTTAAAGGAACGCCTGCAGGTCTTCACGGTGAAGTAATTGCTATTGAACAAGACTATATCGTTGGTCGCCTAGCAGTTATCCGTGTTAGCGCTTAATTAACATTTAAAAAACAAATCTAAAACAAAAGTATTGCATGGCAAAATTGTCATGCAATAACTTAATCATGGAAGGTGAATATTTGTGAAAGCAAAAATGACTGATTTAGCACGTCTTGGTTTAGATGTGTATAACAACAAAAACTTAATGTTCAATGAAGTATCTGGAGAAGATGCTTTACGTAATGCAATTAACGATGCTTGTGGTGGAGAGTTTAACTTCAAATCTTTCCGTGAAAACAAATATCGTGTATTCTCAATTATCGAAGAAGTAATCGATGTTACTCTTGGAGTAGTTATTACTAATCAATTCGATTCTTTAGCTGATGTTAAAAACGTAGCTGTTGGTGAAAAACCAGTATTCCGTGTAGACGACCCATCATTATTCCGTATTGCTCGTATTGCAGGTGGAACAAACGACCTACGTAGACAAAAAATCTTAAACCGTAGATTCGAAGTTGACACTGATTACTTCGGTGCAAAATTGTACGCAGAATTAGAAATGTTTATTGCAGGTTTAGTAGATTGGAGTAACATGGTTAACCGTGTAGCTTTATCATTCGCTAACGATCTTGGAGTTCGTATCTACGAAGCTATCGCTAACTCTTACAGTGCATTAAATGCTGTATACGGTGTAACTGGAACATACGATGAAGATAAATTATTCGATATGATCCAACACGTTGAGGCTCGTGCAGGTGGTAAAAAAGCTGTAGTTATGGGTACTAAAAAGGCTCTTCGTAAAATCTCTAAGAACCTTATCATGAGCCAAGACATGAAAAATGAGTTAAACAAAGTTGGTTACATCGGTACAGTTGGTGGAACAGACTTAATGTTACTTCCTCAAGCACATAAAGTTGGTTCTGATCAATTCTTCGTTGACGACAACATGTTACTAGTAATCCCTCAAAATGAGAAAGTAGTAAAAGTTGTAGTTGAAGGTGAAGCACAAATGCTAGAAAGCACTCAAGCAGGAGAGCGTAACGATAACCAAATGGAATACACTTTACAAAAGAAATTGGGCGTAGGTGTAATGCAATCTGCAATCTACGGAATCTACAAAATCCAATAATCTTTTTAAAGCAAAAGTATTGCAATAGGATTCCTATTGTGATATGATTGAATGGTAGATAGGAGACACGAGAAATCGCTCTGTTTCTTATCTACCGTATAAATTTATTAGAACAAAAGTATTGCAAATAAATGTGGGAGAGTGCGATGTATTATGGAAAACCAACGATCTAACAATCGTAGTCCGAAAGGAAACTTTCAGCCGAAAAACACAAATCAGAAGTCTAGCACTACTAGTGCAAATAGACCTAAAAAAAGACATGTTTCTGGAAAGCCAGAAATGCAAGTAGAAACAAAAACACAGCGTAGACGTAGAGTAACAGTTGATAGAAATGTAGAAGTAGTAGTTGTAAGCAACACTATTGGACAATTCTTCTATTCTAACCCTCGTATGTCTCAAGTTATTGATTTACAACATATTGGTGACGAAGAGTATATTACAGTTGGCGATCTTCGTACAATGATTAACTCTAATCGTAAAATCCTTGAAGGATTCCAGTTGCTAATCACAGAGGTTATGGATGAACAATATACAGTTGAAGATGTTCTTGTATTCCTTGGGCTTGATAAAAAGTATGATGAGTTCTTCTCATTGACTAATAGAACGGCTTCAAATGGAACTGCATCTGCAATGGATATTAAGGAATTCTTAACTAGTACTCCAGTTAAACAATTTGAAAAAATTATGGAGTCGATTGATTCTAAGTTACGTGAAAAGATTATTGAGTCTGCCGTAACGCTATTCAAACTACAAGAGTTTGGCGACTATAACAAAATGCGAATTATCGAAAGTTATGTTCATGAAGAACTGTTCGATGATGCAGAAACTACAGAAGTGGATGAAGAAATCTACATTTAATAGGGGGTGTTGCTAATGGCGACTCCTTTTGAATTAATCTACAAAAAATTCCTCGGTCAGATAGATGACTATGAATTGGCGATTCCAGACGAATCAGAATTAAACGAAATTCTATTTGCGTTTCTGGATGAAGCGAGAAGCCTCTACTTCCCTCAGTGCAAAAAGAATCTCGATGCCATTACAGAGAGTAATGGTGTCGGAGAATTTGCTGATGATTTAAATTCACAGGAACAATTTATACTGGCTCTTTGTATGAAGAAGGCTTGGCTTTCTCCTAAATTACATAGTGCTGACTTGATGCGAAAAGAAATTGGTGACCGTGATTACAAAGCTGTTCAAGGTACGAACTACCTTAAAGAACTTTCAAAACTTGACGATAAAATTGAAGATGAGATTCGTAGATACTCTGTTGAGTACACATATAAGGGATTCTCTTTAGAGGGTTGGTAATATGGGATACGCAGACAGATTTAAGTCACGAATGGAAGTCAACGGTCTTAGTCAATTTGACAGAGCAATGAATACGAAGAAACGGTCATTTAATAAGTATTTTAAGGGCGCTCTAAATAAGGAACTGGTTGTTATTGACGGAGTGGAGCAGTACGCTACATTCCAAGACCAGAACCAGAACAACAATAAGGATTTATCAGATGATAAGTATATTATTGTTGAATCAAAAAGCGGTATGGCAACTGGATCTCAAGTCTTATGGAGAGGGCATTACTGGCTTGTATTTAGTGAAGAACACAAGACAGTTCCGACTCATAAGCAAGGAAAGATTAGGGCAACCAATCATCAAATTAAATGGATGGTTGGAGACAAGATATGTGGCAACGGCAATGGTTATCCTGCTTATGTTCAGAATAACACGCTATACACTCTTGGTGTAGCTACAAGTGGTCAAAATGCATGGGTTGTTAATGCCAAGTATGGAATGTATATGAAAGACAGCGATGAGGCACGTCTAATCAAAATTGGTCAACGTGTATTTATCGGTGGAAATGTGTATCAAGTTATGTTCAAGGACTTCGTTGCTCGAAGAGGTTTAATAAGCTTCTTATTAGAAGAGGAGTTTTTCAATCCTAATAAAGACAATGCTGAACTTGGAATTGCAGACTACTATGATGCTATTCATAAAGAAGAGCCTCCTATTATTAGTCCTCCAGATACGAAGGAAGTTGTTATTAAAGGCTCTGAAACTGCTAAAATCGGCTCTCTTGTAACATATGAGGCTCATTTTTTACAGAATGGAACAGAACAGCAAGCCAATATTACGGAATGGACGATTTCAGATACTGAGAGAGTAGCTACTATAGTAGAACAATCTCCAACGTCTGTAAAAATCCGATACGAGAGCAATTTCCAAAAGGTAGGCTCAATTATATCGATTATCGGCAAAAATTCCGATGGCACATTCGGTTCTAAAACAGTAAAAATTATAAGTCCATATTAATGAGAGAGGGTGATAGAGTTGACGAGTAAAATGGCAACCAAGAAAATCGGCAAATCGATGATGGAGAGAATTCCAGAGTATAAGATGACCATAATGAATAGAATCATTGAGTCAGACAAGCTATCGAAACTATTATTCTACAATACAGCAGATGCGCTGTTTAAAGATAATTTAACAGATGAGCAGAAACAGGATTTGATTTACACACACGTATTCCCGTTTCGATTTGTTCCAGATCCAATTGAACAGCAAGAAACGTTTCTTGCGATTGGTACAAATTCATTCCGAAGACATCAAGAAGGATTCACTGTATTTGATGACTATCAATCTGGTGAAGTTATATTCTACTTCTTTACACATAAGGATCTCATGAGAACAACTCATGGTGTACGCCAAGACTTAATGCTTGGTGAATTAGAACGTATTTTTGATGGTGTTACTGGACTTGGGATGGGAGAATTGAAACTTCGAAATGCATCGGAGTTATGGATTCACAATAATAAGTTTGGTGGCTATTCTGTAGCATTCACCATTACGGACTTTAAGTAGTCTGGGTGATTGCTATGGATAAATTAAAACTGCTGATGGGGAGACCTATCTTATTTAACGCAGAACACAAATTGTTTGTTCGTCAACCTATGGTCAGCGAAGTAGTTGATATGGGCGAGGACGTATTTAATGAATTAATCATGCCATTCACCTTGACCAGTGAAGCTGTGTTCAATGGTCAAGACAATGTAGAAGAACTGGCTAGTAAATATGATATTTACGACCTGTTTTTCGAAAGAATAGAAGAGGATGTCTTTGTCCTTGATAATGTTTTCGGTGGAAAGTCTGCTTTGGGCATTCTGAAAGATAGCTTGAGTTACTTCCTGCAAGCAGATGAAATCCAATTCCTTATGAATCGTAGAAAGATTGCTGTCGATCAATTCGTAATGGATAAAGAAGAATTTATGAAGCTTCGTTTATTAATCCAAGGTGTATCTGGAAAGAGTGATGTCACTTTTGAAAAGATACCTAAGAATATGACGGAGCGACAGAAGGATATCTGGGCTAAGTTGCAAGCAGGTAGAAGACGTACAGCAGAAAGAGAAGCATTGTATCTACAAGATATGATTAACTTCACATCTTTTGGTGGTTCAACATATATTCCACTCAATCAGATTGATAGTATGACATATTATCAATTGTCCAATGCCTATAAGAGTGTTATGAGCATAGATGCTCATAAAATCGGTATGGGCTACAAACTTAGTTACAAATTTGATGTCAAAGACGAGATTAAACACTGGTCTGAGGCGTTAAAGGTTGGTAAGTAAAGGGAATGCCACCTTTTACTTATCCTTTATAAAACAAAAGTATTGCAATTTAATTGCAAAATTAAAAATCAAGAGGTGTTGTTACTATGGCATTATACGGTATTAAAGACTGCGCTAACCTAACTCTTTTCGACAAAGCTACAGGTGAGCCTGCTATTTTCTCAGACTACGCAAACGTTTCTACTAACGAGTGGAAATCAAGCCGTGTTTACGCAAATTCAAAAGGTACACGTTCTATCGCATGGGATCACAACCGTGAGGGTACTCTTACAGTTGAAATGGAAGTATTCGACCTTAAATGGTTAGCATTACTTGCAGGTTCTGAAATCAAAGAAGGCGAAGCTAACATTGCTAAACGTGAAGTTGTTCACATTGGTGCTACTAAAAAAGCTACTCTTACAGGTACTCCAGTAGCAGGATCTGTACAAATCGTTAAGGTTGGTGCT